GTGAGGGTGAGGGGAAGGGCGAGGGGAAGGGTGAGGGTGAGGGTGAGGGTGAGGGGAAGGGCGAGGGGAAGGGTGAGGGGAAGGGGAAGGGCGAGAAGGGCAACGCTGGCGAGGGCCGGAACGAGGACAGCACGGACGGCGAGAGCGCCAACGGCGCGGGCGGCGGCGCGGGTAACTCCAAGGTGACTGCCAAGGAGGTCCTCGACCAGCACGCCCAAGGTGCGAACGGGAGCATGGACTCCAACACCGCGCTGGAAGCGGGCCTCAAGGCAGAGCTCGCCAAGGAGCCCGTGACCAACGAAACGGCCCCGTGGCGTCCCTACAGCACCTCGGCGGACGTGATCGTCCGGGTGCAGGCGAAGTCGTCCAACGCGGCGCGGTTCACCAAGCTGGCGGAAAGCGTCCGCGCGTCCACCGTGTACCTCCGCACCCGGCTCTCGGTGATCTTCCGTGCGCTGGAAGAAGCGGGCGTCGAGCACGGGGTCCGCAAGGGTCCGTCCCTCTCGGGTCGGATGCTGGTCAACTCTCACTGCGAGATGAAGGGCGGGTCCATGCCGACGCGCGCCTACCTCGACCGCACCCCGGCGGTTGACATGAGCTTCGCGGCTGCGGTGGTGATCGACGAGTCGAGCTCGATGCACGACAAGCTCCGCGAGACCGCGCAGGTGGCCTACACCCTCATGGACGCCCTCGACTCCATCGGGGCCAAGAGCATGGCAGTGGGCTTCCGCAATGGGGGGCACCCCAACCCCTACATCACGGCGAGCGAGGTCGAGGGGTGCCACCGCACCCACGGGATGGTGTACGACCTGTTCAAGGATTGGTCGGAGACCTTCAAGTCCGCTGCCCCGCGTCTCGGTGAGATCCGCGCGCAGGGCGGTACCCCCCTCTCGGACGGGGTCGAGTTCGCCCTCCGTGAGCTCTCGGCCCGCGCCGAAGGTCACCGGGTGATCTTCGTCCTCACGGACGGACTGCCCGACTACGGGCACCACAAGGTGCTCCGCTCGCAACTCCAGCGGGCGGCGGAAGCGGGCATCCTCGTGGTCGGCGTCGGGCTCGGGTACGGGAGCGAGTACGTCCAGCACAGCTTCCCGGAGTCGGTGTACGCGCCCAAAATCACCGCGCTCCCCAAGCTCCTCGTGGCCAAGCTGGAGACCCTCGTCAAGACGAGCCACGGGCTCGCCAAGCGGGGGAAGGCAGTCCGGGCGGCGTGAGCCCCGTGCCCCTCTGGGAAGCGCCCCAGAGGGGCCTCCACGGGCCGGGGGCGCAATCGGTCGTTTCCCGGTTACACCACCACCCCCCGCTCCGTGGTGCTGGCATGACGACGATGACCACCACCCCCGCCGCCTCCACCGTGTCCACCGTCGCGGACGCCCTCAACGCCCTCGTCCGGGTCATGGACCCGGCCCGTGCCCAGCGCGCGGCCTCCGTCGAGGTGGAGAGCGTGAAGCTCTCCCTCAACGGCGCGACCCTCACGGGCGTCACCGCCCGCACGGGCGAGGGCGGGAAGTACGCCACCCGGATCACCCTCGCCCCCCGCCGCTCGGTGGCCTGTTCGTGCCCCGACGCGACCCAGCGCAAGGTCGCGTGCAAGCACGTCTCGGCGCTGGCCGCGCGCCTCGCGGGGATGGTCTGACCGTGGACGTGACGGGAACGGTCACCCTCACGGAGATCGCCCTCATGGCCCTCTGGTCCCTCGCGGGCCTCGGGCTCATGGGCGTGGTCAACCACGTCGCCAACCGGGCTCCCCGGGCTCCCAAGCCGCCCGCCCCACCTGCCCCCGTCAACCGCAAGCGGGAGGCACCCAAGCCCCCCACGGGGGAGGGGACCACCCCGGTCAACCGCAAGCGGTGACCGGGGGGAGGGGGGCACAAGAAATCCACCCCCCGCCCCGCGTGACCACCCGGTCGATTCCCGGTTACACCCACCCCCACCCCTCCGTGGTACGGGCATGAACGCCACCACCGCCACCGCCGCCGTCGAGACCGCCCTCCGCGAGGAGATCCGCGACCGCGAGTTCGCCCTCGCGGACAAGGAGCGGGAGCTCGCCCGCATCAAGACCGCCCTCCTCGCCGCCCTCGCTCGGCTCGACAAGGGGATGGAGGAGGCTCCCGCCCGTGCGGTGGCCATCGCCACCAACCCGGCCCTCGCCGGGGACGTGGAGGCGGGCATCCGCACGGGGCTCCTCAAGGGCCTCGCGATGGACGTGCGCGGGATCGTGTCCTGACCAGTGACGATTCCCGGTTACACCCACCCCCACCCCTCCGTGGTGACAGCATGACCCCCAAGTCCAAGATCGAGTACGCCCGCGCAGTCGCCACCGCCGCCCTCGCCCACCACGCGACGGCAAAGACCACGGTTGCCCAGACCGTGGCGGACGCCGTCACCTACGGGCGCGCCGAGGCGGGGCGCGAGGCCCTCGCCTACGAGCTTGGCATCCGCGCTTACCAGACCGAGTGTCTGGAGCGGGAGCTCCAGCGGGTGCTCGACATCCTCACGGCCAAGTGAGGGAGTGAGGGACGGGGGTGACCCCCACCCGTCCCACTCGGGGTGGGGCAAGAAATCGGTTTTTCCCAGTGATCTCGTTGACTTGGGGGCAGGGGTGTGACGGGGCCACCCGCCTAAAACCGTATAGTAAACTGAACGGGTGTCCACTACTGGTCAAAATAGCTGTGTTGAGCCCGCATTGAAAATGGCACCCCTCAAAGGGAAAGACGTTTGGGAAGGCCATTCCCAGACGGTGAGGCAGGGCGCTCCGCGCCGCGCCAGACCGAGAGACGGATGACGGACGGGGGAGGCGGACGGGGGAGACGGACGGGAGAGACGGATGACGGACGGGTTCCCCCGCGCGACCCCCCTTCGGTGGGACAAGGGGTGTTCTCCCACGGACCCCCCCTTCGGTGGGACAAGCCCCCTCTCTGGGGGCGTAACGTGCCTCATGGGCTACCGGGTTCTGACGGGCGATTGCCGAGAGACGCTCAAGACTCTGGGGGACGGGACCGTCCAGTGCGTGGTGACCTCGCCCCCGTACTGGGGCTTGAGGGATTTGACCTGTTGGGTGAGTTCTCCAAGTAGGGTTCCCCCGGAACGACCCCCTTCGGTGAGACAAGGGGCCTTTTCCTGTTACGGGGTGGGGGGTGTCTCCGTGGTGGGGTCATGGAAGCGACGTGCGGCGTCAAGTACAGGCTCACGAACGGCACTCTCGACCTCGTGCGGGTGGTGAGCCCCACGGGTCGTGGGGTCACCGTCCGTGGTGGTGGCATCCCTGCCACGGTCGCCCGGAAGGTGCTGGGGTCGGGTGCGAAGCTCTTCGACACCCGGGTGGACCTGTGCGGCACCCGTGTGTACGAGCTCGATTGGTACGAGGGCACCATGTCTCTCACCTACGGGGAGATGCGGGCGGTGTTGGTGGCGGCGGGGTGTTGGTGATGGTAGTGGTCCGTGGGGGTTCCTACCGCTACCGCTACGGGGTGATGGTTCGGGCGGCGAAGGTTTGCAAGGAGCCTCCCGAGTCGCTCGACCGGGAGCCCGGGTTCCGCACCCGCCTACCTGTGAGGCAACCGAGATGACCAAGAACGGCAACGAGTCACCGATCTTGGGCGTTCGCGGCGGCAACTGGGACAACGACCGTGGGTTCTATGTGCGGGTGTCGTTGGAGGAGATTCAGTTTGGCTCCCAGCTTCGGGGCACGGACACGGGTTTCCGCACCTCCCTCTCTGCGAGGCAACCGAGATGAACACCCCGTACTTCCGCATCCGAGGGGGATGCTTGATCACCCGCGATCCGTGGTGGGTTCGCCCTGCGCTCGACACCCCACAGAAGGCTGACGTGAACATCAACAGTCTCGGGTTCCGCACCCATCTCCCTGCAAGGATGCCCCGCGTATGAGCGCCACCAAACTTCGAGAAGAATCCCACCTTGTTCTTCATGGGGGTTCTTGGAACCGCACGGGTACCCGCACCTTGCGTGCCGACTTCCAAGGTGGGGAGCGACCCGCGCATTTCGACGACTGTCTGGGGTTCCGCACGATGCTGCCGGGGCGTAAGGCACGGACATGAAGCTCATCGTCTTGGAAGGCTGCGACGGCACGGGCACGAGCACCAACGCGAAGAAGTTGGGGGAGGCCCTCCAGCGCGAGGGCTACAAGACCCTCGTCTACCACCACCCCCCGCACCGTCCGGGTGGGGGTGACTGGGAGCGGTCCCTGCACTACGCGAGGGAGAGGGCCGAGATGGCCACCCGCACGGCGGACGACACGGTGGTGGTGGCGGACCGCTGGGTGTCCAGCACGGATGCGATTGCCATGACCCTCGACGGCGAGGTTCGTGGGAGGCTGCTGGGTCTCACTGCACTGGAGAGGCAGTCTCTCCCGACCCCCACGCTCATCGTCCTGCTCGACGCCCCCGACGCGGTGCTGGACGAGAGGCTCACGGCCCGTGGCGAGTCTCCCCCTCCGCAACGAGGTGAGCTTCGTCGGGTGTACCGGGAGAGCATCACCATGACGTGCGACGTGACGGTGAACACGGCGGGAGATAGCGGTCGGGTGTCTGACCGTCTGTTGTCCTTGGCCAAGGCTGCACTGGAGGACTGACATGAGCAAGGGTCTACCGAGGGTCTGGAAGGCGACGGTCACCTACGAGGTGTACGTTCTCTCACACCGCGCCGACGAAGCAGCGGACTGCGCCAAGCTGAACCGGGACTGCTACGCGGACATCGAGCACACGGGGGTGTCCAGCGCCGTGGTGGTGACGGACATCGGGTCCGTGGAAGACCCGACGAGTCTCCCGTGGGTGGCGATGGACGTGAAGAACCCCGACCACAGGGAAGACATCACCGTGCGCGAGTGGCTGGAGCGCATCAAGGGAGAAGAGAAGTGAGCGAACCGAAGCTGTACCGGGTGAGAATCGAAGCCGACGTGTACGTCGTCGCGGCCAGCGAGCACGACGCCGAGGAGTACGCCCTGCGGGAGAGTGACGTGGTGGACGACGCGATGGAGCACGCCGAAGCCACGGCTTCCGTCGTCACGGCGAAGAGTCTGAGCGGCGCGGAGGAGAACTGCCTCCCGTGGGTGGACGACGACTTGGAAGACGGCGAGGTTGACCGGGACCGCACGGTGAAGGCGTGGGCGGAACTGAACGACGCCGCCACGGCCCAAGCCAAGCGCGAGCGTGAGTTCAACGCCAAGCAACTGAACATCCCGGGGACGTGATGCGAACCTACCACATTCGCATGATGGACGACTACGGGTGGACCTTGGGGAAGGTATCCCCCGACGCGCCCAACAACAGCGCCGTTCTCACCGTCGAGCGCGACGGCACCCGCTGGATCAGCCAAGTCAACGTGGACCGCCTGTCCATCGCAGACCTTTCCTCCCTCGCGGAGTTCTGCGCGCACGCGAAGCTCGACACTGGGCGCGGGACGTGACCGTGGCCGTGACCGTAGAAGACCTCCGAACGCTGATCGGGGACGTGCTGTTCCAACGGGGTTATGGTTCGTGGTCCTTCGACCCGTACACGCGGGATCACGAACCCGGTTGGCACTACGTCCAAGTGGACGCCCGTTCCTACGACGTTCGTAGGCTGACGGTCAACGAGCGGGGTCGTACGGAAGCCGAAGCCTTGCGGGGTGTACTGGACTCCCTTGGAGTACCGTGAACCTAGATCAAGCCCGAGCTCTGACCGCACGGTTCCCCGCCTATTCCCCGCCCCCCGTAGCGGGCTCCCGGTAGCGGTGGTTTCTGCCGCTTCCCACCGCGCACCGTCCCCTGAAGCCGAGCGGCGACAGGGGGGTGGGCTGGGAGCCCGCCGCCGACAAGGCTGACCTCCGGGCGTTGATGGATCGGATGTTCCCGCCCCGCTAGTATCCCTGTTGACGCCCGTACTCGACGAGTGAGCCCACACCCGGAGCTAAACGATGCCCCACGATCCCTTCCAAACCCCCGATCTCAACGACGTTCACCGCCGCATCCTCGACGCGGTGGGGTTCAAGGTACCGGCGTCGGCCAACCTCGACGATGCCCGCGATGCGCTGGAGGACCACTACCTCGCGATGAAGCGGGGGCCGGAACGGGACCGTTTTGAGACGGCCTTCACGCTGATGATATACGGAGACGTGGTGGACGGAAAACCCGAGAGTCAAACCCAATCGAAGATCCGAGCACTGGAGCAGTCGGGGAAGACGGCTCACTCACGGAGACAAGAGATGAAGAAGAAGTCCAGCGAGCGCGGTGCCGGGTCTGACGGCAACTACATGACCAAGCAGAACTTGTGGCTGCTGCACCGGATGACGGAGCTCCTGTACAAGGGCATCCCGGACGGTGTGCTCCTGCCTGATTGGGCTGAGTCCAAGATCAACAGCGCCGCCGACCACATCAAAGCCGTGGCGGGCTGGGCGATGCACGAGTCCCACGGGGATGACCTCCACCCCGCCCCGGAGGAGAACCCGATCCACCTCGGTGACCGGCACCTCCGTGCGGGCCTCATCCGTCTGGCTCACGCCAACCCAGAACTTCGTCCGCACCTCCTCCCCCTTCTCACCAAGGTGGCAGCGGAGGAGGTGAACGTCCCCGGCAAGCACATCCTCGACAATGCCACGGTGTATGGCGAGGCCGAGGTGTCAGGCGGTGCCAAGGTGTATGACGACGCCAAGGTGCGGGGCGGTGCCAAGGTGTCTGGCACTGCCGAGGTGAAGAACAACGCCGAGGTGTTGGGTAATGCCAAGGTGTCAGGCACCGCCCATGTGTATGGCAACGCCAAGGTGTTTCACAAATCAAAGGTGTATGGCGGTGGCCGTGTGTTTGGCTATGCCAAGGTGGGAGACTTGGCCGAGGTGTATGGCGAGGCCGAGGTGTATGGCACCGCCGAGGTGTATGGCACCGCCAAGGTGTATGAGGATGCCAAGGTGTATGGCACCGCCGAGGTGTATGATGGTGCCGAGGTGTATGGCACCGCCGATGTGTTTGGCGCTGCCAAGGTGTATGGCACCGCCAAGGTGTATGGCACCGCACAGGTGTATGGCGAGGCCGAAATCAGTGGGACCGCAATCATCACGGGCGGTGAGTGGGACGGGTCGGAAGGCCCGATCACCAAAGGTAAGTGGAAGTCTCCCGGCGTTCCCGCCTGACCCACCGTTTCCCCGCCTATACGCCTTCTCTTGGTTAGGAAGGGTTCCCACACACCATGTCCAGTAATCTCCGTGCGGGCCTCATCCGTCTGGCTCACGCCAATCCAGAACTTCGTCCGCACCTCCTCCCGCTGCTCAAGGAAGCTGCGAAGGCTCCGGTCAAAATGGAGGCCCGCCTCATCCAGATCAATGACCGTGTGAAGGACTTTGATGGGTCTTTCCGTGTGGTCAAGACCGTCGAGGTCACCAAAGACTTGGTGAAGGTGACTTTCAAGGACGGTGGACGGATCAACGCTGACCCCAACGACATGGTGACCGTTCAGCGATGAGCGATCAAGCTCACCGTTCCAAGGTCATCGCCCGACGCTTCACTGGAGGGTGAGCTCCTCGCCCCGCCAAATGGGCAACAGCCCGCACTTGGCACAGGCAGGGAGCTTCCCGCTCGCACGCATCGCACGGCGCAGTACCGCCCCGCCCGTGTCCGTCCCCTCGGGATGGAGACACAGCACCTCGGACAACGGCTTGGCAGGACGCCCACGCTTACGGGAGGTCAAAGGGACCCCCCCTCCTTCCAACCCATCGGCAGAACCTCCACCACCTTGCCGTACACGGTGGTGGTCCAACCGTTGTCATGCCCGTGGTTGTTCCCGATGAGAACACCCCGGTCCGCGTTCACCGCCTTCACCAAGTGCGTGTACACATTCCCACGCACCCGGCAGTAGGCGATGTCCCCCACGACGAGGTCTTCCCATCGACACGGGGCGATCCGAACAGGCTGGCGGGATTGAATGAGAGGGAGCATGGAGTTACCGGGCTCACGCGAGACCACGGTCTCCCCACGCTGCAAGGCTTCGATCTTGTAGTTGGGTACTGACATGAAGGACGTTACGCCCGGTCAAACCACCTCCCGAACCACCACGCCCCAGAACGGCGGAAACCCCGCGTCCATCATCGACTCGATACGGGCGTGCATCGCCCGGATCGCACCTTCCGGCACGCCGTGGGTGTTGCGCGCCGCTGCGACGGCGGGGTCGCACGTCACCCGGACGATGGTGACGGCGTAGCCGTAGGCGAGGGCCAGCGAGACGTAGGGGGCCATCTCCAAGCTGGTCGTGTTGGTGTTGTCCACGACGACGTGGGCCTCGCCCCGTTGAAGGGCCTCCGTGTACCTGCGAAGGCACTGGCCGTGGGCCGCGCCGAGCTTGGTCGGGTCGAAGGCGTAGGTGCCCCCGCCCAACTCCACGAAGTAGTGGTCGGCGGACACCACCACCGCGCCCGTGAGGGACGCCGTGTGGTGAGATTTGCCGCTGCCCGGGACGCCCACGAGGATGGTGACGGTGGTGGTCATGCTCTCCCCACGGAGACGGTGGGTGTGGTGTAACAGGAAATCGTTGGTGGTCATGCTCTGTAGACGCGGGCGGGGCGGGGATGCTGACAGCGATTTCTTGTCCGCCCACGGCGGGGGGTGAGTGGCCCCCCGGCACCTCACAGGGAGGCCAGCTTGGCCTCGACCTCGTCGAAGTGGGCCGCAGCCTTGGGACGCCAAGCCGTGAGGAACCGCTTGGCCGACTCCAAGGTGACCCTAAGCGCCCGGGCGCACTCTTCCCAAGTGTCGATGGGGCTCACCCCCGTCGCTTTGGCCAATCCCTCTCGGAACGTGCCCGTCTCCCAGCCGTCCACCCCCGCGATGGTACGGACCCCCGTGGCGAGCACCAGACGGAACGTGGTGTTGCTCCACTTCCCGTTCTTTTCAAACGAGGTGCCGCGCACCACCACGGTGCCGGGGATGTCCGTCCCCTTGAAAGGGAGAACCTCACCCGCCGTGATGACGAGGAGCCACTGCCCGCGCCCACGGGGGCGCATTCCGTCGTTCCATTCGATGTTCGTCATGCCAGCACCACGGAGGCGGGGTCGGGGCTGTAACCGAGAATCGTCACCGGGTTTGTCTTACCGGGAGGGCGCACCGAAAACCGAGGCCGTAGCTACGGTCCGCAGGCCCGTACGCGTAGCGAGACGCGGCGCGCACCCACGACGGTACGCTGTCGTTCCAACCGCCGCCGCGGTAGACGCGGAGACGGGTGTCCGTGGGCTTGGTGGTGGGGTTCACGTTCGGGGTTCCCTTCCCCGCAACGCGCACCGAAACCCCAAGGCGCTGCCACGGTAAGCAGGCACGAGCGCGTTGCGAGACGCGGCGCGCACCCACGACGGTCCGCTGAAGTTCCAACAGCCGCCGCGAAAGACGGTGTCGGCGGGCTTGGTAGGGGGCTTCATACTCGGGGTTCCCTTACTGACAGGTGGGTGCGAAAACTCATGTTGGTTTCGCGCCACTCGGGCTCGTACGAGCCCCGGTTGTCGGGCCGCATGAACGGGGCGTAGGAGAGTCCCCAACCGCCGCCCACCAGTACGCGGGGGAGGTTGGGGTCCGGGGGCTGTGCCCGTCTCACTAGTGGACGGTGCTGGTCCACTCCCAGACGTTGCCGCTCATGTCGAGCAGCCCGTAGGGGGAGGCACCCTTGGGGCGGGCGGGGGTGCCGTCCGGGTTGAAGCACGGCGCGGTGCGCTCCTTCTGGGAGTGAATGCTCGACCAGCAGAGCTCATCCTTGGGGGCGTCGTTGCCCCACGGAAACTTGCGCCCGTCGTTGCCGCGCGCGGCGCGCTCCCACTGTTCCTCCGTGGGGAGGCCCACCCCCGCCCACTTGGCGAACTCACGGGCGTCCCAGTAGGACACCTCGACCACCGGGTGGTCGCTCAGGTCCACCGTCGCGCCCGACTTGTCCGTGACGGTGGTGGGCTTGAGCTCCTTGCCCATGTCCGTGGCGTACCAGTTCCACTGGCGCACGGTCGTGGGCGTGAGGGCCATGAAGCCCGCTTCGACGTTGACCGCCTTTCGGGACTGCGACTCGTCGTCGCCCATCGTGAACCCCACCGCTGCCTCGACGTAGCAGAGGGGCAGGGTGTTCCCATCGGGCAGCACATGGTTGACGACCCACGTCCCGCCGACCTCGCGGTTGGTGGGCCATTCCAGCACCACCTCGCCCGCTTCGATGCGGGGGCGCGGCACCACCCCGTAGACGGGGTGGTAGTGGAAGCTCCACACCTCCGTCGCCGTGAGCACCCGGAGGGCGGTGATTCCCTCCGGGAGGTTGAGGGTGGTCACCACCCCGACGACCTCGTCGGGGTGGTCGCTCTTGGGGAGGGGGTTGCTGGGCTCGTAGTCGAGCCAGCCCCCGCGCTCCCCCTCGCAAAAGCACACTTGGATCTTCATACCTCACTCCTTACGCCCCCAACGGAGACGGGGTCGGGGCTGTAACCGAGAATCGTCACGAAAAGATTCGACCCCAAGAAGTTTGATTCTTGGTTACGAACGGTGGACGCTCTCCGTGGTGTGGGCATGGCACCTCTGGGAGTTCGTTCCAAGTACGACATCGCTTCCACCTCTCGCGCGGAGGTGAAGGCCCGCGCCAAGGCGGGTCGGTCCCGCGCCCGTCAAGCCGCCCGCAAGGCGGTGAAGGCGGCGGTGGCCGAGGGTTGACCGTCCCGGGGCGGGGTGCTCCCCCGCCCCTTCCGCTGCCATCCAAGTTCTTGGTGTGGGGGTGGGGCTCCCACGGAGAACTTGGGTGCCCCACCCCTCGCGGGGCCGAGCCCTCACTCGGGCTCGATGGGCTCGTTCACGTCGTACTCGTTGTACGGGCGCAGGATCTCCGGGCGGTACCGGGCGAGCTTCTCGTCCCGGCACAGGTCACAGACCCGGCAGAGCTCGATGCCCCGCCCATCCGTGGCCCACCAACTGGGCTCCTTGGACGGGTACCCGCCCACGCAAGCGTGCTCGCGGGGGGTCACGCTCCCTCCTCCATGAAGGCGATGAGGGCTCGCACGGTCTCCTCGCGCCCGTTCCACGAGGACACGGTTCGGGGCCACATGGAGCAGTACTGCCCGTAGCACCCCTCCGCGCCGGGGACGGCGAGCGCCTGTCCGAGGGGCGAGCGGTAGTTGCGACGGCGGGACGTGTTGAGCGTCCCCACGGCCTCAACACCGCTGGGGGCGCGGAGGTGCGGCATCGCGCGCCGCACCACGCGCCATGCTGCCTCCAGCGCGGTCTCGATGCCCGCCCCGTTGAGACGGGCAATGCGGTAGGAGGCGCGGGCTGCTTCGGGGAGGTTGACTTCGGTGTTCATGCCCTCACCACGGAGACAGGGGTTCCCCCGTAACCAAGAATCGAAGTTCTTGGGCTCCCCGACGATTCCCGGTTACAGCCGAGGGGTCGGTTCCGTGGTGGGGGCATGACCGCGTTCACCTTCGCCGTCGAGCCCACCTGTCGTTTCGTGGGCGGGGCCGTCACCACCTTCTGGTCGGTGGTGGCGACTGCCCGTGACGGTCGGCGCTTCCGCCACGACCATGCGGTGTCCGTCAAGGCGCTGGTGGAGCGGGCTCCCGAGAGCATCCGGGCGCTGCGGGACCGCATCGCGGCGTCGGGCATCTCCCCGGTGGGCCGCGCCCATTGGGAGGAGGTCGCCCCCGTCGTCGGGTCCAAGGCTCACTTCGCCCGCAACCCCCGAGGGTGATCCCGGTTCTTGGTTACACCCCCACAAGTGCCTCCGTTGGTGAGGCGTAAGGAGACCCCATGAGGACAAAGTCCATCGAGCAGGCCACCAAGGCTGAACACACCGCCCCCGCCCCCGTTACCGTGCTGGAGTACCAGCCGGGGAACGGCACCCGGTACCTCCTGCACATCACCGACCTTCGGGCGCTTTCCGAAGCGCCCCCGCAGGTCACAGCGTACGCGGGTCACGGCGCGTACTACGTCGCCCTCTACACCCAAGGCCACGGAACCTGTATGACGGTCGCGGACACGGGCGGGTACCTCGCCCCATCCTACGTCGCCGCGAAGCTCAAGGTGAGCGAGGGCGATGCGGTGGTGCTCGCGGAGATCATCGCCCGGTACACGGGCCGCACGGCGGACGACGCCAGCGTGGACGTGGCGTCGTGAACCGCAAGCTCGTTCATAACGAGGGCGAGATCGTCGCCCTTGTGGTATCTGTCCTTGGGGAAAGGAACCCCGAGGCCCTCGAAGCCATGCTGGGGGTCGAGTTCGCCTACGCGGACGGTCGCTACCCCAGTGACCTCGAAGACGCCACCCCCTACGATGGGGACTGGTCGTGGCAGGACCAGCCCGTGGACTTCACCACCTACCGCCGCGGCGAGGAGCCCTACTTCCCCGCGACGTACCCCGCCTTGGCCCTGTACAGCTTCAACGATGACTTCGACCGGGGCGGGTCGGTGAAAACGCGGTTGCTCCTCTACGTCGAGCGCCATGAACTGGAGGGGGCGTCGTGAGCGGGCCTAGCTTCTTCCAGACCCTCATGGGGAGGGTGTACTACGAGGGCACCCTCCCGAGGCTCGTGCGGGCGCTGGAGCGCATCGCGGACGCCTTGGAGGCCCAGAACAGCACGCTCCCCTTGCGTGAGAGCGCCCCGCCCGTCGAGACTCCCGCCCCACGTCCCGGTGGTTGATTCTTGGTTACAACCCCAAACCGCCCTTCGTGGTGCAGTCATGACTCTTGAAGACATCGTCATCGCTGGCCGCGCCCACGACACCGCCCGCATCCTCGCGGGTGAGCGCCTCCCCTGCGCCGCGTGTGGCGAGGGGGACGTGGGGCTGACCCCCTGCACTGCGTGTGGTACCAACGCCGCCGACAGCGGCATGGTCCTGCACGAAGCATTGGGGCTCCCGCTCCCCGCACCCCTGTTTGAACCGTGGTGCGGGTTCATCAATGACTGAGTACGCCTACCGGGACGTGTCGCGCCTTGGGCCGTACCGGGAGGACCCCGTGCGGCACTACGGCTTGGCGGTGGACATCTCCCGGGGGTTCACCTGCCTCCACCTTGAGCGGTCGGACATCGAACAGGAAGCGTTGACGGCGCTCTGTGCCGCTGCCCGCACCTTCGACCCCGACCGGGGGTACGCCTTCAGCACTTGGGCGGGGCGGCTCATTCGCAACCACCTGTCGGGGGTGGTGCATTTCTACCGCCGGGTGGGGATGACGGGCACACGGAACCAGCGTGGGCTGAGTCGCGGGTTGCGGCGGCACCTTCGGGAAGGGGGCAGTTGCGAGGCAAGCACGGTGCGGATCTTCCTGCGGGAGAACCGCCACTGGGCGCACCCCACGGATTGGGACTGCTTCGTCGCGGCCTCCATGTACCTTCACCCCGAGTCCTCCCTTGACGAGACATGGGACCACCGTGAGGGGGTGGACTCCCCGGGTGCGAAGATCCCACGGCACGAGACGGTGGAAGACCCGAGGCTGTTGCAGGACATCGAAGACCAGATGCGCGCGGGCGATATCGAGCGGGCGGTGGGGAAGGCCCTTGGGAAGCTGCGCCCAAGGGAGCGGGAGATCGTGACGCGCCGGGTGCTACCTGATCTCGTCGGTGAGGGGGACACCGTCCCGACGCTCCAAGAAATGGCCGACGAGTGGGGGGTCACCCGTCAGCGCGTTCAACAAGTCGAGGCCGACGCGATGGGGAAGCTCCAACGGGCTCTGTCCCGGGCGTAACCCGGTTACAAGCCCCACGGTGTCTCCGTTGGGGTGATGGAGACTGCAATGGACATCCCCCGCCAGCCCAAGGAGACGCTCAAGCAACTGGTTCGCGATGTAATCGCGAACCAAGTGCTGTTTTCGTCGTCCGTTCCCGACAACCTCGTCCACATGGTGTTCCTGCCCTTGGCGATGGGCGGGTTGCGGTACCCCGTGGACGAGCCCGAGCTCCCCAAGGAGCCCGCGAAGCCCGTGCGGGGTTTCACCCGCCCGAAGCGCCCGGAGCCCGACGTGGGTGCGGCGCGCGAGGGTCTGAAGGCGGCGGTGGCGGAAGCCCGCGAGGCTCTCGCCCGTGCCGAGTTCCGTGCCCGCTGGGGCGAGGTGGAGGACAGTGAGGTAGAAGCTGCCCGTGAGGCTCTCTCCCGCGCCGAAGACGCCCTGCGGGATGCCGAGGGGTCAGCGAACCGTGCTGCGGACGCTGCCCATGAGGCGGCACTCACCGAGTACCGGGCGAACCTCTCAGGGCACCGTGCGAAGCTGGCCGAGTGGCGCGGGCGGATGAAGGTGTGGCGGGAGGCGTGCGACGCCCTCCAGACCAAGGTGAAGGAGTGGGAGGCGGGGCGGGACGCCCACTTCGACAAGCTGAAGTCCGACCTTGGTGTGGTCTACGGCTACTACAAGGACTCCATGGGGGGACGTGCGATCAACGGCTTCCCGATGCTGGCGTCGTGCGCCCTCCTCCACCGTGAGGATTGGGCGTTGGTGAGGGCGGCGATTGGCCGGGAGCTCGACCGACAGAAGGAGATCGAACTGTGAGGGAAAATCCATGAGGGGCATCGTCGGAAAAGTTCGGTATGGGGTGGCGCTGGGCGTGTTGGGGGTGTCTGCGACCCTGTGGGGGATTGCCACGGCGGCGGCGGTTCTGGGCGTGTTGACCGCGACGGCGATTTCGTCCGATGCCGTGTTCGACCAGATGGGCTGAGGAGGGTGTGCGATGGATGAACTGAAGAGCGTGTTGGAGGTGTGCCTCTCTCTGCAAGAGCGGTTGTCCGTGAAGGACGCTGACCTCAAGTCGCAGAACGACAAGGTTCTGGCCCTGTGCGCGGAGCTCGACGAGCTCCACGCACTGGTAGACCGTCAGCGGACGATCCTCACGGGCGTGGCCAACGCCCTTCGGGGCAATCCCCCACCGTTGGCGTCACACAGCCACCACGACCTCGCGGAGAGGGCGGCGGGGGTGGTCGAGGGGGCGCGGGGGATGCGGGATGCGATTCGTGAGTGGTGGAGGTCCGAGGAGACCCTCCGCATGACCCCCACCCAAGACCAGAGCTCGGAGCGGGAGGCGGCGGAACAACACACGAAAGCCCTTCATGCGCTTCAAGAGGTCGCCCGCCGTATCAACGAGGGCATGGAGCGCGAAATCGCAAAGGCTTTCGGGGTCCTGTGATGGCCCCGTGCCGGGATTGCCGTCCGGGTTTCGTGTGCGACCCGTGCGTCCGTAGGTTCCCCCGCGTGTACCTTCCGCCGGGTGAAGAACGGGCGCGTGTCCTTCGTGAACTGGAGAAGAACCGTGAATGACGTGATCGAACGTGTGCAGGGGGTGCTGTGCGACATCGAACGCTTGCAAGAGGCCGGGGTGCTTCTGCGGCGCGTGGCGGTCCACCTCCCTTTCCGCAGGTATGAGCTTCTGGGCTACCCGGAACGGCAACACCCCGACGCTCTGTCGAGCGTGATCGACTCCCTTGAACGGGCGGTGGAGATGCACCGTCGTCTAGAGTCCCTGTACGTCTACAGCGGCGCTTACAAGTACCCCGACGAATACGAGCGGACGCCCGAGAGCGAACGGGTGTGGTCTGACGTGAAGCGGTACTTTCGGTTCGATGACAGCGAGTGAGTTGGACTTCGGCGCGGCGTGCCGGGAGATCACGGACCTCGTGGCCCGCGATTACCCCGGCGCGGCACCTTCGCAGTTCCGCGTGGTGCTGGAGTGGGAGGACGGGGCGTGGTGCGCCTTCGTTCGCACCCGGTCTTCCGGCACCCGCATCTACCCCGTCGGGCACCCCACGGCACAGGGCGCGCTTGACCGGCTTCGGGACTATTACCGAAAACGCCTACGGTAGATACCCTATGCCCCGTGCGGGGCATGAGCGACCTACGTTCCAAAATCATTCGGCTGGCTCACCAGCAGCCGCATCTCCGTCCGCAGCTTCTCCCTCTCCTCAAGGCGGCGGGCAATCTGGGCGAAGAGCTCAACCCGTACCTTCTGGAGTTCGACAAAGTGCCCGCGTCCGAGGAGGACATGGAAGAGGCCCAAGAGAACCTCGACAACGCGAGCAACGACCTCCAAGGGATCGTGGAGGACACGTCGCGAAATGTCGCGGCCTTGGTAAAGAAGGCCCTTCGGGAGAGCGGCAAGTTCAACAAGTTCTTCAGCGGGGGGAGCGCCGAACTGTTCCACGACGATCTCGTCGCTTCGGTGATCTCGGCGGTCCACAACGCCAAGTGATCGTTGGGGGAGTTATACCCCGCACGGGACATGGACTTCCTCCGTTCCCGCGTCATCCGGCTCGCTCATCAGAACCCCGCTCTCCGTCCGCACCTCCTGCCTCTGCTTGCTTCGGGCGTAAGGGCTGTCATGGCAGGGAACCATGTCGAGCTCACAGAGGCCAACGGGATGGTGTACGTCACGGGGCCGTACCACCTCATGGCCGAGAACGTGAACCCGCGACTGAAGTCGCAGGGGTTCCGTTGGGACGGCGGCGCGCGTCGGTGGGAGCTCCCCGCCGCCAAGCTCACGCCCATCAAGCGCAAGAACTTGATGAAGATCATCGAGCCCCTCACGGCTGCGGGGGCGGCATCCACGGGCACGGATCTCCGTTCTCCCAAGCAGAAGATCGAAGACGAGATGCTGCGTCGGCGCGTGGAGGGGTGGTGCATCGACCTCCCCTACGACCTTGGGGAGAAGGCCAAGTCTCTGGGGGGTCTGTGGAACCCCACCACCCGGCTCTGGTGTATGCCCGACAAGGCGGCGCTGGATACCCTCCGCGAGGCCATCAACCAGACGCCCAAGATGGTGGCGCTGCGGGAGATCGCGCGGCGCAAGGCCGAGCGTCTGGGGGTGAACATCCCCTACGAGTACAAAGACGAAGCCAAGTCTCTGGGGGGCCTCTGGGATCAGGACACCCGCACTTGGTATATGCCCGACACGTCCACCAAGCAGAAAGTGCTCGACAAGGTCGAGGCCGACCAAGAGCAAGCCCGACAGGTGGCGCTCCGTCACATGGAGCAGGAGCGGGAGCGGGTCGAAGCCGAGAGGAAGCGTCTGGGCCTCAAGACCTACTACGAGCCGGGATACTCGCGTGGCGACCACCCGGCTGTCGGCCAGACCTTCAAGGATCGGAAGACGGGCGAGTTCATGGTAGTGACCGACGTGAAGTCGGTGTTCTATCGGGAGGACGGTCTGTCCTTCGGGCTTCCCGACGACACGGGATGGATGCACACGATCACGGCCAAGCCCGCCGAGGACGAGACGGCCATCCAAAGCATCAAGGACCGGGAGCAGCAGGAGCTCACCGTGGCCCAAGCCCGCACTCGTCGCAAGGAGCTCGCCAAGATGTTCCGCGACCGTGGGGACTTTCCGACGACCGAAACGGACCTCCGACGTGAGGACCGTCTGGTGCTCTCTGGCCGGAACTCCGTCGCCTACGGCGGCGGGGATTGGTTCGTGATCACCCCGTCCCACATCTGGTTCGTTCAGAACAACGGCGGGGACGGCGACAACTGGGGGTCGAACAACGTCGTCACGGGTGGCGCGGGCGCGATGGGCTGGAGGATGCCCCGCACGGATGAACTGGTGGGCGAGCTCCAGCAACTCGACACCCTCATCGGTGAACGCTAGGGGGTCTATCCCCGGGGGCGGGTGATGCACCCGCTAGCGACCGCCCTTCTGAACCTCCTGAGCTCCATGCCCGACGCTGCCGTGGCGGTGGCCCACCCCACGGACTACCGAGAGCACTTGGCCCCTGCGCTGGGGGACGTGCTCGTTCGCACCACGAACCAAGCCACGATCATGTCCGGGTGCGTCGGGCACTTCCCCCGCGCCGAGGGGAAGGTCACCGCCCTGTACGTCCGTCTGTCGGTCCCCCGTGGCGAGGTGCGGGTCGGTACGGTAGCCCTGCTGAAGGAGTTGCAGCGGTAGATGCCCGAGATCAAGTTCTCCACGGACAAAGCTGAACGCTGGCTGGACCGCATCGGCAAACGGCTGGAAGTGCTCTCCCCGGAGGAGAGGCTCCAGTACCAGTTACTCCGGGACACCGTGACCGAGGGGCACAAGCTCGACTCGCAGCAAGCCAAGGCCCTCCACGTCTTGGGAAAGAAGCTATGATCTGCCCCGACTGCGGTCTCAAGAGCCCCACACCCACCACGGATTGGCAAACCAAGGCAGCGTTCGTCTGCGGGGACTGCCTCAAGAAGGCCGTGCCCGAGCCTCCCGGGGGGTGGCCCATTCTCTCCCGCTGGATCAGCCGTGACCGTGGCCGTGGGGTGTTCGCCCGCGACGACATCGCGCGCGGGACGACGGTCGAGCGGTGCTGGGTGATGCCCCTGTCCGAGGAGGAGTCCCTGCAAACCCTGTCCATGCCCATCACCAACCGCTACCTGTTCCCGTGGGTGAACGGGAAGCGGTGCATCATTTCTGGCAGTGGGCTCCTCTACAACTTCGACCGCTCTGACACCACGGGGCGCGAGCCCAACATTCTGTGTGTGCTGCGGGAAGGGCTCTCAGCCATCGAGTTCCGCGCCATGCGGAACATCAAGTCGGGCGAGGAGCTCACTTGGGACTACGCCCACGCCGTCACCCGCCCTGCGTGACTCGGTAGATGCCCTATGCCCCGTGCGGGGCATGAGCGATACCGTGTACATCCTCAAGAACCACAACGGCAAGGTTCTCGCGCGGCACACCGACGTGAAGAAGCTGGCCGACGAGATGCTCAAGTACGAGGCCCAGACGGGGAACCGCACCCTCATCGAGGTACTGGAGACCCCGACAAAGAGAGCCTCGTTGAGAGTTCCCCCTCAAGTAACCGCACTCGCAAAGGAGTTCATGGCCGGTTACGGGCTCAGGGGAACCCCCGAGGTGGACTACACCCCGATGGCGTTAACCTTCGTATTCCCGAACTGGTTGGGCACCTTGAAGGATCTGCGGGATGCCATCGAAGGGCGGACGCATCGAAGGGGTAACACTTTCGAGGATCATTTTCGTGAAGCCATCGACGGCGAGGAGTACGTCGTCGGGGACAACCCAAGTTTCGCCGTCCGCGGCACCGACGCCGTAGTGGTGTTTCCCCTTCGCCCCTACGACCCGGACGAAGACGCCCCTCTCTGACTACCCCCGACCGTTGATTGCCTTATACCCCGTGCGGGGCATGAGCACCCTGCGATCCTCCCTCATTCGGCTGGCTCACCAGCAGCCGCATCTCCGTCCGCAGCTTCTCCCTCTCCTCAAGGCGGCGCGCGTCACCCAAGAACTCATCCGGGTGAAGTACGTCAACCTTGGGGACTTCGGCGGGACCGACCCCGTGGAAGACTCTTGGGTGCTGGATGTCGCTGGGCCGACGTTCGACTACCGTGACGAGCTCAAGCGTCTGGGCTTCCGTTGGAACTCAGCCAGCAAGGTTTGGAGCATCGACGCGACGCTGTACAAGTACGGCGGGCGGCGCAACGCGGAGTTCTACAAGAACCGCAAGCTCCAAGAAGCTGCCTTCCCGGTGGTGCAAACCCTCGCCAAGAAGCACAACGAGGCGGCAGAGGCGTTCAACCGTGGGGTCCGTCCCGGTGGTGGCGGTGGTGGCGGTGACGACCGCGAGGTCGTCGAGCACTGGCAGCGGCTTGAACGGATGCAGCCCAAGCTGGAGGCGGCGGGGCTCAAGGTCGAGCACACCTACCCCGGTCGCTACGACGTGACCGAGGGCACAGTGACCGTGAGCGGCAACACCTACCCGTTCGTCGCGGTCATGAAGAAGTACGGGTGGAAGTGGAACCCGTCGAAGAAGGCGTGGCAGATCCCGGTTCCCGAGTACCACGCGATCCAAGACAAGTGGATGAGTGACATCGTGCGGGAGCTCCCGAGTCGTCCCGAGCCCGTGGTGTCCGCCGTGTTCTCGGAGATGAGCCAGCGTGAGCTCGCGGACTGGGTGGGCAGTCACTACGGCTACGAAGACCTCACGCAAGACGGCGAGCAGGACGCGAAGGTGGGGATCGCCCGCTACATGGCCTACCTCAAGGGCTTGAGCCCGAAGGACCAGCAGAGCTTCTACGAGAAGCAAAACCGCCTCTACGGGCGCTGAAGGAGCTCCTCCCGTGAACCTGCGATCCAAGGTCATCCGCCTCGCCCATGCCCAGCCCGGTCTCCGTCCTCTCCTCCTGCCCCTCCTCAAGACGGCGGGGGACGTGATCCCGTTCGCGGGTCGCGCTCCTCGCAACTCGCACACGGTGACCCTCGCGGGTGACAAGTACGTCCTGTCCACCCATTCGGGCGGGATGATGGGCGACCTCATGGAGCTCCCCGAGGAAGCCGAGGAAGGGGCGCGCATCATCCACGTTCGTCCCGAGGACCCGTGGAAGTACCTCTGGGCCTACGACACGGACCATCAAGTTCTGGCCATGTGGCGGGTGTCGGACGGGAACGAAAAGGAGTACGGGTCTGCTAGGTCACAGACGGCGCTGTTGGTGAAGCTCGACAAGAAGGGCGAGCTCAACCGGGTGACGGGTGCCCAGTTCCGATCCATCGAGACGGCGATGCGCGCCCAAGACGAAGCCCACACACGGTCGCTGGAGCAGTGGGTCGAGGAGACCAAGACCACCTCCCAGCGGGACGTGGACGCCCTCGTGCGGGAGTACTTCGACACGAAGGTCCGCCCCGCGATGGACCGTGCCGTCCGTGACGTTGAGCAGGGTGTGATCCCGCTGGGCTTCAAGGCCAACCCCGGTGGTTTTCCGGTCGATAGGCAGATGAAGTCCTACGTCACGGGGAAGCTGTACGAGAAGCTCCTCGACCTCGACGTGATCGACGCCTACGTCCGGTCGCAGGGCGTGGACCTCGACGCGATTGACAGCCAAGCAACCCAGTGGGCGCGGGACGACGTGTGGTTCGACTACCTCAAGTCCGTCCTGCGCTGATAAGAAACCCAACACATGAGCACTCTTCGTTCCAAGGTCATCCGGCTCGCGCACCAGCGTCCAGAGTTCCGCCCCCACCTTCTCCCTCTCCTGAAGGAAGCGGCTATGCCCCCTGCGGACCGAAAGAAGAAGGTTGCCGAGATTTTCAAGAGGTTCAAAGGGATCGGTGATGGGATGGTCCGTGGCGGGAAGCACAAGATCATGCTCGCCGTCGAGGGTTACAACACCGTAGTGCTGGAAGACGCCACCGACGAGGAGATCGACCGCATTTACGCGAAGTACATCCTCAAACTCTGAAGGAACCTCTCACCCATGAATATCCTGCTGCAACTTCTCGCCATCCTCCGCGCCCTTCAGTGGTCGCACCAGACCGCCCACTGGAAGGTCCGTGGCGAGCCGTTCTACGGCGACCACCTGCTCTTCCAGAAGCTCTACGAGGCCGTGGGCGAGGAGATCGACACGCTGGCCGAGAAGATCGTCGGGATCTACGGCCCGGGCGCGATCACGAACCTGTCGGTGATCTCAGACACGCACCAGTTCATCGCGAACCACGCGGCGACGGGGGCGGGTGACAGTTCGTACCAGTGCGCCCTCCAGATGGAGGAGCACCTCCAGCGGGCGCTCAAGCTCGCCTACGACGAGCTCAAGGCCAGCGGGGAGATGTCCCTCGGCCTCGACGACTTCCTCATGGCGACGGCGAACGCTCACGAGACGGCGCTGTACCTGCTCCGTCAGCGCAACCGCCCCAAGGCGGCGAGCGCGAAGACCGCTGCCTACGGTGACGAGGGTCGCACGGCGGCGGACCGCCTCGCGGCAATCCAGCAGCCCAAGGGCTACAAGCCCGTGTACGAGGGGAACGCGATGGCCGTCCCGTTGACGTGGGGCACCTCGGGCAAGATGGTCCCCTACGACGTAGCCAAGTACATGGCACCGCTGTTCGACGCGGCGAAGGGTGGAGTGGCCTACGTCCTCGACCAGAACAAGGTGTTCACGGCGGCGGGCCTCGCTGCGGTCGAGAAGGCACTTGAACAACGCATCGCGGACGATTACGGGGAGCAGTACGCGATGGACTCGGAGTACCTCCAAGGCAACGACACGCCCAACGCCGAGATCGCTCTGACCATCTCGGGCGAGCAGGCAGATATGGCTCGCAAGGTGAAGGTGAAGATCACTCCGATCACCTCGCCTACGTCTGGCAAGGCTGGCCTCAAGGTGGTGTTCAACCCCACCCACGATCAGATCGAGGCGATCCGCTAGCGCACCTTGGTCTTGTAGCCTCGCAGATCACCGATCTGCACCAAATACCCCCCGTTGTTCCGCTCCTTGTACTCCAGCCGGAACGGCTTCACGCCGGGGGGGAGCCCGTATTTCTCAATGGCCTGACGGTGGAGCTCTGCCCAGAACGCCCATCCCCTGCGACTGCGCGGGTCGTGGAGGACCACGTTCTTGGCGGCGCGGGCGATCTGCCACCTGTAGTGCATGGCCGAGTTGTGGTAGTACTCCTTCACCGAGGGGGGTTCCTTTTGGCCCCACCCGCTGGTGGGGGCTTCCATCAGTCCCGCAGTGGCGACGACGGCTATCTCGACGTAGGGGTCGTTGGGTTGCAGGGGTTCGCGCTTGTACTTCCGGGCGAAGGTCTTGATGTACAGGGACGCCCGGTAGAGCTCCTTGGGGGACGCGCTCGCCCACACGAGGCACTCGCGCCCGCGCTTGGTGAGGGCTCCCTCACTGTCTAGGTGAGCCCCCATGATGTGGCTGAAGAGATTCCCCCGGTACAACTGGTCCCCACGGTAGATCCCGGGGAAGGGCGTGCCCGACAGGTAGTTGATGCCGTGGAAGAGCCAGAAGTCGTAGCCGACGTTCCGGTCATTGGCGGCGAACGCCTCGTAGGTTCGCATCGACCGCTGGAAGGGACCGCGCTTGTGGACTCCCTTGGGCACGCAGGACTATACGGGCGGTGGTTACCGTCGTCGGGACCTCCCTCGATGGCGGTCCAAGGCGTACACGGCCACGGGAGGGGCAACGGGTGCCCCGGCGATGAACGCCTCGCGGTTGTACAGGGACACCATGCGACGAACGGTGTCCGCCTCGCGGATAGAGTACAGGTCGGGGCGGCACCCGTTGCCGTGGTGGTAGTGGCCCAACAGCATGGGGATCTGTCGGCACATGGCGCGCGACCGACGCAGGATGCGTAGGGACGCGAGGGCATCGTCCAGCATCGTGCGGTGACCGCTGCGATTGACGGAGGAGATCCCGAAGGGGATGCCCCGTCGTCCGAAGCCCGTCTCGTACAGGGACACCGTGAGAAGCAGAGCTTGCTCCTGCGGGTCACTGGTGGCCTCAACCACAGTGCGCGCGACGGACTCCAGCCGTTCGTGGGGTTCACGCCGCGCGAAGGAGAGCATCACAGCAAGCCAAAGAGAAACAATGATGTCGGTCATGGGGGAGTCTTTCTCCGCGCCGACCCCTGTCACCTTCCCCCCACGGTAAAATCCCGGTGATGAAGGTGCTCAGTGGCAAGCGCGCGTTGGTGACCCTCACGCGCGGTATGTCGGAACTGGCAAGGCTGGTGTCAGTCACCTATGGGCCGCATGGGTCCAAGGTGGGTGTCGCGAAGCAAGGAAGAGTGCTGGTGACGACCGATGGGTCGGCGTTGGCGCGTGAGACTCGGTTCAAGGGTGACGAGAGACTTGGGGTGTCCTTGGTTCGGGCAGCGACCTCCGTGGTGGAAGGGGGAGCGGGGGACGGTACAAGCACGACGGTGCTGTTGGCAAATGCCCTCGTCCAAGCCGCTCTGGATCATCACACCCCCCGGACTTGGAACCCGAGGGCTCTCGTCCAAGAAGTGCGCTCGTACCTCCCCGCCGTCGAAAGTCTACTCACCGAGATCTCCCGGTCGCCCACCGAGACCATCCTCCACCGTGTCGCCCAGATGTCCTCCCACGGCGACGACATGGTGGTGGAGGCCGTGGTGCCAGCGGTCCTACGGGTGGGGGAGACGGGCACGGTGCTGGCGCAGCCCGGTGAGGGTGTGGGCATCGAGCAGGACTACCGAGACGGGCTGGTGCTCGACGTGGGTTGGGCGGCGCACTCGATGGGACGGGGTGACGGCACCGACCGGGTGTTCGACGGCCCGATGGTGGCCGTGGTGAACCGACCGCTGTCCTCGTTTGATGACGTGCGGAGCTTGATGGAGGAGGCGTCACAGTGGCCCGGGCGCGGGCTGGTGCTCTTCTGCCCGAAGATCGCCGGGGACGCCCTTGCCACGTTGGTGATGAACGACGCGCAGGGGGTGCTCCCCTGCATCGCGGTGAGGTACCTCAACCCCTCCCTCTACGAGGTCCACGATTGGATGGAGGACGTGGCGACGGTCACCAATGCCACGAATCTCGGTCTTGAAAGCGGTGACGACCACCGGGAGTTCCGAGCGGAGTGGTTGGGGAGCGCCCGCAAGATCACCGTGGGGCGGGATCGCACGGAGATTCTTTCGTACCCCGACGCGGGCGACCGTATCGGTGCGAGAGTTGAAGAACTCCTTCGTCGCGCGGCGGACACCACCTCCGACTTTGACCGGGACAGGTACAGGTCACGCGCAGCGGCGATGGACGGGGGTCTCTGCATCCTCAAGGTCGGCGGGCACACCACCCCGGAGGCAGTGGAGCGTCGCTCGCGCGTCGAGGACACCCTGCACGCTGTACGGGAAGCCCTCACGTCGGGGGTGGTGCCGGGAGCGGGGCGCGCTCTGCACTTCGCCGCGTCACAGCCTGAGCTCCAAGAAACGCTGGGGGGTCGAGTGCTCGCCCGTGCGCTGGAGGAGCCCTTGAGAGTCCTGTGCGACCGTGCGGGCACTTCGTTCAACACCCTCCCCGCGCTTCCCGACGACGACCCTTGGGTGGGGTGGTGCCCGGTGCGGGGGACGGTGACGGACTTCTGGGAGACCCCTGCGGTGATCGACCCCGTGGGAGTGGTGAAGAGTTCCCTCCGTGCGGCGATGTCCGTGGCGTGCGAGGTGCTGCTCACGGAAGTCGTCCTCGTCCGCTGATTCTTGGTTACAGATGGTGGGGTGCCACCGTGGTGCTGGCATGAGCTACAACCCCCGCACCCGCTACGCCATCAACACTCTCACCTTTGAGTTCAAGGGCGCGGTTGAGACCGTTCGCTGGACCTACGAGCGGGACGAGGACGGCGTCTACGAGATCCCCGTGGGCGTCCCTTCCTTGATCCCCCCGGAGTATTACCGGGCGATGTGGGCCGCTATTCATGCGGCGGCGGCGGTCACCCCTCCCGTGCGGGTGTGAGTCACCGCCCACGGTAGCCTTGTTCCGTTGTACGGCTATAGAACGGAACAGGTAAATGCGTGGGCTAACGCTTCGACTCACCAACATCTCAGCGTCGCCCTTGGCGCTGGCGGACCTTCCCAGCCAAACGATCTTGGGGCCGGGGGAGACGCGGGAGCTCCTTTACACCAGCGAGGTGCAGGTATCGCTGGAGTACGGTTCGATCAACGGGTACCTCGTCTCGGGACGGGTCACGGTCCAGTTCGTCTCGGGCACCGTTCTCAACCAAGCGCCCGTTGGCCGTACCTACATCGGGGCGACGCCTTCGACGGAAGGGGGGCGAGGGCTCGTACCCCCCGCCGCCATCGCTGACCGAGAAGGTCACCTCAAAGCCGACGGGACGTGGACGAAGATCACCCCCGCCGCCATCGGGGCAATTCCGCAGTCCCTTCTCACGGCGCAAGGCGACACCCTGTTCCGTGGGGTGACGACGACGCAGCGGTTGCCCCTCGGCACGCTGGGGCAGGTGTACCGGGCGGGGGTGGTGAACCCGGAATGGTTGGACGCCGCGAAGGCGGGGTTGCTGTCCGCCCGCCCGCTTCCCGGCCCCACGCTGGCGGGAGTTCTGTACTGGGCGACGGACCAGCCCCCCGGCAGTCAGCTTTCCATCTGCTACTTCAACGGCAGCGGCTACGCTTGGTTGAACCTCAGCACGGGCGGCGGCGGCGGTGGAAACACCAACACCGTCGTGGTCGATTTCGACTACAGTGACACGTCACCGTTGGTTGTGGGTGTGGTCACGGCGGGGATGCACCTAGACCGGGCGCTGGTGTCCGTGACGGGTGCTTGGAACGGGGCGGCACCCACGGTGACTTTCGGCACCGTATCTTCGCCTTCCCTTCTATTGGCCTCCCTAGATGTAGACCTGACCTCGGTCGGTCAGTACGAATCGGGCGAGCTCAATACGTTCGCCTCGGGGGGCAATCTGATCCTCACGATCACCCCCAACGGGTCCACGTCAGGTACGGGGACTCTGCTCTTCACCCTCGTAAGCTGAACCCTCACAGGAGACACGGATCATGGCAAACTACAGCAAGCTCGCTGGAAACATCGGCGCGGATTTTCAGATCGACAAGACGGGCGTCAGCAGCCTCGGGGGCGGCTCGGGTCCCGGCCCTCAACTCGGTCACGTCAGCGGCGACCTCGTCGTCGCCACGGATCTGACCACGCTTCCGGGCAGTCTCAGCCAGATCATCGCGCAGCACGTTTCGTCGGCGTCGCAGAACGGGAACACCCTCACGACGTTCCAGATGTACCAGCAGAGGTTCGTCCTCGCTGATAGCTTCAGCGGCGGGTCCGTTCCCAACAACTCCGCGACGATGCAGTTCCTCGTCTGCCACACGGCGAGCGGGTCTTGGGATGTGGGGGACATCGCCTTCGACAACGGTCTGAACGACAGTAGCCCCGTCATCCGTATCCAGATCCAGAACGGCTACCTCGTCACGATCCACGGATCGAACATCACGGCGGCGGGCTCGCTCCCGACCCTCGCGGCGAACTCGGCGTACATCTGGGACGGGTCGGCCTTCCAGACGTTCATCTCGGGTTACACGGGCATCTCCAAGGTCATCCGCGTTCCCTTCGTTACCGCCGACTTCCCCGGCACCAAGGTTTCGACTGCCGAGATCCCCGCCGACGCCACGATTCTCCGTTCGCGCGTTCGCGTCTACAACGGTGGCACTTTCAGCGCGGGCACCGTCACGGTGGGCTACACGGGCAGCGCAGCGGTGCTCATGGCGACCACGGACAGCGACCTCACCACGGCGGGCAACTTCATTGTCGAAGGCACCACGGGCAACGCCGACTGGGATTCGAGCTCCCACCCCGTGCTGCTCACCCTCGCGGGTGCCCCGGCTCCCGGCGGCGCTGGCGAAGTCATTGTCGAGTACGTTGACCCTGATGTCTGATCCTCGCGGCCCCTAACGGCCCTATCGCGCCCCCGTGTGTAACCCACACGGGGGCGTTCGGGTCGCACCTGTTGACCGTAGGGCTAGAGTACATCGTCTCGACCTACTACGGAGGCGGGTACAACACGGCCACCGCGCTGACGCTCTCCTTGCCGCAGTCGTTCCCCAACTACGATGTGACGGCTGGGTTTGTTGGTAACGGGGGCGGCGACAGCTACCCGAGTGGTTCGCCTCAAGCATTCGGGAACTACGTCGAGCCGCTGTTCGCGTAGACCTGCGTTTCCCGCCCTATACCCCGCCGCCTTGCGATGGCTGCGAAGATCGCCAAGGCTGACCTCACCCCCGTCCGACAGCGGACCCAGTACACCTGCATGTCCGCGTCGATGTCCATGTGCCTCCAAGCACACGGGCACGGGTGCGACGAGGACGAGGTGAACCGGGTGATGGGTGCTCGCCCGATGCAGGGTGCGACGTGGGAGCAGGCCCTTGCCTGCGCCCAGCACTACGGGATGCGGGGCACCCTCACCTCGCCCTGCACCTTCAAGCAACTCAAGGCGTGGACGGACGCAGGAACGCCCGTCATCATCGCGTGGAATCCAGAGGGGCGGGAGTGGTCGCACGCGAGCGTGGTGTTCGACGTGGACGATGACGAGAACGTCCATGTGGCCGACCCCAACATCCCCGACCCGGAGCAGACCGTGCGGGTGGTGCCCAAGGCCGAGTTCTACGCCAAGTGGTACGAAAAGTGGCCCAAGTATCTCGTGCGCCGTCCCGCGATGGCCATCGAGCGAGAAATCACCCAAGACGGGAGACAAGTGATGGCAGCGGATTTCATGGCGGGCAAGAAGGAGCTACGGTCGCAGAAGGACAAGGGCATGGCCCGGTTCCTCAAGCAGGGTCCGGTGCGGCCCACGGAGAAGTCCGACGCCGCCAAGGCGATGTCCAAGGCTCACTGGGAGGCCCTCAAGAGCGAGGGCCGTGCAGGGCTCCCCGGCGCGGGCGGCGGCGCGGGCTACCACAAGGACAAGTCCCAGTACGACCGGGGACACGGCAAGAGCGTCGAGCGCGAAGCTGGCTCCCTCACCCAGCCTCTCATGACCCGCCGTGACTACGGTGCCGTCACGGCCAGCGACTACGCTAGCATCCTCAAGTACGCCGTGGACCTCCCCGCCGACGTGGAGCGGTACGTCGAAGAGGGCACCGATGCGGGGATGCCTGAAGACAAGGCGTGGGCCGTCGCATGGTCGCGGTACTGCAAGTACAAGAACCCCGAAAGCGAGCACTGTCAGATGAACAAGTCAGAGTATTTCCCCGGTCGCAAGGCCAAGTTCGAGCGCGGCGTGTCCATGACCGTGGACGAGGTGGCCGAAGTCGTCGGCCCCGAGTTCAAGGAGATGAACGAAGACCCGCCCGAGTCCGTGAAGAAAGTGATGGAGGGGATGCAGGGAAAGACGGCCCGCCGTTCGCCCCTCCTCGCGATGGAGCAGTTCGCGGATATGCTCCGGGACGGCAAGTTCGAGGAGGGCGTTCCCGCCGACCCCACCGAGAACATGAGCCCCGAGGACGCCGCCGAGTGGGAGCGTCAGACCGAGGAGCACAAGGACGAGTTCAAGACCGCTGACCTCGAAGCGGTGCTCCACCGGGACGGTGAGAACAACGCCATTGTGGAGCAGTTCTTCCACAAGTCCGCAGACGTGTCCGACCTCTGGGTGGGCTGGATCGAGGATCCCGAGGGCTACATGGCCCGGTTCATCCCGCCGACCCCGAGGGGGGCCGTGAAGCGCCAGATCCTGAAGGCCGTGAACGATGTCGGCGTGGACCTCGACTGGACAGTGATGCAGGCTGGGAAGGCTCTCAAGACCAACCTCGACCCGAACTCCATCTCCCCGACGTGGTTCTCGAAGCTCCCGTACGAGGACAAGGGCGCACTCAGGGCATTCCTGGACATGGCACCGGGCCGCACGGCTGGCAAGGTCGCTGCCTGGGTCGAGAAGGATGACGCAAAAGGTCATCGCTGGATGATGGACGCAACCGGCACGACCACGCTGGATGCCGCCCACATCAATGAGATCCCTGGTCCGGGGGTCCCCCTCTACATCCTGAAGTTCATCCTGAAGGATGGGACGGCGATGAAGGACCGCAAGAACTACAAGAGCCTCAAGGATGCCCAGAAGGCGGCGCAGCAGTGGTTCACCGCTGATGCCCGCGGTGACAGCCTTGTGTTTCAAGGGTTCTCGAAGCTCGCTGCAACGGGCCTCTACGGGTTCACGAAGGAGACCGAGGGCGCGTGTGGTGCAGGAGTCAACAAGCTCCAGAAGGCGGCGAAGAAGATCGCTGCGAGCCTGTACGCGAAGGACAACGGATCACCCGCGTTCCTCGCCAAGCACGCATCGAAGGGTGGGAGCAAGACCGCATCCATGCTCCTCAAGGCCATGGAGTCCCTCGGACCTCTCGCTCAGATCAACAAGACCGCTGGCAAGTCGGGCAACGGCCTGTACGGCTTCAGCGAGAAGACGGCCAAGCTGGGCCTCGACGCTTGCAGCGCCCTTCACCACGAGGCGGGCGTGATCGCCGCCGATCTGTTCGCCCGCAAGGGTGCTGACCCCGTGAAGGTGGCGGGCTACCTCACGGCGAACGCCAAGAAGGGCAAATGCGCGTTCAGCGATTTGCTCGCAGAAGTCGCCCCGGACGTGAATGCGATGGTGATCGGCAAGCTCGCGGCTGACTTCATGGCGAGTGACGAGACGGCTGACGACGAGTTGGTGGACGACACCCTCGTTGAGCCCTGACCGTCAGTTCGCGACCACGTCGCGATCCCATTCGGGCTTGGGCGCACCCTTCCAGACCTCGACCCCTCTCTCGTAGCCGAGATCGTAGTCCACGCTCTTCCCCACGGGGAGGTGCGGGTCTCGGCCCATTTTCTCACGGCCCATGATGTACCCCGTGGCGAACGCAGCCTTGTCGCCGCACGGGCTGGGGACGCGAGGCCATCGCAGACGGTTGGCCTCCATCGTGAGGATGGTGGAAGTGTCGTCATCCCCCAGAAAGCTGGGGTCGCGCAGCGCAGCGAGTTGGAACAGGATCAGATAGGGGTCCATGTCAGTTCCTCGGTGTCACGGCTCGCACCGGAACACCCAGTATAAGAACGCGAAAAAGGCAGGAAAGAGGATGGGGGCCAGACGCACCTCCCACTGTTCCGATGGTGAGAGGTCATCCCAGCTAGGCAGGGGTTCTTCGGGTTCTGACATACCTCTCCTTTACGCTCTCGTAGGGTAACAGCATGACCAAGGTCGCGAACCACGAGATCCGCTCGGCCATGAGCTCGGCCTCGGCCACGAACCCCTCCACCAACTGGGCGTCGCTGGCCATCAGTGTCGCGCGCGTGAAGGAGGTCCAGTACGAGGAGATGAAGGTCACCCTCGTCATTCTCCAAGGCGAGGCGCAGGTGTCCGAGTACACGGGCGTGGACATCACCGTCCCCAGCGGCGGGAAGCGACACTTCTTTGGCGCGGTGCCAGAGCGCGGTGACATCTGCTACGTCGGGTGGGCGGCGCGGGAGAGCGCGGGTACGGCCAGCGCGAAGTCCCCGGTGATCCTTGGGTGGGTGCCCTCTGCACAATGGATGGGCCACGAGTGGATTCCGTACCAAGCGATGTCTCGGGGCGAGAACATGGACACGGTGCGAGACCGCACGGTGGCCTCTGGAACCTTTGAGCGGGTGCGCTTCAAGGTGCGCCACCTTGCTCCCGGCAACGTGCTTGCGAGCTCGTCGCAGGGCAGTGACTTGGTGCTGGACGAGGGGGTGCTCCTCACCAACCGCCGTGGCAACGAGGTCCGTCTCCGAGACAGTGACCAAGCCCTCATCACCCGGTCGCTCCAGACGTATCAGTCAGTGGCGGGAGCCCGGGTCTACTCTGGGATGGTCCACCGGGAGGCGCGACTGCTCCCCAGCACCCTGTTCAGCGACGGGAAGGATTGGGCCACCTCGCCACAGATGGCGACGGACACCACCCCGCGCAACGCGGATGCGCTCGGTGACTCCATCTACCAAGACGGCTTCCTCACGCCGGGGCAGATCTTCACACGCACGAGCGCCGACGTGGAGTCTGAGTTCGTGCAGGACCGCGACGGCTCGGTTCCCGCCCGGATCGACCCGTTCGTGTTCCTCCAGTGGGGCGGGCTGATCGACACGGCGGGCTACCGCACGGAAGATGGCTTCCCCGGAGGTCTGTCCAACACGGTGTACGGCGGCAAGGCGATGTACCGGGTGGGCCTCAAGCCCGATGGCACGCTGGACAACGCCATCGCCCGCTCCACGAACATCAACACCCCGCCCGTCGAGTCCCTCACAGAGTACCGGATCGAGGTGACACATACCAGTGATGGGACACTTCCGGTGTCGGAGCAGACGGACGGGTTCGACAGTGAGAGGCTCCCGACCTCGGCACCGACTTCTGGCAGTCCCCTTGGGCAGGGGAAGCAGCCATTCTTGGAATGGGTGATGGGGTCGGTGGTCGGCAACGACCCGTACAGCTTCAACGGTCGGCCTCTCTACGGCGTCCCGCTCAAACCCCAAGTCCGTGACGCCTCTGGGAATGTCTCCCCCGCGATGGTGTCGGCGCTGACATCACCGCTGAAGGACCACGCCGCCACCCTGTTCCGGGTGATCTCTCAGGTGCCCGGTCCCAATGGGACTACCTCGTCGAGCTTCACCAGCTTCACCAAGGACGGGCGCTTCAAGGCGTACCTCGCGGGGACTCCCGTCAGCGCAGAGGTGGCCACGGAGGGTGACCTTGCGCTCACCGTGGGCGGGGTGCTCAACCTCAACCTCACCGGGGGCATCTCGATCAACGGCGCGTCCGGGCCGGGGAACGTCGGGCTCGCCCTTGGGAGCGCGACGGGTGCCGTGGTGATTTCTGGCGGCGGACCCCTCAACGCCAACGCCGCCGCCCAAGCAGCCGCACCCAACAACCTCAACCCCAACAACCCCAGCGTGGTGGTGGATGGCTCACAGGGCGTGGCCGTGCGGTCTGACGCCAACGTCAACATCTCGGCCACGCAGTCGGTGAGCATCTCCAACACGGGCGCGGCGACCATCGACGCCCAGAACCAAGTGGCGATCCGCTCGGGCGGGAACGTCACCATGACGGCCTCGACGCACAACGTCGTCGTGACGGGCGCGGAGACGGTCAACTACAGCGGCCCAGAGAATGGCAACCCCGCCAGCGGGCCGTCCCGACAGGTGACGTTCTCCAGCACCCCGGCGACGGGGAACGTCGGCGGCACGGTGGACCGATACCGCATGGTGTACGGGGACCGGGTTGAAGAATTTCAGACCACGGGAAACCACACCACCAGCATCATCGGGCAGGGCAACCTCACCTACGAGACCAACCTCGGGCGGTTCCGGGCGCGGGCGGGCACCAACCAGATAGACGTAGACTCTGCCAGCGGCATCACGGCCACGGCAGCGGTCGGGAACGTCTCGGTCACCGCCAACGTCGGCGGGGTGTCCTTCACTGGGCAGACGGATGCCTCGCTCCGGGCCATCACGGGCACCGCCACGGTGGCGGGCGCGACGGGCGTGCGGCTCGTCTCCCCGCAGGGATCTCCCGCCACGTCGTCACCGCTCGCGTACATCCTGTGCGGGGGGGACACCGACCCGCTCACGGGCATCCCCTACTCGACCTTCATGGTCCCTCGGGGGCAGAAGCTCGCGACGGTGTGACGCCTATAGGGTTGCACCTGTAGAGGTGCCTCATGTCCATCGTGTTGAACGGCGAGAAGGTCGCTACCCCGGGTCTGGAAACCGTCTCGTGGCTCGACGACCCGAAGGTCCCGAAGACCACGGACGTGAACCCGCGCACGCAGTGGCTCAGGGCCATTGTGATGCACACGGTCCACGGGAAGACGGGAAAGCTCCTGCCCGGGCTTTCCAAGCCCAGCACCCGTGCGGAGAGCTACGCCAAGTACCAAGCGAGCACCAGCCGTGACGTTTCGTGGGACTACACCATCGACACGGACGGAACCATCGTGGCCTCCAACGACCCGGTGAAGTTCTACACATGGCAAGCCACGTCGGTGAACCCGTTCACCCTCGGGATCGAGCTCGTGCAGGAGGACAACGGCGACCTGTACGAAGGGCAGATCGCCGTGGCCGTGCAGTTCTTGGACGTGCTCACCCGCGAGCTCGCGGACCGTGGTCACCCGATCCAGCGTCAGGTGCCCATGACCGCCGATGGCAAGCCCGTGAAGGGGATCGTGAAGCGCATCGAGGACTCGTCCCAAGCCAAGAACTTCTCTGGTGTGGTGGGCCATCGCAATCAGACGACGAACCGTGGACCCGGCGATCCCGGAGATCACATCTTCAACGCGCTACTGAAGGCCGGGTACAAGGGATTCAACCTCGACACGAACGACGACGTGGTTTTCTGGAAGGACATCCAGACCCGTCTGGGCGTTACCCCGGCTGATGGGATTCCCGGCAGGGCTACGCAAGCGGCTTTGTTGAAAGCCGGGTACAAGCACGGGTTGTGGGTTTCTAGGCCGGGGGACTGAAAAATCAGCGCGTCCCTTCTCGCACGAACGCCCCGGTGACTGATCCCGGTCAGTCGTCCTCGCGACTGTAATCGGTCGGCGTCCCTCGGGCGGCGAGCGCCCGGTAGAACACCTCTCGGCAGTCGAGGGCGTCTTGGAGGGCCGTGTGGGCAACCTCCCGCGACAGGCCCAGATGATCCCGAAGGCTGTCCAGCGAGAGCTTGAGGTTCCCGTCCAGCCCCCACGCCATGTACGCCACCGTGGTGGTGTCGATGGTGCGGTGGGAGATCTTGGGCTCCACGCCCGCGCGCTTCAGTTCCGCCGCGATGAACCCCGTGTCGAACTTCGGGTTGTGACCGATGAGGGTCCCGCCCTTGAGGTGCTCGACCAGTTCCCCGGCGATGGCGCTGAAGGGCGTGGCGTTCGCCCACGCTTCGGGTGTGTACCCGTTGACCTTCAACGCGACGGGTTCAGCCGTCTCGATGTGCTGCGGGGCGACCTTCCGTGACCACATGAGAGTGATCTTCCCCGGCCCCGTGTACGGGTACTCGACCTCTTCGCGCACGATGGCGACCTCGATCACCTCGTTGACGGTGGGGTCGAGCCCGGTGGTCTCGGTGTCGAGGTAGATGCGGACAATGGGCTCCATCAGTCTCTCCACGGAGTGATGTGCTGGTGTGTAACCAGCACCCTGTCGGTTCCCTGCCTATGCCCCACGGTTGGCAAGGAGCCACTATGTCTGTAAATCCTCGTAGGGTCGTCGCACGTTACCTATCCGCAGCCGCCCGCCTCGATCAGAAGGTGCGGTCCACCGCGAACATGGCCCTCATCAAAGCGGGGATGGACGGCAACGGGCGTTTCCGCTCGCCGGGGATGGCCCTTTCCCGCATCAGCGAAGTTCTCGCGGATCACGGGATCGAGTGGGGGCAGGTGATCCAGAGCTTCCCGCTGAAGCAGCCGCAGGGGCGGATGGTGATCGACCTCGCCCTGTCGAACCCAGCCGACTCGTTCAGTCCCACGGACCTCGACGGCACGGTGCTGGCGTTCCAGTGGTACCAGTTGGCCGACGACAAGTACGAGATCGTCGCCTACCTGAGCTAGACGATCTCGACCTTCACGACCCACGATGTGTTGAAGATGTGGGGTCCGTCCTTGATCAGCACGTCCCTCTGCGCGTCGGTGAGGGTCTCCCAATCATACGATTGGATCTCCTCGATGGCATTGACGCACGCCTTCACGGACTCCCGGTTGACCTTGGGGTGCTTGGCCTTGGGGATCAGCACGTCGCAGACCTTGCGGAACTTGGGGCTGGGCTTGTCCGTAAAAGGCAGCGGGGTTCGTGGGAGTCACGTCCGGGATCATCGCGGTTCCCTTCCCCGCAACGCGCACCGAAACCCCAAGTCGCCGCCACGGCTCGCAGGCACGCCCGAGTCGCGAGACGCGGCACGCACCCACGACGGCTCGCTGTGGTACCAACTGCCGCCGCTAACGACGCGGAGACGGTTGTTGGAGGGCTTGAAGGGGGGGTTCATACTCGGGGTTGCCTTACTGGCAGGTGGGTACGGAACCCCAGACTGCCGCCCCGGATCGCAGGCCCGCGCGCGTCGCGAGACGCGACGGGCACCCAAGACGGTCCGCCGCTGTACCAAGACCCGCCACGAATCACGCGAAGCCGGTTGCCGATCCTCACAGCGTCACCTCGTAGGGGTGGATTTGGATGTAATCGTAGTCGTCGATTCGACCGCGCGAGTCCACGCGGAGGGTTTGGACGTAGGCGTTCGCCCCCTCCTCCGTGGCGAACACGCCAAGGATGAAACGGTCCCCGTGGACCCAACCCGCCGTTACGATCCAGACGGTCATGCGGGCGATTACGCCCGGAGGCCGCGCAGCACAGCGGTGATCTGCTTGGCGGTGATCCCGTGGGCGGCACACAGGGTGTCGAGGCTCTCCCCGGCGAGGAGCCCGTCGATCACGGGGACCATGTGGGGTTGACCGATCCGGGCGAGATGGCGGCGCACCATGTCCACCCGGGATTTGCGGTCGAGCGCGTCGTCCGGTGACGCCTCCGCAGGGTCATGGTAGTCGGGGTCCATCCCTTCACGGGGGACCTCACGAACGGCGGCGGGGTGGACCACGGGGCGGAACGCTTTGCCCCGCTGGACCTCACGGGCCGTCTTCAGCCCGCGCGTGGCGCGGAGCGCGCCGTCCGTTGCCCAACGACGGAGCTCGGTGCTTGCGCTCTGGTACGCCCAGACGCGGAGCACGGACATCTGGACAGGCTTGCCGCCCTTGAGGAAGGGGGCGAGGGTGTCCTTCTCGATCAACCGGGCGAGGAAGGTCTGGACGTGATCCTCGATCACGTTGAGATCCCTCGACCGCGCCATCTTGGTCGAAAGGTGCGCCACGAGGATCTGGAACACCTTTGCGTTCCGCTCCAACCACCGGGCAGTGTAGTTGACCTCAGTCTCGTTGACCGCCTCGCGAACGGCCACGGCCAGTGGTGTCTCCGACCCCGCGAAGGAGACTACCGCCTCATCACCCGCGACAACCGCACGGGCGGCGGCAAGCGCCGCTGATCCCCCTGCCAACTTGTCCATTCTCAGAGCTCCTGTGGTGTCCCGTGAGGTCTAAGACCCTTGGGTTACGAGCGATGGGTATACACCCACGGGGGACGGGGCGCAAGACAAATCCGTTACGCCCTCTCCACGGAGCGGGGGGCGGGATTGTAACCGGGTTCGTTGGTCGTGTTATAGCGCCCTCGGGGTGTACCCCTCACGAGGAAGCGCATGAACCGTCTGGCATCGTTGTACAAGCTCGGGATGGCCCTCCGGGCCTACCGCATGATCAAGCAAGCGGGAGCGAACGATGACGCTCTGGCTCGGGCGCAGTTCTTGGAGGGGGTGCTCGGCAAGCCCTTCAACAGCGTGTCTGGGCGGGGTAGCCCCATGTCGGCCATCTCCAAGCTCCTGATGGAGCTCTATGGCGACCCGACGATGGACGTGAGCTCGTCCCCGTGGATGGCCCGCAACACCAGCACCTACGACAACATCGTCCGTGGCCTCGACTCGATGGTGCGCGGCAAGGGCGGCAAGACAGGCGAGGAGATCCTCCAAGAGGACCTCCTTCGGGGCCTCTCGGGGAAGGGCAACGTCTTCTACCGGGCGGGGCAGCAGTTCTCCCCGGACAGCATCAAGGCCGACCCCGACAGCGCCCTCGCGGACATGAAGGGCCGATCCTCGGCCTACGCCAAGAAGATGGCCATCGACGTGATCCGCTCGGAAAAGAGCCGCGACAAGAGAGAAGAGGGCTTCGGGGCTCCCGGTCACGAAGAGGACTCCTCGGAGCTCGTGCTCACGCTGGGTCGGGTCGAGGCGCTCGCCATCGACGACCCCAACGGAGCTTTCGGACGCGGCTTCCACGAGTGGATCAACAGCATCGCGGACAAGGTCCTCACGCCCGAAATGAGCGGGCGCGTGAAGGGCTACATCGATCTGAAGATGGAGGGGAGCAACATCTCCGACTCCGCTTACGCGGAGCAGATCGGTGTCATCCGCGAGTCCTTCGCGCGGGCCAAGAAGGTCTGGAGCGAAGCTGTAGAGAAGTCCTTCAACCAAGCCGCTTCGTCGGGTCGGTTCCCCAAGTTCATCGAAGACGCCCAGAACGCCGTCGCTCTGGCCAACGAGTTCCGCAGAAAGGCAGCAAGGAAGATCATGGCACGCAACCTCACCGCAGCGGAGCGAGACCTTCGCTCCAAGGTCATTCGTCTCGCCCACCAGAACCCCAGCCTCCGTCCGCACCTCCTCCCGCTCCTCAAGCAAGCCGACGCAGAGCCCTCGGCGGAACAGATGGCGAGCGAGATCATGGCGGGCCGTCCGTGGGGCGGCGACAACTACAAGCCCAAGGCCAAGGACTACGACGATCCCGCGCCGGGTCCGGGCTCGCCGCCCTGCCAGCCCGATGGCGAGGGCGGGTGCTACGAGCACACGGATATGTACAAGGGCTACGGCAGCACCAACTCGGGCTCCAACGGCTCGGCGGCGCGTCGCGAGTACAACAAGAAGTACCGCAAGATGATGGGTCTGTGACGGCTCACGTCGGTCGCTTCCCGCCGCCGACGAAGTAGTCCCAGTACGAGAACGCCGGGATCGAGTAGTACAACCACCCGCACCCGGCGCACACCCCACGGGGGCACGACATCTCGTCGCGCCCCCGTTTCCATTTCACCTCGCCCAGCGTCACCTTGCCCTTGCACTGGACGCAAGCCTTCAGCTTGTCGAGTTGGATCACGAAGGTGGTGCGGGCTGTATCGTCGGACATGGGTTCCTACGTTCTACCTTCACGGGCCGAGGACTTCATCCCGACGTTGAAAGACGGCACCGTTCACCTGCTGCTCACCGACCCCCCGTACTACGGCATCACGGATGACGCGTGGGACAACCAGTGGGCGAGCGACCGTGAGTTCGCGGATTGGTTGTCGGGCATCTTCCTCCGCGCCCTCCCGAAGCTCACCCCCACGGGCTCGTTGGTGTTCTTCGGCGGGCTGGGTAGGCACGGGTCGCACCCGCTGTTCCGGGTGGTGACGGCCCTCGAAGACGGGGGCTACACGTTCCGCAACTGGGTGACGTGGAAGAAGCGCCGCGCCTACGGCAAGTCGCACGACTACCTCTACGTTCGGGAGGAGATCCTCTGGTTCTCCAAGAACCCGGACCGGACGGCGGTGACGTTCAACAAGCCGTACACCGACGAGGTCCGTGGGTACGCGGGCTATGATCCCAAGTACCCCGCGCACAGCGAGTACAAGCGCGTCGGGAACGTGTGGACGGACATCGACCCGGTGATCGACGACGTGCCGGAACTGTTCCGGCCCAAGAGGTCGTGCCAGAAGCCAGACAAGCTCATGTCACGGCTGGTCGCCACGCACAGCAACGAGGGGGACTTGGTCGTGGACCCCTTCGCGGGATGGGGCAGCACGGGCATCGCCGCTGTCACCCTCGGGAGGAAGTTCCTCGGGTGCGAGGCCATCGAAGCGGATGCCCTTGCGGCGGATGGGCGCGTAACCGCCGCCGTGCCTATCATCTATGGTCTGTGAGGTAACGCCCGTGAAGGTACTTGGAATCTCGACCACCACGCACGCCTACGGCGAGTCGGCCAGCGGTGCGATGTTGGAAGCTGTGCTGCGGGTGGCAGCTTCGCGCGGTCACGAGGTGACCCTCCTCGACGCGGCCAAGCTCCACGTCGTCCAGAATCTCTCCTGCTACGCGGGCGGGGGTCGCAATTGTGCCCACCCCGACGCGGGTCCGTACCGCTGCTGGGCGCACAAGAACTCCGCGGACGACCCTGACGCCTACGGGGGCGTGGACGAGATGCCCGCCTTGTACGACGGGATTGCAGACGCCGACGTGGTGGTGTGGGCGACGAGCGTCCGGTGGATGTCTCACTCATCCCTCCTCCAGCGCGTAATCGAGCGCATGAACACGCTGGAGAACCGCGCATCCGTGTACGGCGAAGACAACCCTCTCACCGGGAAGTTGGCGGGGGTGCTGGTGGCGGGCCAGCACTATGAAGGGCAGAAGGTCGCGATCTGTCTTCAAGAGGTGTTCATCCGCCTTGGGTTCACCGTCCCGCTCGACGCCCAGATGGTGTGGCAACGCACCCTTGACCTCACCGTCGAACAGGGTGAGGGATCGAACCGCCCGCACGTCGCCGCGCACTTGGTGTCCCCCACGGGCCGGGGGCAGATCACCCGGTACCTCCAAGCTCTCGGGCTGTGACACCGTGAGGATCGCACACGTTTCTGACATTCACGGTCACTACAGCACCCTCGACCGGCTGGGGGGGGACGCGCCCGACCTTTGGGTAATCACGGGTGACTTCTTCCCCAACAAGACCCGGGGACACGTCCCGACCGAGACCCGCTGGCAGACCAACTGGTTCGGTTACAAGTCGTTCAGCATCCGGCGGCGGTTGATGGGGGCACCCGTGCTCTTGGTCCCCGGCAACCACGACTACGCCAACCTCGCAGGGCTCCTGCGCCGCGACGGGGTGGACGCCCAAGAAGTCACGCCCGATGGAGTGGAGTTTCGCGGCGTGCGCTTCGCGGGCTTCGGGCACATCCCGTTCATCGCGGGAGAATGGAACCGCGAGGTCACCGACGTGGAGCTCCACGAGCTCACCCACAGCACCCTCGACTGCGACCCGGACGTGCTCCTCACCCACAGCCCGCCCAACGGCATCCTCAACGGGCGCTACCCCGGCATCTCCTCCCTCACCACCGCCCTCACCTACCGCCCGCACAGGGTCACCCACCACCTGTTCGGGCACTGCCACGAGGACGGAGGCAAGAGCGTCGAGCACATGGGCATCACCTTCGTGAACAGCGCCACGACCCTCCAGTGGGTCGAGCTCCCGTAAGGCACCCCCCAGATCGAACAGAACGGCCCCTTCCGTGCCCGTTCTCTGGCCGGATGGGTGTCGGTAGCCAACGAGGGTCTAGGACGCCTCGGAAGGGCTGTCCGTGGGCTCCCACCGTGAGCCTATCAACCTCACAGGGTATGGACCCCGACGACGTTCGCATTCCACCCCCACCGCCGTCACCGAAGCTCAGTTTTCACTGGGTGCCCCGTCCACAAGGGGCGACGGGTCTGGAGGAGTGGTGCCAGTGGTTGAACTTCCTCGACGGGATTCTCACGTCGCACGCGCTCACAGGGGGGAGGTTCACGGAGCTCAACGGGCTGATGTCCCGTGCGTGGGGGGTCTCACCCCTGCTCTACGGCACGATGAAGTTCTGGCTGTTCTGGTTCGGGCTGAAGTGCTTGGAGAGGGCGTCCGTCAGCAAGGGAGCCCAAAGGGTCCGTGAGAGGGTTCTCCAAGGGATCTTCTTGGTGTTCCTGCTGGTGTTCCTCTGGCACCTCTTCGTCCTGTCACTTTCGCCTTGACCCCTCCCCCCCTCCCGTAGTAGCCCCCCAAGCTGGATCGTCACCCTCCCCCCGCAAGGGAGGAGGGGTTGTGGAACACCCTCCCGGTCTGGACCTCGTGAAGCTGCTCCCGTGGAAAGGGGTCGCCTCTCGACAAATAGCCCGGGGAAAGACAGGCACCTCCCCAACAGGGGTGCTTGAAGGATTCCAGACCGAAAAGGTCGTAGACAGGTGTACTGAACACCCAAGCAGTCGCTACCGACGATCCCTGAGAGACGACGAGGCAACCTGTAGATACCGACGAGGCAGACCCCCAAGCCCCTGAGAAGGCCAGTAGGGTCCGTCCCCAACCTCCCGGTGAGTAAGGGTTCCACCTCCCCTCTCCCAGCATTGAAAGGATGAAGCCAAGTGCCTACGGTAAGAGGCCCTGAGAGAGGTACGAAAGACTAGCTCTCGTTGCTCCCGACCTTCCCCGTTCCCGTTGGATCTGTTCGTAGGGAACGACTCCTCCCTCCTCCCAGAGAGGTAGAGAGGTAGTAGAGGGATAGATAGAAGGTTGGATGTAACTGGTACCAGAACCTACCACCACCAACAGAACCACACTCAGTCATCCCAATCTCAGTAACACCAACAGTCTCAGTAACAGCATCACCAGCATCAGTAACACCAGCACTACCCGTAGCAGTACCAGTAACCGTAGTAGTACCAGCACCAGTAGTAGACGCAGTACCAACGGATAGCCTTGACGGTCTGTAACAGCCCAAGAGAACCAATCCGACCTCTTTGAGAGGCTCGGGAGGGGTGAGGTGCGTCTAACGAGCCTATCACTCACGGAATCCTGTGAGTGACACGAGAACCTTGTTGCCGTTCCGTGGGTTGGTGGACAACTGCTGGAGCCTGTTGAGGGGAGACCTGTTCGTGAGCTTCCCTACGAGCTCTCGGTCACATCCCTCACGGGAAGTCTGTCTCCAGCCTATCGGGTACATCTGGCCGGGAGACTTCTGGGAGGGGCTGGTAGTCCCTACCCTTGCTGATCTGCTACGGAACCCCCCCACCTATCAGTTCGGGTGGAGGAACCCCCTCGCGAGGAATCTCGTGGAGGCGTATTTTCGGCGTTCCCTGACAGGATCGGTCTGGTCCTCGTGGGTGGACTTCTCTTTCTGACCGACTGACAGGAGACCCTCATGGCTGGTAGGCACATCACCCTCGACGCATCGGTTCGTGACCCCTCGGTGTTCTCCCACGACCACCTCCGGGGGTTCTTCCTCGGCCTCTGTGAGAAGCTGGACATGGAGATCATCCACGGACCCGTCTTCAAGGACGTGGGGATCGACCCTGCCAAGCTGGCAGCGGTCAAGTCCGGGGGGGTCTTCCAAGACGAGGGGGGTACCACCGGGATGGTGGTGATCAGCACCTCTCACATCTCGATCCACACTTGGGAGCTCCGTCGCTTCTTTCAACTCGACGTGTTCTCCTGCAAGAACTTCGACGGGGAAGCTGCCCTTCGGTTCATCTACGAGTCCCTCGGGGTCGTCCGCGCCAGCCTGTGCGAGATCGTCCGCTACGACGAGTACACCCCTCCGACCGTCATGCAGACCACCACCGTCGTCCGGTGACCCTCGGGGCGTAACGGCGGGAGGCCCTATGGTGGGCCTCCTGTACGGTGCCCACGGTGTACGTCCCAACCTCCTGCATCTTGTTTCACGGTCCCGGCTCGGAGGCTGCGGGTCACGCCGCCGCCACGGCTTTCGGGAGGTTGCTCCCCTTCACGGGGTCGTCCCTCAAGAAGGAGGGGGCACGGGAGCTCGTGTCCCTCCTCTCCCAGCGGGCCGTGGGCAGTGGCCGCTCGGCGGTGTTGGTCGGTCCCGTGGACGAGGTCAACCCCGCCACCAGTGATGTCCTCCTCAAGACCATCGAGGAGTTCAACCCGGACGGCACCCGCCCCTTCTTGTGGGCGTGGGACCTCGGCGGGGTGTCCCTCACCCTGCGGTCCCGGTGCGTCCTACGTTTCTGCCCCGGGGCGGACACCCGCACGGAGGACTACCTCTCCGTGGCCGAGTCCCTCGTCGGCGCGTACCGGGAGGGTGATTGGGTGACGGTGATCGAGACGGTGAAGGAGAGCGAGGGGTCAGACCTCCTCATCCGCGCCGTGGTGGACCTCCTCGCCCCCAAGCTCGCCGTCACCGACCCAGACCCAAGGCACGTCTCTCTCTGGGAGTGCCTTCGACCTCTGTTCAACGGGGCACCTCTCACGCCCGCTCGCTTGGTGGCAGCGTTCCTTCAAGCCGACCACCGGGCGGGGAGCCCGTGAAGCTCCCTGCGGCACTCTTGGTGGCGGGCACGGATGCCCACCGTCGCCGCGCGTTCGTCCGTGATCTCGTCACCAAGTGTGCGCGGGAGGGCTACGACACCCCGCCGTTGGACGGGACGGACAGGGCTGGTGTGCAGTCCCTCATGGGCTTTGTCGGGGTGCTGTCGTCCAAGCCCACCCTCGCCGTGGTCACGCACCCGGAGAAGTTGCACCCCGCCGACGTGGGCGACCACCTCCGTGACCCCAACCCCTGTCTCACCCTCCTGCTGGTGAGCGAGGTGGACAAGCCCTCGGGGGGCATCCTCGACGGGTTCCCCCCCGCCCAGACCAAGACGTTCACCCTCCCGCCCTTCTACAAGCTCGATGAGCACGCTGCGGAGTACGCGCGGGAGCTCGCCAAGTCTCGTGGTGTGGCCCTCCCTGATGGTCTCGCGCGGGCCATCGTGCGGAAGGTGGGCAACGACCTCGGGGTGGTCTACTACGAGATCGACAAGGCCGTCACCCTCGCCCGCGCCCTCGGTGTGGTCCTGCTGGAGCCCGCGCACCTCAAGGGGACTCTCGCGCCTCTCACGGAGCTCGATGGCAGCACCGTGGTGGAAGCACTGGGCACCCGTAACGCGAAGCTCCTCGCGGACGAGCTCACCCGGTACAAGAACTCCAAGAAGGGCGACCCCACCATCGAGCTCTGTGGGCGCACGCTCACACCCACGGTCCTCCGTTGGCTCCAAGCCGCTCATCTCCACGGCAAGGGGGTGTCACCCGCCAGCGCCTCTGGGAGGGTAGGGTCGAGCCCGTGGTACTGGGAGCACAAGGTTCTCCCCTGTGCGCGAGCATGGGGGACTGATGGGTGCCGGGATCTGGTGGGGGCCATCGCACGCGCGCAAAACGCCGTGTTCGACGGGGCTGTCAGCCCTTGGGCGTTGCTGGAATCCGGCCTCCTTCGATTGTCTCGGTGACCCCCGTTTGCCCTTTGATATCCGACCCGATGTACCCCCAGCGGGGGGGTCGGGGCGTCCACCCATCTTTTCCCCGACAACAACGCCTTGAGACGAGTGAGGAGTCAACTCATGCTCGACGGGAGCCCTTTCCCCAATCTTCTGAGTGAGTTCGTGTACACGCGCACCTACGCGCGCTGGTTGGAGGACGCCAAGCGCCGCGAATCGTGGCCCGAGACCGTCCTTCGTTACGTTGACTACATCTTCAAGGACAAGACCGTGCCGCACGGGCTCCGGGAGCGGGTCGAGAAGTTGATCCTCAACTTCGACGTGCTGGGTTCGATGCGGGCGTTGTGGTGCGCGGGTCCCGCGATGGACCGCGACAACGTGTGCGGGTACAACTGCTCGTCCCTGCCCGTGGACAACCTCCGGGCGTTCAGCGAGGCCCTCTACATCCTCATGCAGGGCACGGGCGTGGGTTTCAGCGTCGAGCGCACGTTCACCGACAACCTCCCGGAGATCGCCCAACCCACGGGCGACACCATCGACTACATCATCCAAGACAGCACCGAAGGCTGGGCCGATGCCGTGTACTTCGGGATGGTGCAGTACCACCTCGGGCACCGGGTCAACTGGAACTACTCGCTCATCCGGGCGAAGGGTGAACGCCTCCACACCAAGGGTGGGCGGGCCAGCGGGCCGGAACCCCTCAAGCGAGTGCTGGATTTCGCTGGAGAGACCATCGCCAACGCGGCGGGCCGTCGCCTGAAGCCCATCGAGGCGCACGACATCATGTGCATGATCGCGGAGATCGTGATGGTGGGCGGGTTCCGCCGCGCCAGCCTGATCTCCTTCAGCGACGTGGACGACGCGGAGATGCGCGACGCCAAGGACTGGTCGAAGGGGACGTTCCCGTCGATTCGGTACATGGCGAACAACAGCGCCGTGTACTTCGACCGCCCCACGGAGGAGGTGTTCTGGCGCGAGTGGAACTCCCTCGCCAAGTCGGGCTCGGGCGAGCGGGGTTTCTACATCGTCAGTCCCCAGAACGTCGTCAAGCGCGGCGGCGAGTTTCGCAGTAATCCCTGCGTCACCGGGGACACCCGCGTGATGACCGACCGTGGCATGGTCCAGATCCGTGACCTCGTCGGCAAGCCCTCCAAGCTCCTGCTCGACCAGCGGTTCGGCACGGACGGTTTCGGCCACACCACGGAAGCCGGGGCGTTCAAGACGGGCACGAAGGAAGTTTTCCGCCTCACCACGGAGGAGGGGTACACCCTGCGCCTCACGGCAGACCACCGTGTGATGACATCTCGCGGGTGGGTCGAGGCTCGTCACCTCACCCCCGCCGACCGGGTTCACGTCATCAACCACGGCGGTGGTTTCGGCACCAAGGGGGATGAGAACCTCGGGATGCTGGCCGGGTGGTTGTCGGGCGACGGCTGCGTGCTGGAGAACGGTGTCCCCCGCTTCTACTTCTACGGCGAGAAGCGTGAGCTCACGGCTCGCATGGCCGTGGCAGCGCAAGCCGTCACCGGGGGTGCGCTCCCGATGTTCCACACCTACCTCCCGATTGACCGTGACACCTTCCAGAGCGCGGACCTCCGCGAGTACCTCGGGGGGATGGCCAAGGGCCGGGTGCCGGAATTCGTCTGGCAGGGCACCAAGGACTGCCAGCGCGGTTACCTCTCGGCCCTGTTCAGTGCCGATGGGTCTGTGCAGGGAACCCGTGAGAAGGGGGCCTCGGTGCGTCTGTCGTCGGTGGAGGCAGACCTCCTCCGCGACGTGCAGATGCTCCTGCTCAATTTCGGCGTAGCGTCGAAGCTCTACTTGAACCGACACGAGGCGGGCACCCGCCTACTGCCCGATGGCAATGGTGGTCTGGCTCCGTACCCGTGCCAAGCGGATCACGAGCTCGTGGTGAGCAAGGCCAACCTCGTCGCGTTCCACCGCAACGTAGGCTTCATGCTGGCCTCCAAGGAGGCCAAGCTGACTGCGCTCGTCGATGGGTTCGTTCGTGGCCCCTACGCCGAAAAGTTCACCGCTCGGGTATCCACCATCGAGTCCTGCGGCGTCGAGGACGTGTACGACCTCACGGAGCCGACGACGCACTCGTTCGTGGCGAACGGCGTGGTGGTCCACAACTGCGGCGAGATCCTCCTGCGCTTCAAGCGGGCGACCGACCCGTGGACGGGCGCGGGCGGCGGTGGGCAGTTCTGCAACCTCACGGCGGCGGTGATGCGCCCGCACGACACCCTTGAAACGATGGCCGAGAAGGTTCACGCGGCGACGTGGCTGGGGGTGATTCAGTCCTCTTACACGCACTTCCCCTACCTTCGCCCCGCGTGGAAGGAGCTTTGCGACGAGGACCGCCTCGTGGGCGTGGACATCACGGGCCAGTGCGACAACCCGGCGCTCTCGGGCGACGAGGAAGCGATGACGTACCTCAATGCCCTCGCACGTTCGACGGCGATCATCGCGGCGGCAACCCTCAAGGTTAACCGCCCTGCGGCGATCACCTGCGGCAAGCCCAGCGGGAACTCGTCGCAGTTCGTGGACTGCGCCAGCGGGTTTCACACCCGCTACGCGAAGCACTACTTCCGGCACGTTCGGATTTCTTCCAAGGACCCGTTGTTCCACCTCGTGCGGGACCAAGGCGTACCCCTCTTCAAAGAGAACGGGCAGGAGCACTTGGAGGACGACAAGGTGGACGTGTGGGTGGCGCGGTTCCCGGTGAAGAGCCCCGATGGTGCGAAGCTCCGCGAGCACGAGCGGGCGCTTCAGCAGTTGGAGCGGTACCGCCAGATCATGCGGACGTGGTGCGGTGACAAGGGTCACAACCAGAGCGCGACCGTGTACGTCCGGGACGAAGAGTGGCAGGAAGTCGGTCAATGGCTCTGGGAGCACTTCGACGAGGTGACCGGGCTGTCGTTCCTGAACTACGACGGGGGCGCGTACCGCCTCGCCCCCTACGTCGAGATCACGGAGGAGGAGTACCTCGCCGCCCAGAAGGTGATGCCGCGCGTGCGGTTCGACCTGCTGCGTCGGTACGAAACGGGCGACATGGGCGACGGTGCCCGTGAAGCCGCGTGCGTGGGTGGGGCGTGCGACGTTTGACCGACCCCTCGCGAGGTCAGAAATGAGAAGGGCCGGGTCGCCTCGCGGTGACCCGGCCCTCTTCGTTTGACCCGTGTTGGTTACGGTCAGACGCTCTTGAGCGCGGCCATGAACTCGTTGTGGGCCTTCTCGACCTTCGCGCCCCCGCCGAAGATCACGTCGGTCGCGGCCTTCGCCACGGACACGATCTTGTCCCAGCCGTTCTTGATGTAGTCGCGGAACTTCGCGAGCACACCCACGATGGAGAACGCTTGCTTCTGGGCAGCGGTCTTGCTCGGGGACGCCTCGCGGGCCTCCAGCACGAACCCGTCGAGCGACACGCGCATGGTCTTGTGCTGCTCTTGGAGAGCCTCGTTCGTCGAGACGATGAACTTGGCGACCTCGTCACCGTACTTCGCCGCCACCGCCGCGAGCATCTGCTCCTGCACGGAGTTGAGGGTGCCCTTCACGGCCACGACCTTGAGCTTCGCTTGGGCCTCCACGAGAGAGGTCTTGCGCTCGATGATGACGTTGCCCTGCGCCTCCAAGTTCTCCTTGTAGGCGTCCTTGATCGCCTCGACGGCGTCCTTGTAGGTCTTGTCGGCTTCCTTCAGACGCTTGAGGAGGTCACCCGCCACCGCGTCGATCTCCGCTTGGATCGTCTTGAGGTGGGTCTCCGCAGCCGACAGGTCACGGATCTGGTTCGTGAACCCATCGTAGCCCTGCACCAGCACCGTGGGCATCTTCGACGCGGCGGTGCGGAGCGCGGTCTCGGCCTCCTCTTCGCGGAAGAGATGGGCGATGGCGCGGCGGTTGGGGTCACCCTTGGGGAGGGTGCTGGCGACACGGAGCAGTTGGGCCTTCAGATCGGACATGGGGTTTACCTCGTCTGTGTGGATGTCTCGCCCGCAACCAGACGGGCATCAACCCGTGGAGCTTATAGGCTCTTCAATCGGGCGTAACGTGAACTATGTCCCCGACTAGCAAGTCCCAGCCCATGTACTTCTCAGGGCGGGTCCATTCCGTCAACTTCTCGGACGAGGCCAAGGCGTTCTACGTCCTCCGCATGACCCTCGACGCGGAGTGCGTGCAGGGGGGCACGGGGGTCATCACCATCCGTGGGGACATCCCCGGGGTGAAGGTCGCCGTGGGCGCGTGGTTCGGCTGGGAGGGGGTGTGGGACGACCATCCCAAGTACGGGCGGCAAGTGAAGGTCACCCGCGCCCCGGTGCTGAAGGACGGGTGGGACAACGACACCTGTGTGAAGGTGCTGGTCTCGCAGGGCATCGGTCCCGCCGTTGCGGCGAAGCTCCGCGAGGCGTTCACGGACGACCTTGCGATTGCCCTTGCCGACCCGGAGCGGATCAAGACGGTGCCGGGGATGACCCCGTTCATCGCGGAGCACATCGCCCACAAGTGGAAGCTCGCCCGCAGTCAGTACCTCACCCTCGACTTCTTGGGTGACCTCGGGCTCCCGCAGGGCAAGATCCGACAGGTCTGGGAGGTGTTCGGGGACACGGCCCAAGACGTACTGGCCACCGACCCTTGGTCTTTGTTGAAGATCGACGGTGTCACGTTCGATGACTGCGACGTGGTCGCCCGTCGCTTGGGTTTGGACTGCTCGCCGTCCAACCTCAACCGCGTGAAGGGCGCGGTTTACCACGCGACCAAGACCAGCAAGGGGATGGGGCACCTCTATCTCTCGTCGGGAGAACTCTTGGGTGCCGTGCGCCCGCTGGACCCGCTCATGTCCGACCGGGACATCGCCGCTGGGCTCAAGGCTCTCGTAGAGGATGCCCGTCTGGTGGTGGACCGGGCGACACTCCCCGGACTCACGGCCATCTACGACCCGTGGTCCTTCAAGACCGAGAGCGGATCGGCGGATGTCCTTCGGGACAGGCTCGCGACCGCTGCGATCCCTCCCGACCGCGCCGCGAGGTACGCCAAGGCGCTCCTTGGGGAGGAGACTCCCGGTCTGACCCTCCGTGAGGCCGGGGCTCAGTACCTCTCCAAGGTGGGCACCAGCCTCGGTATCTCTCTCTCCTCGGCGCAGATGGGGGCTGTGCTCAACGCCCTCACCGAGTCCGTGTCCGTCATCACGGGACTCCCGGGCTCGGGCAAGACGACCTCCCTCCGCATGGCTCTCACCCTCCTCCACGAAGCCGGGATGGTCCCTCTGGTGGTCGCGCCTACGGGCATTGCCGCGAAGCGGGTGGCGTCGGTCACGGGCGTCACTGCGAGCACAATCCACCGCGCCTTCAAGGCCAAGGGGATCGAGAGCGAGGACGGGCGAGAAGTCACCTACGCTGGGGTGGTGGGCGACCGGAGCGAAGCCTCCGTGAGCAACGGTGCCGACGAGCAATGGGGCTACGGCCCCAACAACCCGCACCCCGCTGAGGTGGTGGTGATCGACGAGTCCAGCATGGTGGACCAAGCCGTCCTGTACCGCATCCTCACCTGCACCCGCGCCGACACCCGTCTGGTGTTCGTCGGTGACGCAGCGCAGCTACCCTCGGTGGGCGCGGGCAACGTCCTGCGCGACATCATCGCCTCGGGGCGCTTCCCCACGGTGTCTCTCACGGAGATCTTTCGCCAATCCGACACCAGCCCCATCGTGACGGCAGCGCACGACATCTTCCACGGGCGTGTGCCAGAAGCTCCCCTTCAGTCGGACTTCCGGCTGTTCCCGCTGGCCGACGAGGACGAAGTGTTGAAGCTGGTGCTCAACCTGTCCGAGAAGCTCTACGGGCAGCGGGCCAATTTCCAAGTTCTGTCCCCCCGGCACGCGGGCACCTTGGGCGTGACCAACCTCAACACCCGGTTGCGTGCGATCCTCAACCCCGCGCAGCACGGGCTCCACGAGATGACCGTGGGCGGTGAGGTTCTCCGTGAGGGCGACCGGGTGATCGTGAGCAAGAACGACTACAAACTCGGGGTCTTCAACGGCGACGTGGCCAAGATCAATCGCATCGACAAGAACGCCAAGATGGTCGAGATCAAGATCCACGGACCGCCCGTGGTGATGGTCTCGGTCCCGTTCGCCAAGGTAGGGACACTCCTCCGTCTCGCGTATGCCGTGACCGTTCACCGTTGTCAGGGCTTGGAGTACGACGTGGTGGTGATGCCCTTGGTTGGGAGCTTCGCCCACCAACTCCAGAGGAACCTCTTCTACACGGCCATCACCCGCGCCAAGAAGAAGGTGTTGTTGGTCGGCACCTACAGCGCGATGGTGCGAGCGGTGGACAACAACCGCGAAGACGCTCGGAACACGCTCTTTTCCCACCGTCTGCGAGCGTAAGGGTCAGGGAGAGGACACACACACAATGAGCAACGACGAGCTTCGGGCACTGGTGCAGCGGGTCAAGGCGGGTCTGAGGATCACCAAGGTGGTCGCGACCCGCTCGGTGAAGGGACGGGGCGGCGACACCTTCGCGGGTTTCTCTGCCGCGTGGAACAGCGTGCAGGAGGACGGCGGGCAGGGGCTCGTCTCCAGCACCGACGACGGCGAGGAGTCTCAGACCCTCACAGGCATGACGATGCAGGAAGGCATCGTGGCGTCCATCCTCGTGGCCCGTGAGGCCGACATTGCGGCGTATCGTAACGCTGCGGCGGGTGGAAACATCTCGCAGTCCCACGCTGACGCGGCCATCGCGGCCATTCGCAGCAACTACAGCAAGATGCTCGTGCAAGCCCTTGGGAACGATGTCAACAAGTGACCCCATGCTCGACCCCTCTCACATCGAGGGGTTGTACACGTCCCTCGGCGCGATGCAGGTCGAGCTCGACGCGGACCCTCTGGAGCTCGGCCCCAAGCGGCTGAACGCCAAGATCGCGGAGTGCCGGGGGATGCTCTCCCGGTGCGAGCGGATCTTCCTCGACGTGTCGCAGTCCCTCCACCGCTACAAGCGGGAGCACCGCGCAGCATCCGCCGACTTCAAGCTCCGTATGCGCGACCTCCTCACCAACGACCCAGAGGTGAGAATGGGTCGGAACGTGACGGACCGTGAGGCCATCGCGGCCAACAAGATGCGCCCGGAAGCAGAGGAGATCGACCGTCTCACGGCGTGCGTGGAGGACTTGGAAGCGGTCATCACGGTGGTCCGCACCAAGCGCGCCGACCTCAAGGACATACAGGGGCGGCTGAAGGACCAACTCAAGGTCTGCCAAGAGGAGATCTCCCTTGGCGGGCGCTGGGGGCGGGGTCAGCCGTCTCTCCGTCGCGATCCCGGTAGTGACTCGGTGAACGCCTTCTTGGGCGAGCTCTCACACACGCCGCGCGCGGCGGATGAGAACTTGGGTCCCGCTGTCGAGCTCTTGGGCGACACCACGGCACCCACTGACCGGGTGTTGGAGGCCCTCCCCGACGAGGTGCCCGTTCTGATCACGTCACACCCCGACACGGAAGTGTTCACCGACAAGGGCATCGACGACATCCTCGACATTCTTGGGGCTCTCTGAAAAAAAAATCGGAGCCCGCCCCCCACTGAGCGTAACAACACCTGCGAGCAACCTGTCCCAACCACTGACCCGCTCGCACCAAGGAAGACAACATGAGCAGCTATCAAGAGATCGGCTTCGGCGTCAACGACTCCACCATCGGGGTCAAGGGCAAGCGTTTCAAGGCGAAGGAGGGCGAGACGTACCGCGTCAGCTTCGTCTGGTGGCCGGGGCTGGAGGAGGGCAAGCCTGACCTCAACGCCCAGACCCCGCGCTTCATGGGCGCGAAGCGGCTGTACATCGCGGGCGTCGGCTACTTCATCTCCAAGTCCCCGGAGTACGAGCGTCTCGCCGGGAGCGCGGCGAAGATGTACGTCGGAACCGTGATCTGCAAGTGGCCCACGGACAACCGTGGCAACCTCGACAAGGGGCGCTTCGCCTCGGGCGACTTTGAGATCAACTCGTGGGTGATGAGCACCGACAAGTACCGCGCCATCGAGTCTCGCCACCGCGAGTTCCCGCTGGGCGAGCACGACCTCACGCTGTCCTGCACGGACACCCAGTTCCAGAAGATCGACATCAGCCCGTGCCGGGAGAGCCTCTTCCGCAAGATCGTGGAGAAGGACCCGGAGCGCGCAAAGACGATCATCGCGGAGGCGGCGGCAGTGGCCCGTGACCTCCCCCGCGACCTCGCCCAAGACCTCACTCTCGACCAGATCCGCGAAAAGATGGGCAAGGGTGGCGGCGCTTCTCCCGTGGCTCACACCGGGACCACGACGAACAACAGCGCCGACTTCGACGGGATGCTCGACGACATCTTGAAGTGAGAGTATCGTAGTCCACGGCGCACGACCGGCACCTCGGGGGCTCCCCCCCCCTCCCCCGACCCAAGCCTTCGCGCGCCTAGAAGGGCGCACCGGGTTCCCCCTTCCCCGGTGCGCCCTTCGCCTATTTCGGAGACCCTCCATGAAGGTCATTGGACTCGACCCCTCACTTTCTAATTTCGGGTGGGCAATCCACGACACCACGGCCACGGGCCAAGCCCGGTGCATCGCGCGGGGTAGGCATTCCACCCCCGCCGACATGACCTTCGTGGACCGCTACACGTTCATGCGGGATTCGTTGCGGGAGCTCATTCAGAGGCACCAACCCGACAAGGTGGGGATCGAGAGCCCGTTCTTCGGCGGCACGTTCAGCGAGGGGATGTACGCGCTGTTCGTCTACTCCAACGAGGCTCTCAAGCTGGAGCGCCGCGACGTGGTGTACTTCTCGCCCCTCCAAGTGAAGGCGCACGCGCGGGAGTCTCTCGGTCGCCCCGACAAGTGGAAGATGCAGAAGCCCGACATGGTCGCGGCGATGAAGCACGACCTCGGCGGTGGCGGCAAGAACGTCAACCACAACGAGGCCGACGCCTACTTGGTGGGCCGTCTCGCAGGGCGGTTCTGGCGCTACCTCGACGGGGATCTCACGGACGCGGACCTCACCCCGGAGGAGCGTAAGCTCTTCGCAGAAGTCCACACCTACCAACGCGGCAAGAGCGCGGGGAAAACAGAGAGAAAGGGATTGGTCTACCGTGAAGAAGACAGGTTCTTCCGCTGGTCGAAAGCGGGTGGTGGGGGTACGTCCCCGTGAACTCCAGACGCTCCTGCACTGCTCGATGCGCTACGCCCTCGGGCGCATGACGTATATGCCGGGGCTGGTCCAAGACCTCATCCGGGAGTACCGGGAAGTGTTCACCAACGAGATGCTGCGGCAACTCGCGGACGAGATCCAGAGCGAGCACGACCTCCGTGGTGGCAAGCTCGGCATGGACTTCGACACGACGGGGTGGTTGCAGTTTCGCGATTGGCTCCGGGCGACTGCCGACGCGGGCGTAACCTACCAGCCCCCATCACCTCAACCCAAGGAGTAGCCCCAATGGCCACCGCCAAGAAATCTGCCGCCGCCCCCAAGGTCTCTGCCCTCACCCGCGCCCGTTCCGCCATCAAGACCGTCTTGAAGGAAGACCCCACGGTCCCTCTGTCCGAAGAGCTCCTCAAGCAGTCCACCCCGCACATCCCCACGGGATCTCTGATCGTGGACTACGCCATCGGCGGGAAGATCAACAAGTGGGGCATCGCGCCGTGCCCCGGCCTCCCCCGTGGCCGCATCACCCAGTTGTACGGCCAGAACTCGGCGGGGAAGACCACCCTCGCCCTCACCATCGCGGCGTCCGTGTGCGCGGCGGGTGGGACGGTCGCGTACATCGATTGGGAGCACGAGGTCGAGCCCCGCTACGCGAGCGCGCTCGGGGTTCCCATCAGCGACGAGTCCCGGTTCCTCCTCGTCCAGCCCGACTCTCTGGAGGACGGGATGAAGGCGATGGCCGTGTACATCAACGAGGGGGTGGACCTGATCGTCCTCGACTCGGTGGGCGCGGGCAAGCCCGAAGCGCAGGTGAACCGTGAGGTGGGTGAGATCGGTGACCAGACCCGTGTGGGCATCGTCGCCCAGAAGTGGTCCGAGTTCCTGCCCCAAGTGAAGATGATGATGTCCAAGTCGGGCACCACCATCCTCGCCATCTCTCAGCTTCGCAAGACCATCGCGGCCATGACGGGCGGTCCCGACAGCGCCCCGCAGGGTGGCGAGGCGTGGAAGTTCTACACCAGCGTCCGCCTCATGCTCCGGGTCTTCCAGAAGGAGAAGGCCAAGCAGTTCGACCCGCTGACGGGCAAGATGGAGGAGAAGGTGGTCGGCACCATCGTCGCCCTCAAGCTCGACAAGTGCAAGGTGAGCGATTCTGTCAACAACGAGTTCAAGTTCTACCTCAAGTCGGGCTACGGCATCGACAACACCCGCTCGGTGGTGGAGCTCGCGCTCAACCACAAGATCATCACCAAGTCCGGGGCGTGGTACTCGTGGCCCACGGGACCCAAGGGAGAGGTCCGGTCGCAGGGCTTGGAGGGTCTCCTCAAGGCCATCAACGACGACCCCAAGAACCTCCAGACGCTCTTCGCCCAAGTGACGCCCAAGCTCATGCAGCAGACGGCCAACGTGGAAGCCCCCGTCGAAGACGAAGACACCAGTGAGCTCGATGCCCTCCTCTCGTCGGTCCACGGCGTAAAGGCTCCCGCCACCGTCGAAGACGAGGGCTGACGGGAGCTCGGCAGATGACGGTCAAGATTCGGGTACGAGACTTTCAGTCCATCGAGGATGCGGAGATCGAGGTCTCGGGTCTGACCGTCATCACGGGCCAGAACAACACCGGGAAGTCCGCCATGCTGCGCGCCGTCCACGGCGTGTTCACCAACGCTCGCGGAACCAAGTACGTCCGTCACGGCAGGGACCAGTGCTCCGTCACCGTCACGTTCGGTGACGGGCGCTCGGTCACATGGGAGAAGGGCGAGAAGGTCAACCGCTACACCGTGGACGGCAAGGTGCTGGACAAGGTGGGTTCGGGAGTCCCCGTCGAGGTGGAGTCCTTTGGCGTGGTGCCCATCACGGCGTCGGGACGTGAGCTCTGGCCCCAGTTCGCACCACAGTTCACCGGGCAGGTGTTCCTGCTCGACCAGCCCGGGTCGGTGCTGGCCGAGTCCGTCGCGGACGTGTCTCGGGTGGGGGTGCTGAACGAGGCTCTGAGAAATACCCAGAGTGACAAGCGCGCCCTGTCATCGGAGCTCAAGGTCCGCCTTGGTGACGTGGTCCGGTACGAGGCACAGGAGGCGTCCTACGCAGGGCTGGACACGGTGGAAGCCCTCGCCCAAGAAGCCGAGATCCTCCACAGGCAGGTGGCCGACACTCAGCGCCAACTGGAAGGGGTCATCACCCTCCGAGACGCCATCACTGCCCGCACCCAGACTCTTCTCGACCTCCGTCCCGTGGAAGGGGTTGCGGTGCCGGGTGGGGTAGACGAGGCCCGCTCAACCCTCAACCTACTGGACGACGCCCTCGACCTCCAAGCCAAGCTCGGAGGGGTCACCCGCTCCCTTGAAGTTCTGGCCCCTGTGGCTGGGGTCACCGTCCCCGACGATACGGACACCACCCGCGCTCGCAAAGTGTCTGACGCCTTGTCCCTCGTCGCAGATCTCCGTGACCGGATGCGACCGTTCATGGACGTGGTGGGTGAGGGGGGAGCTCTCCGCGAGGTGGCGACCGACGACCTCCCCGACGTGGACGGGGCGTCCAAGGGGCTCTTGGGGTTGGCCGACCTTCGCGCGATGCAGGACACCCTCACCGCTCGACAGACGGCCATCACCGCGTGCCGCTCCGACCTCCAGCGCACCACGGAGGAGTACGAGGTGGCCGTCCACGAGGTGCAGGAGATCATCGGGGACGCGGGTAGCTGCCCTATATGCGGTCACCCCTAGAGGTGCCCGCCATGCGAAGGCTGTTTCCGCTGTTCGTGTTTCTCACGTTCGTTTCGTCGTGCAAGTGCCGACAGACGGGCGTGATCTACCCCACCAACGCTTGCACCAACGGTTCTACCACCTGCATGAACGGGCGTCCCTACGCTTGCGGGGGTGGTGCTTGGCGTCCCGTGGGCGACGTGACGTGTGCGGCTGTGGGCGGCGTGTGCTGCCTCGACGCAGTCTCACAGGTCCATGCGTGTGTGGCCCAAGACCGCTGCGCCCCCACCACGTCGGGAGGTAACCGACCATGAGCGACATCGCCATCGCTGCCAAGGTGCTTCAAGACTTCTTGTCGTCGGAGTTCGGGTTCACCGTCCACGACAAGGAGACCTCGACCCTCATGAAGGCCGTCGCCTTCGGGATGGACGTGGGGTCGGCGTTCTCGCCGGGGCTCCCCAAGGGCGAGGACTTCATGACCCGCTTCGCGACGACCATTGGGAAGGAAGTGTTCCTGCCCAAGTCCATCCGGGACAACCCCGCGTCGCTGATCGAAGTGGTCACGCACGAGGCCCAGCACGTCATCCAGTTCAACGACACCCACGTCGAGTTCGCGTGGTTCTACCTGACGGATGCGTCGGCGCGGGCGCAGTTTGAGGCTGACGCCTACGCGAGCGGTCTCTCCCTGCGGTGCTGGCTCACGGGGGAGACTCCCAATGAGAGCATCCCGTGGGTGCTGGACTCCCTCGTGAAGTCCTACCACCTCAAGGCCGAGGACAAGGTCTACGCCGAGGCCGCTCTGAAGTCTCACATGGCGAGCCTGTCGTCGGGCCTCGTGATGACCCGCGCCGCGCGCAGCGCCATCGTGTTCCTCGACAAGAACTACCCCGATCTCAAGGGCTCCGTTCAGTGAAGCCCGTCGAGACGTACTACCACTGCACCTACGCGCGAAACCTAAGCGCGATTGCGAAGAAGGGTCTGCGCCCTTCGGCAACGCCCGTACTGATGCGTGCGGCACCGGGCAACCTTCGGGGCGTGTACCTTTCGGATTCGGGAGGGTTGCCCTTCTGGTTCCGCAAGCTGATCGACTGGGCGCAGCACGATTCGGACAACCCCGTCGAAGATGGGATGGTCCCGGTGGTGTTGCGGGTCACCACGGCGTGTGACACCGTCGAGGACGTTGCGGGATCGCAAGACTCGGGGAACGAAGCGGTCGTGTGCTCCCGCCCCATCGTGCCCGGAGCGATTCGGGTGTGGGACGGGAGCTCGTGGGTGCCGGTGTCTCAGGGGGTCGATCAAGACCGTGGGGCGCAATGGGTCGAGGACGAAGATTTCGACCTCGGCGGCTACTACGAGCTACTGGGCCCCTACGAGAGCCCGCTCATGCCACGCGACCGGGCGTAACGTCTGGGCACCATGCCCGTCACCCTCATCTGGCGAACCTAATCTCGTTGCGCTAGGCTTGCGGACGGTGCATACTTCCCGTATGCACGAACGGCGACACGCCTCTCGTACTTTTACTTGTGCCTGTGGCAAGATCGTCACGGGAAAAGTCCGTATGGGCGATGACCTTTGTTTGGCCTGCCACCTCAACACTAGACCGAAGTATCCCCGTAAAGGGGTTGAAGTTCCGTGCGAGTGGTGCGGGAACTGGGTGTACCTAACCCGTTCGGCGCATCAATCTTCGGGCCATATTTTTTGCTCCAGAGAGCATAGCAACGAATGGTGGCGTCGGGATCAAGTTGTCTTGACGTGTAAGGTTTGTGGGAAAACACGCAGGGAGGCCAAATCCCACGCCAATCGGTACAAGGTGTCTTACTGTTCCTTGTCTTGCCGAAACTCTGACCCCGATATGAGGGAACAACTGCATCAAGCCAGCTTGATGCAAGAAATCCTCTTTGAGTCCAGTGCCGAGAAATTGGGTTTTTCTTTTTTGGATGCGCTAGGTGTCAGCTACGAGAAACAACATCCCATCAAAAGCAAGTTCATCGTCGATGCCTTGATACCACACGTCAAGGTGGTCTTGGAATTCGATGGGGACTACTGGCACGGAAATCCCACCCTCTACAAGACGCCGGATGCGAGGCAAATTCGGCAGATGAAGCGGGATGCGGCTCGGGACACCTACTTGGGCTCATGTGGGTATCGGGTGGTTCGTATTTGGGAGTCCGACCTGAAGCGTAATGCCGATGCAGTCAAATCTCGTCTGTGCTCGATCCTCATGGTGTCTCAATGATAACGCTTGTGTGGAGGACCGACGTACACCTGTCGGATCACACCCCCCGCTCGCGTACGGACAATTGGACGGACACGGTTCTTCGTAAGCTCTCCGACATCGGTGAGATCGCCCGCAAATCGGGTGCGAACGCCGTGATCGACGGCGGGGACTTCTTCGACATCAAGGCACCGGGCCGGAACTCTCACGCCTTGATTCAGCGGGTCATGGCCGTCCACCGGGACTACCCCTGCCCGGTGTTCGCGAACGTCGGCAACCACGACTGCGTGTACGGGGACTACAGCTACCTTCCGCAGCAACCTCTGGGAGTTCTGTACGAGGCCGGGACGTTCCGCCGTCTGTACGACGAGCACGAGGCCGTGTTCACCCTCCCCGGCATCAAGGTCCGGGTGGTGGGTGTGCCCTACCACGGGGTGAAGTACGACATGGACCGCCTTGCCCGGATCAAGAGGGGTGACGAGGACTACTTGGTGGTGGTCTGCCACCTGCTGGCCAGCCCGACGCAGTCCACCATGTTCGACGCCGAGGACGTGATCCGGTACGACACGCTGGACGACCTCCCCGACGTGGACGTGTGGGCCTTCGGTCACTGGCACAAGGACCAAGGGATCGAGCTCACCCCCGGCGGCAAGACGGTGGTCAACATCGGGAGCCTCACCCGGGGGGCTCTCTCCCAAGACAACCTTGACCGGGTGCCCTCCGTGGCCGTGATGCGCTTCGACCGCGACGGGTTCACCGTCGAGAAGCTCTCCGTCCCCCACGCCCCGGCCAACGAGGTGTTCGACCTTGAGAAGCGGGACAAGGAGCAGATCCAGCAGACGATGATCGAGGAGTTCGTCGATCACCTGTCGCAGACCTTCGCCCCGTCAGCCCAGAAATCCCTCACGGATGCTGTGAGGGACATTCCCGGCGTGCCCGACTCCGTGCGCGAAAAGGCCATCAACTACATCGAGCGGGCGGGCGGGCGGTAGAGTTTCTGCGTGTCGCAGAGATACCTCTATTGGAGTTCACTGGAGCAGTACGAGCTCTGTCCCCGGTCTTTCCTCTGGGGTCATGGGTACGGGACCATCGACCTTGGGCGGGGGCCGGGTCGGTCGAAGGCCAAGCCCGAGAAGGACAGCAAGCACCACGCGGTGATGGGCATTGTGCTCGCCCGGGCCGTCGAGCACCTGTACAACGACGAGATGTGGCGCGAGCCCGAGACGCTCGTCCAGAAGCTCACGGACTTGGTGACCCGCGAGTTCACCTTCGCCCTCAACGAGCACTACATCGATTGGAACGAGGCCCCGCCCAAGTCGGAAATGCTGGACGTGTGCTTGAAGGGGGTGACGGGCTACCTCAAGACGATGAAGGCCAACAGGCTCTTGGGTCCCTACGCCAAGAGCGAGGTGGACCTGACCGCATGGGTGGACCAGTACACGCCCGTGGGCGGGCGTCCCGATGTGATCGTCCGTCGTGACGACACCGGGATCACCATCCTCGATGGCAAGAACTCCCTCACCCCCGGCAAGTACACCAACCCCGACCAGCTTCGGTGGTACGCCCTCTGTTTCTACCTCGCGTACAACACCCTGCCCAACCGTCTGGCCTTCGTGTATTTCCGGTACCCCGAGGGGACACCTCCCAAGGATCACCCGGAGGGTGCCCCGTGGACCGGGCTGGTAGAGGTTCCCTTCACCCGTGAGGACCTCAAGACCATCGGGGTGCGCGCCAAGGAGACGCACCGGGCGATGCAGAAGGAGCTCTTCGACCCGTCCCCGTCTGCCAAGGCGTGTCGGTTCTGCGACTACAAGACGGTGTGCGACGCGGCGCATCAGCCCACCCCGCGCAAGCCGAAGTCTCTGCCCGTGGTCGAGGGCACGGTCGAGCACACGATTTCCAATTCTGACGGGATCGTTGAGTTCGGGTTCGACGTGGGCGTAAAGACCAAGCCATGACCACCGCACCCGACTTGAAGGCTCGCCTTGACCTCGCGGTCAAGCGCCGGGACGACTTGGCCGCGAAGCGCCAACGGCTACTCATCCGTCTGGAGGAAGCAGAACGCTCGCTGGAGGAGCTCCGTGCCAAGTGTCGGGCCAAGAACATCGACCCGGACAAGCTGGACGAGGTGATCGCCAAGCTGACCACGTCTCTGGAGGCCACCGTGGCCAACTTGGAGGCGAAGCTGTCCGAGGCCGAGAAAGCCCTTGAACCCTTCACCAACAGAAAGTGACCGTGACCGTGAACCTCAACAGCACCGACCTCAACGCCGCGCTCAAGGTGGTCCGCACCACCGTGGGCTCATCCAGCGACATCTCGTCCCACTACGTCTTCCGCATCCGTGAGGGTGGTCTGGAGGTGCTCTCCTACGACGGGCGCACGTTCTCCTCGTGCGTCGTGCCGCACACCAAGAGCGACGAGGACATGACCTTCACGGTCGAGGCGAGGCGTGTCCACGTTCTCCTCGACAGCGTGGGTGACAACCAAGCTCTCGACGTGTCCGTGGCCGAGAGCGAGGTGGTCTTCCGCACCCCCCGTGGGAAGATGTCCTTCTCGTCCCTCGACCCGTCCCTGTTCCCCTACTGGGACGACGTTCTGGCTGGGGCCACGCTGACGGCTACGGTCCTCTCCGACCGTCTGCACGGCGCGCTCGGCCACGCCAAGCAGTTCATCTACGATCAGGAGAGCAAGAACCCCGGGCTGTGCGTGGCCGAGTTCCGTGGCGGGGTGCTCCACTGCACCGACCAGATGGCCGTGAGCTTCGTCAGGATGCCGGGGCTGGAGTCCTGCAAGCTGCGGGTCTTCGTGAAGGACCTCCCCAACGTCCTGTCATTTCTCGCCACGGCGAAGGGCGAGGACGTGGAGGTGCTGGAGTCCGACCGCGCGAGCTTCATCCGGCGCAAGGACGGGGCCGTGTTCGGTGAGGCCCTGTACGCGCATCGGTTCCCCGACATCTCGGTGGATTGGTCGCTGGAAGACGACCAGACGTGGAGCATCTTCCAAGAAGAGCTCCTCGACGGGGTCAAGTTCCTTCAGTCCGGGGCGAGGACCGACGAGCCCAAGGTTCGGTTCACCCGCGAGGGGGACAAGATCAACCTCGCGATGACCGCCGTCAGCGGCAAGCCCCTGCCCCTCTCTGTCCCCTTGGTGGAGTTCAAACAGAAGGACGGGGGCGTAACGGAGATGCCGACGTTCGCCGTGACGGACACCTACCTCTCCAAGATGCTCAACGGGAACATCAACACCAAGGTGTCGCTGGGCGTGACCAAGAAGGGCTCTGGGGGGTGGGTTCGTGTTCGCGACGACCGAGGCACGGACACCTACCACACCACGGTCGCATGGTTGAAGAACGCCTAAGAACCCTCAACAACTCCCTGCGTCTTGCACAGGGCCGTCGCGAGGAAGTGCGACGGTCCCTGCAAGACGCACGGGATGCTGTGGCCCGCATCGAGAACGAGTCACAGTTACTCGATCACGTCGCCGCCTTGCTCCACACCCTCATCGACGGAGAGATCACCGAAGGTGTAACCGCCATTCAGTCCCTTCAGACCGAGGGGGTTCGGGCGGTGTTCAACGATCAAGACCTCACGGTGAGAGCCGACGTGGAGGTGTCCCGGGGCAAGGTGAACGTGTCCCTCGTCACCACCCAGCGGAAAGAGAACGGGGACGTGATCGAGGGACTCGCCCTCGATGGGTTTGGCGGTGCCGTCAGCACCGTGCAGGGGATTCTCCTGCGGCTCGCCATCCTCTTCCGGCGCGGGCTACGTCCCGTGCTGTTCCTCGACGAGACGCTGCCAGCTTTCGATGATCGCTACGTCCACAACATGGCAGCGTTCCTCAAGACCCTCTGCAAGCGCATGGGCGTGGACATCCTGCTGGTGACCCACAACCCGACGTTGGTCGATGCCGGGGATCGTGCGTACCGTATCCGGCGGGACAAAGGGTTCTGCACGTTCCACAGGATCACCCCATGAAAAGCGAAGGTCAGGTGCGCCACAAGCTCCAGCAGGTGACGTACCGCCACCTCCAGCGGGCTATCCGCACGAAGCTCTCCCGCCGACCCGAGAATTGCACGCACAACCGCCGTGTGAAGCTCCCGGTGATCGAAGACGAGATTCGGTACTGCCACGTTCGGAAAGACGCGGACGGCGACGCTCTTGTCTGCGACGAGTGCTACGACGGGCTGGAGCGCGCCGCGCAGTGTCCCGCGTTTGAATGCGCCCACACCAAGGACGGGGTGAAGGCCGACTTCACCGATTTCTTGCGGGGGTCCGACGTGGCGACCATCGCCGCCCAGTACCCGGACCTCGCGGCCCTTCTCTGGACGCTGGACGACGCCGACCCCGTACCCATCGACGTGGGCACGGACCCCGACCCGCCGAAAGCCCCGGAACCCCCCGCCCCTCCGTACCAGATCCTCTACCTGCACCAAGATGGTGGCGCGGTCCCCGTCCCGATCATCCCCAACACCTTCCACCGGGCCGTGGTCCACAACCCGGTCACCTTCACGCTTCCCGCCGTCGAGGGTGACAAGTGAGCCTCCTCCAATCGGTCAAGATGACGGGGGCGGCAAAGGGCGTCCCGCTGTTCGTCGAGGTGCCCGTCCACCCGGAGACCTCCCCCTACCTCGTGACGAGCAACAAGGGGCTGCTGTGGATCGACAGCAGCTTCAACGGGGTCTTGCGATCCGCCGTGCTGCGCTCGCCGTGGTCCACCGTCGCGGGCGACACCTCTGCGGCGGTGGTACGGGCCATCCGTCAGCGGGGCACAGAACTGTCGTGGGGCAACGCCTTCCCGTTCACCGACGCGGGGGTGCGCGCGGCCCGTGAGTACCTCAAGACCTACGATCTCAACGAGTGTGACCTACTTCACCGACCAGCGGCACCGTGGGTTCCCGAAGGCTGCGCCGTGCTGGTCCCGAAGGACCGTTCGTACCTTGGCATCGTCGGTGAGCTTGGGGAGGGCGCGCACACCGTGGTGATACACAACCCATCGCGCGGGATGGCCGTGCTGGGTGCGTGGTGACGTTCTTTTGGCTATTCCCTTCCTACGCCCATGGACACCCTGCGATCCAAGGTAATCCGGTTGGCCCACGAGAACCCAGAACTACGTCCTCACCTTCTCCCTCTTCTCAAGACGGCCAGTAGATCCTTGGATCAACTGCGGGCGGACTTGGAAAAGGTGAGTCAGGTTTCGTTCGCTCGGAACGTGCAAAACAATCGCCGCTACACCCCGGAGCAGAAGGCGAAGGCGGTGGAGAAGGCCGATGCCATTCTTCAGTCCGGGGAGGTGGACTACCTCCTCAAGATTTCCAACCGTGATACGGACCGCTTGACGGACATCTTGACCTTGATCCGTTCGGGGGGGCCGAGGATCGGCACGGCGCATAGCAAGGCTGAAGATGACGCCGAGCGATACGTCCGCGAATTGGAGTTCTTGTCCAAGTTCAGCACCCTTCCCGAGATGGTCCCCGTGGACCGTCAATTGATGACGGGCAAGTTCCACACGCGGGATTTCGGGGGTCTGGATACGCTGGCTCAACGGATTCAGTCGGTCAACACCGAGAATCAACTCAGCCGCGAAGATTCCGAGAGGCTCTTGGCCGAATGGCGTTCCCGCACCTTCGGTCCCGACAGGGGCAGCGACCCCCTCAATTTCGGGGATCGTTACCGGGATTGATGCCGTGGTCCACCGTCGCGCGGGACACCTCCGCTGATGTCGTGCGGGCGTAACGTCCCCCGTGAACTCCCCCATCGGTGAGTGGCTGGAAGCCCATCTCACCACCCTCCCCCTCTCCGAAGACTGCGAAGGCTACCTGCTGGGGCGAGGCGCGAGCCCCGACACCATCGAGCGGTTGGGCATCCGCGAGTGGGAGCCAGCATCTACCCCCGCTCCCAGCGAGCACTTCACGTCCCGCTACGGTCGGCACGGCGAGAAGCTGACCGAGATGGTCACGATCCCCCTGCGTGGCCCCACGGGCACGCTCACGGGGATCGAAGCCCGTTCGTGGCACGAGAAGCGGGTGACGGACTTCCGGGTACCCGAGGCCGAGTGGAACCCCGTCGCTCTCGGCCTACCGAGGGCGGCGGAAGCCATGTGGGCGGGCGGGTCCGTGTGGGTGGTCGAGGGCGTGTACGACCTGTGCGCCTTGGATTGGTGCATCCCCAAGACCGACGCGGTGATCTCGACCCTGCGAGCGGGTCTGGGCAAAGACGTGCTGGAGTTCTTGGCCCGGTTCTGCACCAACACCGTGTACATGGTGTACGACAACGACGAGACGGGACGCAAAGCCACCCACGGCTGGAAAGACCCCGCCACGGGGAAGTACCGCCCCGGCGCTCTCGACCTCCTCAAGCGGTCGGGCGTCCGTGCCGTGGACTACCGCTACCGGGGGAAGGACCCCGGCGAGGTGTGGCGGGCCGGGGGACTTGCCAAGTTACGGGAGACGTTCACCGGGCTATAGGCAAGGCAGGGATGAGGTCTACCACCATGTCCAACGATCTTCGTTCCAAGGTTATCCGTCTGGCACACCAGAACCCGGCCCTTCGCCCACACCTTCTGCCCCTCCTCAAGGGTGGTAACAAGGTCGCATCCGCCGAGAGCGACTTCATCGACGGGTACATCGAAGGTCTGTTGCATACGTCCGACGACGAGGATGGTCGGCCTCTCAACCGCAGCTACAACGCCCGTGACCTTGACTCTGCATCTCTCCACAACATTCAGCAGCGGTGTCGGAAGTTCCTGTCCATGCCGGGTGTCGAGGAACTGATTGATGGTCGCGAGGAAGAAGCCGGGACAGACTTCTGGCTCACTCACAACGGCCACGGGGCTGGGTTCTGGGACGGGGATTGGGAGGATGACGCCGGGAAGATCCTCACGGCTGCTTCCAAGAAGTTTTCCGAGAGCTACGTCTACGTTGAAGACGGATCAGTCTTCGTAGACTGACACTCTGCGGGCGTAATAGCCCGCATGAGCCCCGAAGCTATCGTCATCGCCATCCTCGCCCTGTTCCCCCACATGAGCGGGAACAACCGCCGCTGCATCGAGACGCAGCAAGACCGCATCGTCCAACAGCTTCGTGAGGTATCCCAGCCCTACGAGCCCGGTGCGCCTGTCCCCCCGGTGGAGCTCACCGCTGCCGTTGCCTTCGCGGAGACGCACCTTGGGTGCGACATCCACGAAGGGGGCAACTGGGGTGCGCCCATCGACCCGCAGCACCGTCACACCGCCGGGACGCATATGCACGCCGTTCGTGCCCTCTCCCGCGGCTACCAGCAGTGCGGGGATTGGGACGGGGCCATCATGCGGTTCCGCACCGGGCTGTGTAACCCCCGGCGCAGCCCGTCGGAGCGGGTCCGCCAGCAGGGGGCGCACTACCTACGGGTGATCCACCGCATCGTGGAGCGGGTTCGTCGGCACGCCGAAGAAGTACACGGCGAATGATCTGTGAGGAGAGCGATTGGGAGCCGAATGAAGACGCTTGGCTCCGCCCCCTTCGTGGTGGGCGGGTGGTACGGCTTCGATTCAAGGGCGGGTACCGCCGCCCGTTCGGTTGGGAACATCCCCTCTGGGCGGGGGAGCGATCTCGGTTTTCGGTGCTCTCTGCCCGCCCGTCCGCCACGGGCGTAAGTACCCGTATGAACCCCCCTACCAAGCCCAAGCCCACGGACACCCGTTACCTCGTCGTTAGCGGCGGCGGTTGGGACAGCTTCGTTCCGTCTTGGGTGCCCGTCGCGTCTCGCGGCTCGAACGTGCCTGCGAACCGTTACTTCAGCTTGGGGTTTCGGTGCGCGTTGCGGGGAAGGGAACCCCGAGTATGAACCCCCCCACCACCAAGCCCACCGACACCGTCTTTCGCGGCGGCTGTTGGAACTTCAGCGGACCGTCGTGGGTGCGCGCCGCGTCTCGCAACGCGCTCGTGCCTGCTTACCGTGGCAGCGCCTTGGGGTTTCGGTGCGCGTTGCGGGGAAGGGAACCCCGAACGTGAAGCCCACCACCAAGCCCACCGCCGACACCCGTTACCTCGTCATCCGCGGCGGCAGTTGGAACATCCCGTGGTGGGTGAGCGCCGCGTCTCGCGGCACGCGCGTGCCTGCGTTCCGTGTCTACCTCATCGGGTTTCGGTGCGCGTTGCGGGGAAGGGAACCCCGAGTATGAACCCCCCCACCACCAAGCCCTCCGACACCCTCCTCCGCGTCTTTCGAGGCGGCAGTTGGCTCCACAGCGTACCGTCGAGGGGGCGCGCCGCGTCTCGCGACACGGACGTGCCTGCGTACCGTCTCAACTACCTCGGTTTTCGGTGCGCCCTTCGGGGAAGGGAACCCCGAGTATGAACCCTCCTACCAAGCCCTCCGACACCCGTCTCCGCGTCTACCGCGGCGGCGGTTGGAGCTTCAACGTGCCGTCGTGGGTGCGCGCCGCGTCTCGCAACGCGAACGGGCCTGCGTACCGTGGCAGCTTCATCGGGTTCCGGTGCGCGTTGCGGGCGAGGGAACCCCGAGTATGAAGCCCCCTACCAAGCCCAAGCCCAAGCCCAAGCCCAAGCCCAAGCCCACGGACACCCGTCTCCGCGTCTTCCGCGGCGGCAGTTGGATCAGCGACGTACCGTCGTGGGTGCGCGCCGCGTCTCGCAACGCGGACGAGCCTGCGTACCGTAACATCAACTTGGGGTTTCGGTGCGCGCTGCGGGGAAGGGAACCACGGGCGTAAGTACCTATATGGACGACGACACACTCAAGCAGTTCCTCCGATGGCGCGGTGTCCGCAACCCATGCCCCAAGTGCAGTGGTCGCGGCTGCTACCCGTACAGCAGCGGGGCGACGTGGCGGGGAGGGATGGGCACGGCGTCGATGGCTTGGGACGTGTGCGACGTGTGCTGGGGCACGGGCGACGAGCACCGTCACGGCGTGGACCTCCGCAAGCAGCGGGACGAGTTCAACGCCACCGTGGCCTTGGAAGCCGGGAAGCACCTTTCCCTAGCCGTGGGCGGTATCACCGTAACGCGCCCTGCCATCGAGGCCATCGCGGACGAACTGGACCGCCTTGCACGGGGCCGGAAGGACCGCCCCCGGCACTTTTACACGTTGGTGGGCTACCTCGCGGACAAGGTGCGGGACATGGCGAAGGTGCCGACGTGAGCGAGCCCCGGTACGAGTATGTGAACGTTGGGGTCTCGACGGGCCACCGTTGCGATTTCTGCGGAGAAGAGATACGGGACCCAAGTTGGGGTCTGCGCCGCGTGTGCAGCCTCCCCCCGGAGCACAAGGGGCACCCGTTGGGGCCGTGCCCCATGACGTGCGTGCAGACGTATGCGTGCCGCTCTTGTGCGCTGGCGGCGGGAAAGCATCCCTAGTCGTGAACGGCGACAACGAAGCGGCCTACCGCGCCGAGATCGCGGGTGCCCGGAAGGCCCTCGCCGCCGTGGTCGCGATGCTGGAGTCCTGCAACGACCGTATCGTGCCCATCGGGTGGGACAGGACGGCATGGGAAGGTTTCTGCCTTCACCGCTACAATGCGGCTGACGACGTGCGGGCGATGAAGCCCGAGGACATTCTGACGGAACGCTGAAAGGACAGACGACGATGGCAACGGATACATGGGAAGCTGGCAAGGACGTGTGGGAGCTCGTGCAGCACCACATCTCTCACAATCACCCCAACCTCGCGCTGGTGGACAAGGAGATCGCCGTGATCTTCCGGGGCAAGGCTAGCAAGTCGGGCGGGCAGGTGGTGCTGGGCAAGTCCCGCAAGGCCAGCGCCCTGTTCAAGGTGCTGGGCAAGGCGGACTACAAGTTCATCTTGGAGATCGCCGGGGACGAGTGGGGCAAGCTGGGCAACGAGCAGCGCAGCGCCCTGATCGACCACCTCCTGTGCGCGTGCAAGGTGGAGGAGGACGAGAAGACGGGCGACCTCAAGTTCTCTATCGCCTCGCCCGAGGTGAGCTTCTTCTGGGACGAGCTCAAGCGCCACGGTGATTGGCGTCCGCGCCCGCAGCAGGAAGCGGGCGACAGCACCAACGTCGAAGGGGTGCTGGGCATGATGGGCGGGGACAAGGCCGACGACGAAGCCTAGCCCCCCCCGGTAGGGCACCTATCCCCCACCGGGGGTAGGAGCCCTACCGTGACGTCTCTCCGTTCCAGCGTCATCCGCCTCGCCCACGCACAACCGGCCCTGCGCCCGCACCTCCTACCCCTCCTCAAGACGGCAGACGACGACGGCGACTACACCGACGAGGAGTACGCCTTCCTCCTGTGGACGCGGAAGTACGAGCGCCGACAAGAGGCCGTGCTTCGCAAGTGGGAGGACAAGTACGAGCGGGAACTGAACGCCGTGGGTGACGGGTTGATCGCTGACCTCGAAGCCCTCAAGGCGCTGGTGCGCTTCTGGTTCTGGCAGCGCAAGGGCAACTACCGGGACACCCCCGGCGAGGAGGCCCCCAACTTCAAGGGGGCCGTGGACGCGATGTTCCACCGCCGCCGCAAGGCCCTTGTGGAAGTGAAGGACATCACGGATCGCATGGTCGCACGGGTCGCGGCGATCTCGGGTTCCGCCCTCTTTGGGGACGACTTCCTTGATGACCTGAACCGATTGGTGTCCGAGTACGAGCGGGAGTTCCAATCCCGGTAGCGTCTGCCCGTGCCCCCTCCCACCGTCTACTTCGTCCAGTCTGACTTCCCCGACGGCCCGGTGAAGATCGGGTACACGGGAAGGAGGGTGCGGCAACGGTTGGCTGAAGGCCAGACCTTCGCCCACCAAGAACTCACCCTGTTGGCCGAGACCTACGGCACGATGGCCGACGAGGCCAAGCTACACCGTCTGTTCGCCCACCAGCGGGTGCGGGGGGAGTGGTTCCGCTACGAGGGGGGGCTCCAAGAGCTCGTCATGATGCTCGCCCTTGAGGAAGGCACGCTCCAAGCGTGGCTGGACGCGCACGACCTGTGACGCGGTATCCCGTCTCTACGGAGCGCCCTGTGTGAGCAAGGTCATCAACACCGCCGGGATGACCCCCTTTGAGGTGGTCGTTGACGGCACGGTCCCGGCCACCACCCGGTTCGTGCGTGCCCTCATCCGCACCAATGCCAAAGTCGGCAACTCGCAGACGCACGCCAAGAGCCAGATGAAGTTCTTGGTGTGGATCGCCCCCACGATGATCGCCACCTTTGAGGCGTTCTGCGTCCCGCTTTCCTTCCAGTTCGTGAGCGCCACCGTGATCCGTCCCGATGGCACTCTCGACCCTGCGAAGGCCGGGGCGGGCAAGCCCCGCTAGCTCACCCGATCATCTCCCCGACCCGGGCGGCGAGCGCGGCGACGTGCTTGCACGCGACCTTGCGCTGCGTGCAGTCCGGGCAGGTGCAGTGGAACCCTCGCCGGGGGCCGAGGGTGATTCGGGTGGCGTACTTGCCACCCTCGCCCGTGCGGGCGGTGACCCCGTTGAGGGTCGCGCCGTTGAGGGAGAGCTTCACGCTCTCCACCGTGACGGTCGCCGCCCGGACGGCGCGGGCGGGGTCGGTCACGCCCGCGAGAGCGCGGAGGGCGGCGGACACGGTGGAGGCGGCGGGGGCGACGGCGGTGGTCATCGTGTTCATAAACCCACCACGGAGCACCCCCCGTCCCTGTAACCGAGAATCGACATGGGGCCATAGGTAGGGTGGCGGCATGACTCGACCCGTGACTGCCCTCTTCCAGCCCACCGTCATCCTCCTTGCAGAAATGTCTCTCGTCCCTCAAGGTCTCGATGACCTCGTGGAGTGGGTCGGGGACTACCGCCCGGAGTGCCTCCCCGGTGAGAGCCCCACGGGCATGGACCTGTTCCCCCACGGTGGTGCGCGCGACGACGGGGGTGTGCTCACGGGCAATGAGCTCTTGGTCGAGCTCGCGGGCCGAAATTGTTATGACAAGGAGACCGAGGTACTCACGGAAACTGGGTGGGTGAAGTTCCCGGACCTCCCCCAAGGTGTGCCCATCGCCACGTACAACCAAGGTACCGGGATGGTCGAGTATCAAGTACCGACGGACTACATCCAGAAGAAGTACACCGGGGCGATGTATCGGGTGGATTCCCGGTCAGTCTCTCTTCGTGTGACCGAAGACCATGACATCTGGCATGGGGATCGGAGCCGCTGGTGGAGCTTCTCACCGGCTCGCGAGGTGGCTGGCCATTCCTACAGGCTCCTCCGTACGGCACCCTATGCAGGGGATGGGTTCGTGGAGCCCTTCTGGGAGGTTCCCACTGACAAGTCTCTGGCATGGGCTACGTTTCTCGGGTATCTCGTGACCGAGGGTTATGTGTTCGACGGGCGCGGGAGGGGCACTGGATCAAGGGTCACTCTTTTCCAGAAGCCTGCGAAGGCAGGTCCCATTCTCGCGTGTCTGGCAGAACTGGGTTTCACCCCCCGTGTCCAGACCGATGCGCGGAATGGTGTTCTCCAGATCACTGTGGGGAACACCAAACTCGCACAGGCACTCCTCCCTTGGGCGGGGGTGCCGTCTCATCACAAGCGTCTCCCCAACCATGTTTTCAACTGGCCGATGGGTGTTCGGGCTGCGCTGGTCAACGCCATGATGGCTGGTGATGGGACCGTCACCAATGGGCACCGGGTCTTCTACACGTCTTCACCGGGGCTCGCTGAAGACATGCAGCGCCTCATCACTCTCTCCGGGAAACCGGGGTCTCTGCACAACGTCCAGAGGGTGCAACGGGAGACCGGGTTCTCGTCGCGTCACCCGAGCTACACTGTTCGGGAGTGTGGACGGAACGAAGTCACCATCAACAAGCACGGTGTGGCCCATGACGGGTGGGAGGAGACATCAGATGAGGATGTCTACTGCGTGACGGTGCCCAATCGAACCCTTCTCGTCCGCCGTGACCGGAAGGTGGTGGTGTGTGCAAATTGCTACCACTCCTACGGGGCCAAGGCGGGCAAGAAGTCCAACGCCCAGTACATCGCCCACACCCAGAGCGGGGCCGTCCCGCACCGCTCGATCATGTACCACGCCAAGATGACCTTCTTCGTCGGCGGCATCTCTCGGCGGGTCAGTCACGAGCTCATCCGCCACTACGTCGGCGCGGACAGGTCCGAGGAAGGTTCACCGTCGCAGGAGTCCACCCGGTACACTCACCACCCGGGGCACTTCGTCGTCCCCCCGAAGATGGCCGAGGACGGTAACGCCGTGGAGCAGTTCATGGCGTCGATGAGCTCCGCGTACACCGCGTACCACGAGTACATCGAGCGGGAGGTCGAAGCCTATCGTGCGGCATCGGGCGAGGAGCCCAAGGGGCTGTCCCGCAAGCGCATCTATGAGGCGGCGGCGGGGTTGCTCCCGATGCAAGCTGCCACGTCCCTCGTCTGGACGGCGAACCCGGTGAGCCTCGCGAAGATGTTTTTGGAGCGTACGGACGAGAGCTCCGACGCGGAGTTCCGGCGTCTCGCCCTGCACTGGCAGAAGTTGTGTGTCGCCCGGTGGCCCAATCTGTTTCCGAGGGCGTAAGGTAGCTCCGGTGCCGCAAGGCGTGGAGGTTCGACCCCTCTCGCTCGCACTGGAGACGGCAATGCACACCCTGCTTCAAGGCTTCTATCACGTCGGGCGCGACCCTTTCCCCGAGCACCTCTGCACCCTCCCCAACTCTCGGGAGCCCGAGGTCATGGATTCTTCCGGCGACGCCTACCACGTCGTGGTTCTCGTAGATTGCAGGTTTTCCGTGCATGGTAGGATCGCCAAGATGAAGCCCTACACGGCCCGCGACGACGAAGACGGTTCGTTGCTATACGGGTGGGTAGACGCGAACGGCAACTTTTCGGACCACGGCGAGAAGTACATCCACGGCGACCATGAGAAGGTGGTCGCTTGGAAGCCGTGCCCTGCCGACTTCGACCTTCGAGTGTGACCGAAAACTGAGGGAAAAGCACATGGCTTGGGACGCGAACGGATCGCCCATCGAGGGCTCTCAACACCACACCCCTGCTCCTACCCCCTCCCCCTCCCCGTCGCGTAAGGGAGCCCTCTCCGACCTCTTCGTCGGATACCGGGAGGCGCTTTCGCTTGCCCTGTCGGACGGCGACCTGTCGAAGCTGGACGAGGCTCACGAGGCCCTCAAGTCCCGCATCCGTGAGGACCGACTTCGATGATCCGCAACCTTCGCAAGATGTCCTACGCCCGACTCGCCGCCATCTCACACGCACCCGAGGTCAAGGCGGAGTTGGAACGCCGAAGGCTTCGCCGCTCCGTTCGCAAGCCTTCAGGGCAACCGAGCAATGACTACGACCTGATCGTGAGAGACACGGTGGACCGTGTGCGGAGCGCGATCCTTGCGAAGATACTTTCCAATCTCGGCCTCCCCTCGCGGGGGTAGGTCAACACGGACGGGTGCCCGAGCGGCCAAAGGGAGCAGACTGTAAATCTGCCGGTTCACGCCTACGTTGGTTCAAATCCAACTCCGTCCACCGCCCGGTACAGGGACCACCGGGCACCCCCACACTCGGTCCCAGCACACACGGAGACACACATGAGCACGTCCGGTTATGAGATCCGCCACGCCCTCCTGACCCAAGCGCGGGAGATGCTGTCCGAGCAGTGGCACGCCGCGATGGAAGTCGAGCGCACCAGCGCCGAGCGGGAGAACCGCAACCCGGTCCTGATCCCCGCCCCCACGGTGGACGAGATCAAGGCCACCGCCGAGTCCCTGTACGAGTTCGTGCAGAAGAAGTGACCCGCCCCGTGCAGGGCGTAACACGGGGATGCAACCTCTCCCCTGTCCTGATCTCACCAAGTTCGTGAACACAACCATGTACGAACGCACCCTCACATCCGACGGCTACGAACGCACCCTCACAGCCAAGTTCCTGACTGGACTTCTTCACAGCCCGGTCTACCGGCGAGCGCACGGCATCGACCGGGTCACGTCGGACATCCATCAGTACCTGTCCCCCCACGACAAGAGAGGGAACGTCCCCACGGTGTTGCTGCACTATGTGGAGTCTGCCAAGGGAAAGACCCGCCTTGCGGTGAGCGTGCTTCTCAGGAGCGACCCAGAAGGTTCGGTGTCATCCATCCAAGGGGATCTCACCCGAGGAGCCAACCTCGCAGCGGCAATGTGCGCCAAACTGGGGCTGGTGATGTTCGCTACCGTCCCCATCTCTTACACGACCAATATGTCTGGGTTGCATATCACATCCGTAGGGGTTCTGGACTTGGGGAGGGCGTAATACAAACATGAGCGAGCGCACCGGGACGATTCAGATGATGTGGGACTGTTCCCACTGCGGCACCCGCAACCCCGGGATGGGGGGCAAAGAGCGGGAGAGCCTCAAGTGCTCCACCTGCCCGTGTCCGTGCAGCACAGCGTAAGGGGGGATAGCCATGTCGCTAGACACGAAGCACCGCCCCCGCACCTACGCCGACGTTCTCGGCCAGCGCGAAACGATCACGATCCTCAAGCAGTACGTCTCGACGGGCGCGGGCTTTCATCAGTCCTACCTGTTCGCGGGGCCGTTCGGGAGCGGCAAGACGACCCTCGCACGGGTGCTCGCCCGAGCTCTGCTGTGCGCCGCCCCGGTAGACGGCGAGCCCTGCGACCGTTGCACGTCCTGTACATCCCTCTTGGAGGGTGGCACCTCGCCCGATTTCTCCGAGATCGACGCGGCCACCAACAGCGGCAAGGACTCCGTCCGTCGCATCGTGGACGAGATTCAGTACAGCACCTTCAGCGGGAAGCGGAAGCTGTACCTGCTGGACGAGTCCCACCGTCTGTCCACGGACGCCCTCGACGCGCTTCTCAAGCCTCTGGAGGACACCTACCCCGGCACGCAGGACAAGATGCTCGTGTGCATCTTCTGCACGACCGAGCCCGAGCGGATGCGAAACACCATCCTGTCTCGGTGCGCCCCAGCGTTCGTCGTTCGCCCGGTACTCCCTGCTCAAGTGGGGGAGCGTTTGGCGATGGTCTGTGACTCCGAGGGCATCACCTACGAGCGCCCCGCCCTCGATCTGATCGGTGAGATCACCGAGTGCCACATCCGCGACGCACTCAAGGCCGTGGAAGGCGTGTCGATGCTGGGGGGGATCACCGTCGCCAACGTGGCCCAGTACCTCCACCTCGACTACGCGAACACGGTGCTGGAGATCCTTGGGGCGCTGAAGACGGACCTCCCGACCGCCCTCGCTCGCGCCGAGGGGCTCCTCAAGACCATGTCCCCCATCACCCTGTACGAGAAGTTGTCGGACATGGCGATGCTCTGTTACAGGAGCTCCCTTGGCTCCGTTGCGGTTCCGACCTACCTCGACCGCGCTCTCGTGGAGGACGTGGGCAAGTCCGTGGGGGACTCCCTCCTCGACTACGCCGAGAAGCTCTCTGCCCGACCCGGTCGGCCTACCGCCGCGATGTTGGTCTGCGACCTGTCGCAGTTGCACCGAGGTCCGAGGTCCGTTACCGTCGAGCCCCCAAAAGCACCGACCCCCAGCGTTCGCCCCAAGACAGAGGGTAACGTCAAGCCACCCGATGATAAGCCATCTATCGTGGATTCGGTGTACATCAACCCACGCGCGGTCAACGCCCGCGTGCCTGACGCTTCACCGCCGCCCGTCTCGTCTGCTCCGTCCGCTTACAAGCCGTTGGAGTTCTTTCAACTCGTCAAGCGCAGAGTGACCGAACTCACGACGCAGAACGGGTCAGACGTTGGACAAGCGGGACGAAACGACATGGGCGACTTTGGAACTCACCAAGGCGGGTGAGGGAAAAGCCATTGAGGGGGGTCTGTCCCGGTCTCTGCGCTCGTTGTTGGGGGTGGACGAGTCCTTCCCGGTCTTCGTGCCCTATGCCAGTTACACCAAGGGGGGCCGCACCGTATCGGTGCGACTGATCGAGGGCTATGCCTTCGTCGGCACGGGCCTTCCCGAGGTCAAGTACTTCGGGCTGGAGCGGTCTGCTCTGGTGGCGCGGGTCTTCTCGGCCAGCATGAACGGGATGCGTGTCCTACACACGCTCCCCAACACCGAGATCGAGGGGATGCGGTCGCGCCTCTCGGAGTCCATGAGCGCCGATTTTGAGGTCGGCACGAGGGTGCGGATCACCGGGGGCAACTATCGCGACCTTGAGGGAACCATCGTTGACCTGTACGACAAGAAGCTCGCGGTCCGGGTGGAGTTCCGTTCGCTCACCTCGATTGTCGTCGTCCCTCGCAACTTGGCGGCTTTCATAACCCCCGACGACTCACCCAAGCCCGAGACCGATGAGCCTCTGTCCCTTGACGAACTGATGGAGAGCGGGGAATGGACATGACGTGGTTGCTCAACGTGTCCCCCGAGGACACGATCATGTCTTTCGGCAGCATCTTCACCGACCCCGACGAGGACGACCTCCAAGTGATCGAGCGGGTCCGCAAGATCCTCGACCGCCTCCCGGTGATCGAGGCGGACTTCGTTGATCTGTATTTCTTCCGGCACATCCGGCAGACGGACATCGCGGCGATCTTCGGGGTGAGCCAGCCCACGGTTTGTTACCGCCTCCAGCGGGCGATCCAGCGGATCAAGTACCTGTTGGAGGTGCCCAAGGTCGAACTGGAGCCTCTTCGCGCCGACCTGCGGCGCTTCTTCACGGACCCGGTGGACATCGAGATCCTCGTCCTCATGTACGAGACCACCTGCCAGAGTGAAACTGCCAAGCGTCTGGGCGTGACCCAAGGGTTCGTGCGGCACAGGTTCATCCGCTCGGCCAAGAGGTTGAACACCCACCCCTCGATGCACTTCTACGGCGAGGTGTTCGCGACCGTCTCGCGTAACCTCAACCTCCTCCGCGAGGTGCAGCGGACCTTCCCGACGATCCGGTCGGGCTACGTCCTCGACTCTTAGCCCCGGCGCTATCTTCCCTATCCACCCCCGTGGGGTAGGTGACAACCTTGAAGACCCCTCCTTCGACGGTGCGCGTGGTGATGGCCAAGTCGGTGGCGAACCGATGGCTCCAAGGGATCACCCGCAGCGAGTACCGCTTCATGATCTTCGGGTTCGCCCATCCGTCGAAGGCCAAGAAGTTTGCCTCGACCCTGCGCTCCATCCGCGACCGTCAGCACAAGCAAGCCTCTGTGTCCCTCCCAGCCATCTCCGACCTTGGGGTGAAGGATCGCGGCGACATGGTGGAGGTGTGGTCCTCCAACGTCGAAGCTCTCCGCAAGCTCGCCAAGGTGGCCGAGGCGATGGGGCTCAACACCGACTTCATCTGGTGACGGACGATGGCTTTCCAGCGCACCAACTTCGACTTCACCTACCGTAGTGGTGTCTCTCCGAACTACTACTACTTCACGATCAGCATCGACCAAGGCGGGTTGATCTCGGTCAAGAACATCGAGAGCCCACAGGGGCGGATCGTTGACTCACAGACTTCCATCCCGCAGTCCGTGACCGACGACATTCAGTCGGCCATCGCCCAAGTGGAGAACTTTGTGGCCCAGACCAGCGCCGTGAATGGACAACTGACCTTCGCCGGGGAAACCACCAAGACGGTGACCTTCGTGACGCCGTTCGTGGGCACGTCCTACCGGGTGGTGTTCTCGGTGCAGGACTTCGTGCCCGTGCGGGTCACGGGGAAAACCACTACCGGGTTTCAAGTCCAAGTCGGCGTGGTTTATACCGGAATTGTGGGATATGATGTCTTTGTCTAGGGCCAAACTGGGCGGTGTTTACCGCATCAATCTGTCCCCGATCCACTTCTATGTAGGCCGCACCTCTGATCTTTCCCGGAGGGCTCAGACGCATCTGCGGCTTCTCCGTCAGGGCAAGCATGAGAACGGGTATATGCAGCGGGTGTTCAACCAGTACCTCCAGTTTGAGTGGGAGATTTTGTTGCCCTGCGCGAGCACGGAGGATGCTGTAAAAGCCGAGCAGTTCTTGCTCAACAGCTTGTTCAGGACAGATGGTTGCGTGAACCTGAGCCAGAATGCGGTGTACGGCCCCGGAATGACCGGGAAGCGGCACACCGAAGCCACGAAGAAGCTGATTAGGGAGGCCAGAACCTACCAGACCTTTTCTGATGAAACTCGGCAGAAAATGTCCCGTGCGAATAAGGGGAACCAGAGAGCCCGAGGGCACCGTCATCAGAAGTCGGATGATCTGCGACGAAGGATGTCGGAGGCCCAAAAGGGGAGGGCCTTCACAGAAGCCCATCGCCAAGCTCTGTCTCAGGCTTGGAAGAGTAGACCCCCAGTTTCGGATGCAACACGTCAGAAATTATCTACGGCCCAAAAAGCTCGTTGGGAAAAGGTACGTCTAGGGCAAACCGTTACCAGCCCGAGCGAGGATTGAACAATGCCGCAACCGAACTTCCAAGTGGACGGGCTGAGGGTCGAGCCCGGATCGGGTCAGACCCTCACCATCACCCGCGACGCCGCCACGGGCTCCCTGCGGTTCACCGACGCCGTGGTCCCGGGCGGCATCAACCTCGCGTCCCTCGCGGGGCTGGGCACCATCGCGGGCGTGTTGGTGGTGGGCGCTTCGGGCACGGGCGCGCAATACACGACCGTCCAGAGCGCGATCAACGCCGTCCCGGCGAATGCCAGCCTCACGAACCCCTACGTCGTCCTTGTGATGCCGGGGGTGTACAGCGAGAATCTCACCATCGAGAAGGCCGGGATCACCGTGCAGGGCATCGGGCGCGCGGTGATCCAAGCCGCGAGCGTGGCGGGGACGGTCACGGTGCAGGAAGCCGTCGCTTCCGTCCCGACCTCCCTCACCCTGCGAAACCTCGTGCTCGTCAACGCCAACAACGGCGAGGCGTGCGTGGACATCGTCGGCGGCGCGGGTAGCACCGTGGGCGCAGACGGGATCACCCTCGACGGGTGCGATCTCCGTCCCACGGGCGTGGGCGGGTACACGGTGTACGCCGACACGGTGAACTACGTCACCCTCACGGGGTGCCAAGCCACGGGTGCTCCCGGCACGGCGAGCCTTCGGGTGAACCAGTGTGCGGGTTTCACCGCCCTCAACAGCACCCTCCCTGCCGTCCAAGCGGACTACACCACGGCGGGCAGCATCCCTTCGGTGGTGGGCAGTGCCTACTACCTGTCGGGATGTCCCTCCGTTGGGAACGTCCTTTCGACACTCACCAACGCCGGGTCGCTGGTCATCAGCGGGTGCCCCTCCGTGGGGAATCTGACCCTCAACGGAAACCGCACCCTCGCTGTAACCACCTCCAGCGTCGGAAACGTCACGGTCAACGGCACCACGGCTGCGACGCTCCGTAACTCGACGCGAGGTACGGCTGCGGGCGCGGGCACCCTGCTGGAGTCCCAACTGTCGGGCTCGACGGTGTTCGCGGCAAGCGCCACGGAGACAGTGACCTTCCCTGTCGCCCGACCGAATGCCAACTACACGGTGTCGCTGGACACGGGGCTCAACACCGTGTCGCGGGTCACGAACAAGCTCACCACCAGCTTCGACATCGTGTTCACCGCCCCGGTGAGCACCACCGTCTACTGGACCGTTCTGTCCTAGCTATTTGCTCTATCGCGCCCCGTACTCTAGGTGGACCCCTGCCCTTGGGGGTTCCCCGTCGAGGTGTGAAGGTGAGCAAGTTCTGGGAAAACGGCGGGTTCTTTGTCCCTGCCACGGCGGGTTCGTTGGACTCCCACCTGTCCGGTGACTCCACGATGCAGGACTATGCCCGGGGCCGCAAGGCTTCGGGTCCGGTTCCATCGGGCACCCGTGTGGCGTTCTCCGGGGGGCTCTCAGCCCTACTCGCCTACCCCGACCCTCCCGAGCGCGGTGAGACCGGCACGGTGGTGATGGTCCGCACGGCGATGGGTGACGCGACCGAGCAGGACGGGATGGTCTTCGTCAAGCTCGACAGCGGTCGCCTCGCCGCCCTTCACCGAGAGCACCTCCGACGCGCTCCGACCGTTACCCGCACGGCCAACGCCTACCGGATGAACGTGACGGCGATGGGTGACCTGACGGACTTCATGAAGTCGGCGGGCGGGGGAGACGAGCTCATCCACAAGGCCACGAAGGACTTGTGGAAGTTGTCGAAGTCCGGTGGTGATTTCGTGATCGAGAGACTCTTCGACGAGACGGGCAAGCCCCTCAAGGTGTGACATGACCGACCGCAAGCCCGACCCCAAGAGCATCGCCCGCCGACAGATGATCCGCACGGCGGGAGAAGTCCGCTTCATCAAGGACAAGTCCAACGACGCCAACCAGTGGGCGTGGAACGACTCCGGTCCCCAAGAGCGGAAGATCACCCCGGACTTCGCCTTCGACCCGAGGAACACCAAGCCCCTCGCCAAGGTGCTGCGGTCCACCAACGCGGCACTGGGCCATGCCATGTCGGCCTACGCCATCTTCACGAAGATCAAGTCGGCGGATGTCTCTCCCGATGGCAGCTTGGGTGGCAAAGGGTACATCCAGAAGATCGCGGAGATGCGACGGGCTTACATGAACGTGGTGGAAGCCATGAGTGCCCTGTCCGACACCCTGTACGACGAGATCCGTGCGCCTCACTGGGCGGCGGTGTCCCGGCAGGAAGATCCCGAGGAGCGCGCCGAGGTCGAGCAGATCGTCGAGGACGCGGTCGAGATCAAGCAAGACCCCGAGGGCTGGGCCGAGGACCAAGAAGACGAGATGGACGAGGAGAACGAGGAAGAGATGGCTGCGAAGGCCGTCAAACTCGCCTCCAAGTTCGCCGCAAAGGTCTGGTCTCCCGAGGTAGTGGACGAGATGTTGCCCGACGTAGAACACTCCAACACCATATGGGGGGTGGAGTCTAGCCTCCGTTCCACAGCCCCCCTCGTACATTTGGCCGAGGATCTCATCTGGCAGATGGGCTACGAAGAGTCCATGACCGGGGCAAAAATGGCGGCGGTTCCGTCCCTGCTGGCGTGGGCAAAGGCCCGAGGCCACTTGAAGACTATCCGGGGTGAATACGAGAAGGGCAAGAAGGACGGCTTTGAAGCCCGAGGTGACCAATGAGCTCCCGCACGCCCGATGGCGGCTATATGCCCACGTTTGCGAGCAACTATATGCTCGACGGCTTCGATTTCTCCGAGGAGTACGGCGAGGGACCGCTGATGAACCACAAGATCCCCACCACCTCTCGCACCACCGGGATAGCCGCGCCCCCGCGCTCTGAGAACGGGATGGCCAAGCTCCCCGATGGGATCGTCACCAACCCCCGTGCAGCGGCGGTGGGCGATGACCTCTTCATGGGCGTGGACGGGACCGACGTGGGCGACCTGTCGGGGATGGTGCGGGAGGCGGCACACCTCTCGGACCTGTCGTGGCTGGAGCTCGCGGAGCAGGACCCCGACCGTCTCCCCAAGCAACACAACGACAAGGCCCTCCAAGGTCTGGCCGAGGCGTGGGGGACGACCGACCGCACGGACGGCGTGGAGATCATCCCGAACGTGGTGGTTCCTCCCCCGCCCCGGTCACAGGTGGCCCTCTTGCCCGGGGACGACACCATGCGTCAACTGGTGGCGAGCGCCATGCGGAAGTCAGCCTTCGGGGTTCCCTTCCAGAACATCGTGGCGGATCTTGGGGCTCACCTTGGTGTGGCCCTCGCCCGCGTCCACACGGACCCCCGGCTCCAGAAGCTCGCGGCGTCCATCCGTTCCGTCAAGGCCGAGCACGGCATCGTCGGCACCGTGTACCTGCGGGACAGCGCGTTCCCGGGTCTTCTCACGGGCAAGTGGGACCGGGAGATCAAGAAGCGGTGCGCCAGCGCCAAGTACTGGCTGACCCGTCCGGGGTCGAAGTTGGCCGCGTACCAGAACTACCTCGGCAAGCAGGTGGTGACGGAGATCCCGTGGGGGGAAGCCCTCTCCCACTACCGCCCGACGCTGGAAGCATCGGGCAAGCGCCTCGCGTCGGGAGACCCCAAGACGGTGCTGGTCGCCGCGCTCCGGGCTGATGCCACCCGCGCCAACAGGGACACCCACCACACCTACCACCTCACCCCGGCGCAGCGGGTGTCTTCGGAACAGGCGTGGAAGGTGTTCGCAAGCGCCCCAGCTTCCGAGCGGGAGGTCGTTCAGAAGAACATCGTGCGGGTCACCCCCGAGCAAGCCCGCCAGCGGTTCGCTAGCTGGGTGAAGGCCGGGATGCTCTCCGAGGATATGGCGCGGAAGTTTCTGGCTTCCGACCTGTCCGTCGAGGACAAGCTGCGGAACGGCGCGGCCCTCGTTGCCCGTGCAACAAAATCGTCGAAGTACGACGGGCAGGGTGTCGGCGCGAAGACACCTGAGCGACGCACCCGTAACGCTGATTGGGCGACCGAGGAGAGCGAGAAGGTTGTCCGGGCGACCGAGGATCGCGCCGCGAAGTCCGCGAAGGACAAGGTGGCCTCCGTGTTTCGCGCGTGGGTGAAGTCCGGGACTCTCACTCAAGACCAATCCGACCAGATCCTCTCTCGCGCATCGGGAGAGAAAGCCATCCGTCTCGGTCAACTCGTCATCAACCGTGCAAAGAAAGTTGAGTACACGGGGCAGGGTTGGGGTCGAAGCGTCCACACGGGCGGACCGACCAAGAAACTCGCGAGCGCGAACGACCCGAAGGTCAATCAGGTGCTTCGGTACGCCAGCGCGCAAATGAACGAGGGCGCGGCGGGCAACGACCTCGATGTCCTTCTCAACTCCCGGTTCTCGCAGGAGTACCTCAAGGGCGCGAGTGAGCAACTCGTCCAGCTTCGCAAGAAGCACGAGGGGCTGGCGGGACACGTCTACATCGCGGCAGACGCCTATGCGACCCCCACGGGCACGACGGGCTGCGACAAGGGCGCGCTGATCCACCGGGCCAACCAAGTGAAGGCCGTCCTCCAGATGGAGCGGTGCGGTAGCTGTGCCCACAACACCAGCGGGCACTGCCAGAAGTACGCAAAGCAACTGGTGGCCCTCGCTCCGGTGGCGAACCCCGAGAAGTACCAGCGGGAGACCATCCGTCTCGCCAACTCGGACGACAGCGAGCGCACGGCGGCAATGTTCAACGCCTACGACCCCGGCGAGTTCGACCTCCAGAACGACTCGCTCGACACCTTCGATTACGACAACCTCCCTGACAACAAAACCCTTCACGGGGTGCTGTTTGAGGGGATGACCCTTCCCGAGGAGTGAGACTATGCGCGTTGCCGCCCCGCCCAAGTTCAAGGTGCTCGTCGCGAACCTCGCTGGGAGTTCCGACCCTGCCCGCAACACGGGGGGCAACCCCGTGAAGCTCCGCACGGGCTTCACCCTCCAGATGCTCCACACTCCCAGCGGTGTGGTCCGCACCAATGGGCCGACGCAGCAGCCCCCTCCCGTCAGCGCGGGGGCGAACATGGCGCGGATCGTGGTGACCTCTGCCCGGTACTGGGACCCTACGGTCGCCGCCCCCGGCCCGTTCTACTACCAAGAAGAGCTCCGCGCTTTCGATCAGTACCCGCAAGCGGCGACGGACTTCGGCGTGGGCGAGGGCAGCAACACGGGTCCCGTGAACACCATCGCCAGCGAGATCGCAAGCTGGTTCAACGCCTCCGTCGCGGGGGTGAGCGCGACTTCGGTCGGCGCGACGGTTTACATGACCACCAACCGGGTAGATGCCCTGTTCCCGGTGCAAGCCACGAACGATATGTCGGCGCTGCTGGGCGGGCTGATCTTCACCCTGCAAGACGGGGCGGGGAACCCTCTCAATGTGGCGGGGCAGCGGCGTCGGTCGTTCTACCTCCCCAAGACCGTGAAGAGCCAGAGCGCCCCGGTGATCCTCCCTTGAGGGCGCGGTAGGATAGGGACATGGCCAATCCCGTAGACGAAATTCTTGACGAAGAGATCCCGACCACCGTAGTCAAGCGGGACTATCTCACCAAGGTCTCGCCCTACGTCACCGTGGACGAGCACGGCATTCGGCGCTTCCAGAGCTACGTCATCCCTCACGAGGCCAACCGGGTCAAAGTGGTGGACGACAAGGGCCAGACGAAGCTCCGCAAGATCGAGGACATCCAGCGCGGGGACACCATTGCTCTCAACGAGAGCGGGCTCCCGGTCTTCGTGGAGGGTCGCATTGGCAAGCCCCCCAAGAAGTTGGACGAGGCCCTCCCCCCGGCGACCCCGCTGATCGGTGACCTGATCCGCATCAAGACCGGGCACCTCCGCAACGACCCCATCCTCCAAGCCGCTGAGTCCGCGCCCGAGTCCGCCGAGGTGCTGAACCAAGTGGTGCTGGCCATCGGTGAAGAGGCGGCGTCACTACGGTTTGAAAGGATGGAGGCCGAGCGCAAGGGCGAGGACACGTCTCAGTTGTCCATGCGCCGGGTCGCGGCCCTCAAGGCCATCGGTGACACTTGGATCAAGCGCAAGGAGCAGATCCAGAGCCGGGTGATCGACCTTGAGTCACCCGCCTTTCAAGCTCTGTTTCAGTTCATCTCCGAGACGTTCGTCCGCGCGATGCAGAGCGCCAACGTCCGACAAGAACTCGCGGACAGCGTTCTGGCCCAGTTCGTCAAACTCCTTGACGATGCGTGGAAGAACGAAGCCAAGTCGCGCATGAAGGAGTGAGGGCACTCCCATGACTCTCGGCAACCTCGTCCTCTCTGGTGCCCGCGCCGTCGCCCCCGTGGGCAAAGTCCCGATCACGGCGAACATCATCGAGTTCGTCGAGGAGCCGTGGGGGCTGGGGATGCAGTTGTTCCCGATCCAGAAGATCATCCTCAAAGCTCACTACGGCCTCCCGCTGGACGACACGCAGACCTTCACGGTGACTGATTGGCGGCGGCAGAACGCTCGCCAGATGACCGAGAAGGAGTACCTCGCCTACCTGTACAGCGAGGGACGGTCGAACATCAAAGAGGTGGTGCCGGGGCACGAGCGCCGGGAGATGATTCTTTCCATCGGTCGCCGCAGCGGAAAGTGCGTGACGGGGGACACCCTCGTCCTCACCGACCGAGGCATTTACCCCATTGTAGAACTGGGCGACCCCAACGGTCCCGAGGTGCAGCCCCTCGCGGTGAGGGTGGCTCAAGAGGGCGGGGCGTCATCCACCTCTCGGTACTTCTACAACGGGGGCACGAAGCCCACCTACCGGATCACGTCTCACACGGGCGTGTCCGTGGAGGGTACGGGCAACCACCGGGTGAGGGTGCTGACTCCCGAGGGGGTCATTGACTGGAAGCACTTGGCGGACATCTGTCCGGGTGACGTTCTGGCAGTCCACCGTTCTACGAACCTCTGGGCTTCCGACCTCGTGGACGTGCGGGCACACCACGTCCGCGCTGTGCGCCGAGGGGCTGTTGTTCAGCCCGACACGTTCGACGAGCAGTGGGGACTTCTCATGGGCTACTTGGTGGGGGACGGCTCGTGGACCAACCGCACGTCCCTCGCCATTACCGTCGAGCACCCCGAGACCCGCACCGAGGTCGAGTCCCTCTTTACCGAACTCTGCGGGAAGTGCTCGTTCACGCACGACAAGCGCACGGCCCGCACGGGTGCCGTGAGGGTGTCTGACAAAGCCCTTCGGGAGTTCATGCACCGTCTGGGTTTCGACTGGGGCTGCGGGTCCCACACCAAGAGAACTCCGTGGGTGGTGCTGCGCTCCCCACGTCCCGTCGTTCGTGCCTACCTCCAAGGGCTCTTTGAGACGGATGGCACGGTCACGTCGGGCGGGATGTCGGTCTCGTTCTGTTCCGCCTCCCGTGATCTCGCCCGCGAGACACAGGTGCTCCTGCTCAACTTCGGGGTGGTGTCCCGCCTGCGGGTGAAGCACAACCGCAAGCTGAACCGGGACTACTACGAGGTCACGATCCGAGGGCTGCGGTCTCGACGCACCTTCGCCCGCGAGATTGGGTTCCGTTCCCGCAAGAAGCAGGAGCCCTTGGAAGCCGGGTTGGTGGCTCCCGTCCGTGAGGGCGGTGATACCGAGTCCGTGCCGCACCAGACGGGGTGGGTCGCACGACTGTTGGCGTCCATTCCCAAGGCGTTCCCCGGCAAGGGTTGGCAGCGCAGCACTCTCCGGGCGATTCTCGGCAATGTATGCAAGCCGGGAAGCCGTGAGGACCTCACATACAGCCGCATCCGTGCGTTCATCCCTGTCGCGGAGGGTTTAGGCGCGGATTCCGTGGTACTGGACCACTTCCGCGAACTGTTGCGGACGGACTACTTCTTTGACCCCGTGGTGTCCGTCACGCCCGGTGAGGCACGGGTCTACGACCTCAACGTGCCCGAGGGTGAGAGCTTCGTTGCCAACGGGCTGACCAACCACAACACGACCCTGTCAGCGTGCATTGCCGCGTTTGAGGCATACAAGCTCATTTCCAAGGGCGACCCGCAAGCGTACTACGGGCTCCCTCAGAGCAACATGATCCAACTGATCTCGGTCGCCACCGACAAAGATCAAGCGGGTCTGCTCTACCAAGAGGTGTCCGGGCACTTCCGTAACTGCGCGTTCTTCGGCCCGTACACCGCGAACAACACGATGAGCTATGCGCGGTTCCAGACGCCCAAGGACGTGGAGCGGTACGGGGCCTACTCGGACGACCCCAGTGCGAAGGCCACTATCAAGGTCACCTTCCGTAGCTGTGTGGCGAAGGGGCTTCGTGGCGCGGGCAACATCGTGGTCATTCTCGACGAGGTGGCGCACTTCACCGACGCGGGGCAGTCTTCCGCCGACGCGGTGTACAACGCCGTCGTCCCCAGCACGTCCGCGTACTCACCAAAAGACCCCCTTGATCGTCGCAAGCCCATCGGACAGGTAGAGGGCCGGATCATCTTGATCTCCAGCCCCCTTGGCCGTCAGGGGTTGTTCTACAAGATGTTCCAGATCGGCATGGGCGGCGGCATGGCGGCGAGCAATATGCTGTGCATCCAAGCGCCGACGTGGGAGGTGAACCCCACGGTCCCCGCCCACGAGTTTGAGAAGCACTACCTCAAGGACCAAGCGGTCTTCTTCACGGAGTACGGCGGGGAGTTCAGCGACCGCACCCGTGGGTGGATCGAGCGCGGCGAGGACCTCGTGGCGTGCGTCAATAAAGACGCTCGACCCCAGCAGCGTGGCATCCCTCGCACCCCGTATTTTCTGGGGCTCGACCTTGGGTTGGTGGGTGACGGCACGGCAGTGTCCATCGGGCATCTCGATCCCGAGGGGCACATCGTGGTGGACCTCGTGGACCAGATCAAAGCGGGCGTGGGGAAGTACCACACCAAAGAGCGCCTCGACTTCGACGACGTGGCCGATTGGATTCTGGATCTGTCCAAGCGGTTCTACATACAGGAGGGGATGTTCGACCAGTGGGCGGGCATCCCGCTGGAGCAAGCCCTCTCCAAGCGCGGGCTGGGCCAGATGAAGGCCCAGCAGATGACGAAACAACTCACGTCCCAGATGTTTCAGAACTTCAAGGACATGATGTGGGACAAGAAGCTCGTCCTGTACGACCACCCCATCGCGCAGAACGAAACCCACTGCCCGTACATCGCGGAGCTCCTTGAGCTACAGGCCCAGTACCACAGCAAGTTCGTGACGACCGTCGAAGCGCCCAACATCGACGGGAAGCACGATGACATGAGCGACGCTCTCGTCCGCATGGTGTGGCTGGCATCGAACCGTCTCTCCAAGAGCGCCCACCTCTCCGGGGCACAGCGCCAGCACGGCCCGGTAATCCCCGGATACGCCCGCATGGCTATGCGCGCAAAGCTGCTCCAGAGTGGGTCTCACGAGTCCCGACAGGTCCCTCGCCACGGCGCAGGAGGGGTGAAGCGATGGGTGTCCCGGTGAAGACCGCCAAGCTCGACCCGCTGAAGCCCAGCCGTGCCGACTACCGACTGATCCACAAGCTGCTGGACAGTTCCTACTCAGGCAAGGTGCTCCACACCGAGGACACCTACAAGCTCATCGTGCGGGTGTTCCAGCGGGCAGGGGGCTCGTGGGAGAAGCTATTTCTGGGCTCCCCCTCTCACGTCTCCCTCCTCAAGACGGTGATCAAGGTAGCGTACAAGAATGACTACCTCACCAAGGCCCCGCAGTGGAGGTGACCGTTGAGCCGCCTCCGCGCCACCCTGTCCACCGATCCGCTCGACAAGGCCCTCACCGCCAAGATGGACGAGGCGCATCGGGCTCTGGTGGCTGCGCTGAGGCTGTGTGATGACTCCCAGAAGACCGACGTTGTGACCCGTCGCCGGGTGGCTCACACTCGCCGGGACATCCAACGGGCTCTGGGAGCCATCACGGGCATCCGTCGTGTCGCTCGCCTCTACGACGTGGCTGATTCCGATCTGTCTGACACCCCCGCCCCCCGCCGGGAGAAACCCGCACCGCCTCCCGAGGTTGTTGTGGAGCAGGGAGAGTGATGACCAATGCCGAAGAACGACGACGCCATTGAGGTCAAGCGGGTCGCGCCCAAGGAAAAGGGCGCGAAGGTGGGCAAGCCCGGGAAAGTCATCGCGTCGGCCATGAGGTCGAAGGTGGCGTTCCCCTCTACGGGCGGCACGATGGGGGGCACGGGCGGCAACTTCTACTCGCCCGAGCTCTCGACGGACTTCCTTGAGCTCCCGCAGAGCCTCGACGAGAAGCGCAACTACTTTCGGTTCTTCTACCAGAACGATCCCTTCGTCGGTCAGGCTATCGACCTTCACACCATCCTCCCGCTGTCAAAGACCCGGCTGACCACGCCGAAGGCGCGAGACCCCGAGCTCGCCAAGCGGTCGCTGGACTTCTGCACCCGGTGGTCGCGCGAGATCGGGCTCCTTCACCGTCTTCTCGAAATGGTCCACGAGTACAACCTCCTGGGTGAAGTCTTTGTCTTCGCAGAAGACAACTCGCCGGATATGCCCGACGAGATCACCCAAGAGGTGATCCGCGAGCTCGACGACAAAGGCCAACCCGTCGAGCGCACGGTGCGCCGGGAGGACGCCGACGTTCGCGCCGAGAAATGGCTCAAGCGCAACTACAGAGGTTGGACGGCGATCCGTGTGCTCCCGCCCGAGCAGGTCCATATGGAGAGCTTCCCGTTCACCGACGAGAAGATGGTCGAGCTCATCCCGGACAGCAAGACCAAGGACGTGGTCAACCGCGCCGACATGGGCGACGAGTCCGCCATGCGGATCGTCAAGTCCATGCCCGAGGGTGTGGTCAACGCCATCCGAGAAGGCACGAACATCCCGTTGAACACGGACCCCGACGCCGGGTCGTTCGTCCACTACATGGCCCAGAAGAAGTCGCAGTACGAGCCTCGCGGGCACTCGATTCTGCAAAGGTGCCTCCGCACCCTCGTGTACCGGGACAAGCTGCGTCAAGCGCAGACCAGCATCGCGTCGCGGCACATGACCCCGATTCGGGTGATCTCGGCGGCGGATATGTCTGCGACGGACACGGACGCCCTCCGCGACCAAGTGGATCTCGCCCTCCAAGATCCCGACTACTCGATCATCACCAACTTTGAGATCAACTGGAACGAGATGGGCTCGCAGGGGCGCTTGCTGGAGCTCTCCAGCGAGTACGACATGACCGACCGCCAGATGTACGCGGGGTTGGGAGTAACAGAGTCCCTCCTGTCGGGTGAGAGCTCTTACAGTGGCGACCGCATCAACCTAGAGGTCATCAACACCCGGTATATGCTCCTGCGAGAAGTCTTGCAGGACATGGTCGAGGACAAGATGCTTCGCCCGATGTGCCGCCGCATGGGGTTCATCGAGACCGACGAAGACGGTAACGAGACGGTCATCTGCCCTTCCCTGTCGTTCACGCGTCTGGCACTGCGAGACAACGCGGACACGTTCGACGCCCTGTTCAACCTCTACCAGAAGGGCTCGCTCGACGTGGACGTGATCTTGGAGCTCCTCAACATCGACCCGCACACGACGCGAGAGAAGCTCAAGCGCGACGTGCTCACGTTCAACGACAGCAAGTTCAACGACGTGCTGGGCGGGCTGTACGGGGAGGTGGGCCGCGCCCTCGCGGAGAACAGCGACGCTGCCGAGCGGATCGCGGCGGTGCTGGGTCTCAAGTACGCGAAGCCCCAGACCGAGGAGGGTCGTTTCTAGCCCTATCCCCCGGCGGTAGGTGGAGCACTCCACCATGAACCGCCGTCGCGCCGACGAGAAGCCCTCCCTCCTCCCGATCATGCACCCCCTCTTCAACATGAGGGAGGTGTGCAAGCAGACCGCCCTGTTGGAGGATCACCTCAACAACGAGCGGAAGCGGTGCATGGACTGCATCCGCAAGCACTTCCTGACCATCGAGGCCCTGCTGGAGGAGGCTGTCAGCCTCGACAACAAGGCCAAGTGGGCCGACCTACTGGACGGCAAGGTGGAGCTCGTGCGGGAGTGCCAAGAGCGGTGGGTTGACGGTGAGGAGCCCTGTGACATCGCCCAAGATCTCCGGGCGATCCGCAAGGAGCTCACCCCCAAGTGCTTCGACCTCCGTGAGATGACGCAGGAGTCCCGCCTCGCGAGCCGTGTGGCTTCTCGGTTCCTCCGTAGGGTGGCCTGAGATGATCACCAAGCTCGCGATCTACGACTTCGACGGGACGCTGTTCCGCAGTCCCGAGAAGCCCGATGGTTGGACCGCCGGGTGGTGGGGTAACCTCGCGTCCCTCACGCCGCCCATCGTGCCTGAGACCCCCGGCGCGGATTGGTGGAACGGGAGCGTGGTCCAGCGGGCGAAGAGGGACATCAGTGACGGGGACACCATCGCGGTGCTGGTCACCGGGAGGCTCGCCAAGAAGTTCACCGCTCGCGTGAAGGACTTGCTGGCCCACGCGGGTCTGAAGTTCAACCACGTCTACCTCGCCAGCGGTGGTGACACCGAGTCCTACAAGCTCCGGGTGATCGGTGACCTCCTCAAGGAGTACCCGACGATCACGGGCGTGGACATCTGGGAGGACCGTGCCCCTCACCTCCAGAAGTTTGCGGACTTCGTGGAGTCGCAGGGCAAGGCAGCGTTCCCGCACCTCATCACGGTGACCCCCCATGAGCCCGAAGGGCTTCCGAGCCCCGAAAAGGTCGCGAGTCGGTACCTGACCCGGAGGCAGTGATGTCGGTCGGTCTGTTCCTGCCCTTGCCGAAGGCCCTCGCGAGAGAGTTCCCGTCGCTGGGTGACCACGACACGTCGCCCCCCCACGCGACCCTCGCGTACCTCCCGCCTAACAGCGTGGGAGTCTACGACGGCCCGGTGCCCGAGGGTTCGTGGACCTTCAGTGATGTGGAGGTGTGGGGGCTGGGGGACGATCCCGTGGTGCTCCCACTGGGTGATTCGTTGTCGGGGCGGGTCGCCGCCCGTTACAAGTCCAAGAAGAAGATCGAGACCAAGGACGGTGGCGAGGCCACCGTGTACGAGTACGGCCCGAGGCAGATCGCCAACCGTCACCGTGAGAAGGCCGAGCGGGTCGAGCACCTGCGGAACCACATCACGGACCTCCGGGCGCGGGTGAAGGACGACCTCAAGTCAGACGACCCCATGACCCGGATGACGGCCCTCGCCGTGTCCCTCATGGACCACACCTGTGAGCGGGTGGGCAACGACGACAGCGCGAAGAACGGTCACTTCGGGGTGACGGGCTGGAAAGTCGAGCACGTCACGTTTCGTGGTGACACTGCGACCATCGAGTACGTTGGGAAGTCAGGAGTCGCTCACACCAAGACGGTGGACGACGGTCCCACGGTCAAGGCGCTCCGCGAGGTGTGCAAGGACCGGAAGAAGGGTGACACCATCCTCGACACGGACGACGCACGGGTCACCGCCGACGAGGTGAACGACTACCTTGCGGAGTTCGATGTCACCGCCAAGGACATCCGGGGCTACCGGGCCAACGACGAGATGTGCAAGGCCCTGCGGGACGAGCGCGCCAAGGGGCCGAAAGACCTCCCCCGCTCCCGCAAGGAGAGGGACAAGATCCTCAAGGACGAGTTCAAGGCGGCGCTGGAGCGGGTGGCCGAGACCGTTGGCCATGAAGCCGCCACCCTGCGTTCGCAGTACCTCGTGCCGGGGCTAGAGGACCAGTACGTCCACGACGGGACGGTCATCAAGTCCCTCAAGACGGCCACCAAGACGGACGCCGAGCGGGAGGACGAGGCCACCGAGAAGTTGGTGAAGCCGTCGCCCAAGGCGAAGCCTCCGCGCCACGACCTCCGTAACGAGCGCGTGGAGGCCGAGAGCGATCCCGATCTCGACACCGACGACGACGACCTGTCGCTCAACTTCAAGAAGGTCGCCTCCCGTTCGCTCATCGCCATGATGGCCGAGCGGGTCGCCTCCCGCTACCTTGACGCCAAGCGCGACCGCCCTTCTCGCAAAGAGCGCAAGAAGGAGAAGATGAAGCAGCGCGAGGAAGAGGAAGACGAGTTCCTCAAGGATGTCGAGGGCGTCAAGTTCACGAACCCCGAGACCAAGAACGAGGTCGGGTTCCGATCTCTGCCTCTTGACGAGCAGAAGAAGATCCGCGCCAAGTGGCGTCAAAAGCGAGAGAAGGAAAAGTCCGAGGAGGGCGAGGGGGAAGAGCCCGAGGAAAAGCCCGAGAAGGACAAGGGCGAAGGGGGAGCGCCCGCCGCCGACGAGGAGGCCAAGAAGCTGGAGAAGGACTACTCCGAAGGTGAGGAGAAGGACAAGTCCGAGGCTCCTTCCGAGGAGAGCGCGAAGGCCCCCGCCGACAAGCCCTCTGACGAAGAAGCCAAGAAGCCCGAGGAGTCCCCTTCCGAGGATGCCAAGTCCGACGCCTCTCCCAAGGCTGAGAAGCCCACCTCCGACGCGAAGCCCGACGCGAAGGCTCCTGAGCCCGAGCTCGACGAAGAGGGCAAGCGGCTGATGGGTGAGTACGAGGCTGAGAAGGCCCGTGCCCAATCCGAGCTCGACGAGGCCAAAGCCGACGAGGCTGAAGCCGAGAAGGACGAAGCCGATGCCGCGAAGGACAGTGAGAAGGCCAAGGACGAAGCCGAGGAGTACAAAGTTCCTGCCCCTCGTGAGATCCTCGACAAGGTCACGGAGTCACTCTCTACGAAGGCCAAGATGTCCGACGCTGCCGCCAAGGGAGTGGGCGGCGTCATCTCCGATGTGACCCGAGGTCAACCCAAAGAGGTGGTCGAAGACTTCTTGAAGCAAGCCCCCGAGGTGGCCAACGGCATCCTCGACCGCGTGTCGAAGGGCGACGCCAAGGCTCTCAACCTCCCCGACGACTTCAAGGACGCTGGGTTGGGCAAGACGTACAACTCTGAGAAGATGGTCGAGCACCTGACCAAGGTGACCGAGGAGCGAGACGCCTTCCAAGAGAAGGCGACGAAGGCCAAGGAGAAGGTCGCCGCCGCGAAGACTAAGGTCTCGGATGCGGCCAAGAAGATCCTCGACAACCGTGCGGAGATCCGCAAGTGCCGTGAGTCCCTCCGCAAAAGCGCCGACGAGACCGCCTCAGCGGAACAGAAGGTCACGGACGCCCAGAAAGAGTACAACAAGGCTGACAAAGCCTACAAAGACGCGATCTCTCTCGTGCCTGACGAGAAGAAGATCAAAGATGCTACTCGCACGGTCAGCCGTGCAGAGGCGAACATCAAGCGTCTGAAGAACCAGTCGGACAGCATCCCGGGAGAAATCGAGGAGGCCGAGGAGGAGCTCAAAAAGGCACAGGCTGCGCTGGAGGGTGAGAAGAACCCGAAGCGAGACCCGAAGGCCATTGAGAAAGCCAAGGCTGCGTCCATCGAAGCCCTCAAGGCGCTGGACTCTGCCAAGTCTGACAAGGCCAAGGTGGGGGCGTCCGGGAAGAAGGCCCAAGAGACCCTCGACAAGGCCACGGCTGAGTCCACCAAGCTGGAGGAAGCCAAGAAGGCCGCAGAGGAAGCCGTCCCCAGAGCCGAAGAGGCTGCGAAGACTGCCGACGAAGCCTACAAGACCAAGAGCTCCGAGCTCAACCGCCAGACGGCCTACCACGTCGGGATGGCTCACTACATGGCCACCCAGACGGACCCCACTGTGGGGTCCAGTGACCCGGCCACCCGTCGCACCGAATCGGCCAAGAAGTACCAGAACCTCACCCCCGAGGCTCGTACCGAGGGGCTGGAGCGCGCCGACGCCGAGGTGAAACGTCTCAAGGACGAGGTCAAGAACGCCGAGGGCGAGGAGAAAGAGAAGCTCCAGAAAGAGCTCGCGGTGGTTGAGGCCGAGCACCAAGCGGCCCGGTTCGCGGACATCGTCAACGGCGAGGGGGGGCGCGACGACGATGCCGCCGTCAAGCTCATCCGCAAGTTCGGGAAGGACCTTGGGATCGACAACCCCTACATCCAGACGCTTCTGAAGGTCGGGACCAAGGGCGCGAATGCGCGCAAGGCGTTCTTCAACCTCGCCAGCAAGATGTCCAACGAGGAGCTCTCGGACCTCGTGGGGGACATGGCTGGTCCCGCCGGGGATCTCCTCAAGAGTGGCGTGAGCAGCCCCGGGATTCGGGCAAACGTCCTCCAGATCGCTGCGATCACCATGTCCAAGGGTCTCGTTACGGACGAAGAGCTCGACGAACTGACCAAGGGTGTTTCCGGTGTGCTGGGGGGCCTGTCAGAATCTTCCAAGGGGTCGAAGGCCAAGAAGAAGCTGAAGGAGACGGCTGAGGGGCTGTTCTCGTGGTTCAAGTCCACGACCAAGAGCCTCCCGGACAACCTCAAAGCTCGCGCCGAGGCAGCGGTCGGCAAGGTCAAGAGCACCTTGGACGACCTCAAGCTCAACTTCGTGGTGCCGGAAAGCCGCACGAGTCCCTCCCGCGTCGCAGCCCGTTTTCTCGCCTATTCCACGAGGACTAGGTAGTGGGTGCATCCCGCCGGGAGCCCCTTGTTTCGTACCACAGCGCCCACGGTGACCCCGGCGGGACCAGAAGGAGACCCCCTCTCATGACCACCACGAAGAAGGCTTCCAAGGCGGGTGTCCGCCGCGTGACGGCGAACCTCGACGCCCTCGCGTCTCTGTTCCAGAACCACCACGCCTCGCTGGGCATCCCCAGCAAGGTGGCGATGGACTTCGCCTACCGCTGCGACCTCCTGTCGGACAGCATCGACCGCCGCAAGCAAGCGGGCTACTTCAACCCCGCCGAGATCGGTGAGGAGGAGCCGGGTCCGCTGGTGTTCGACGAGAACAACCCCTTCATGGAGGGTGAGTTCACGCAGGAGGAGAAGCGCACCCTGAGCGAGAAGCAGATGGCGGGCGAGCTCGCGGCGAACGCCGCCGCCCACGTTGCGGACCCCAAGCTCGCGTCGGTGATCCGCAAGGCCGCGTACAGCGCCGCGATCAACGCCCTTCGCCTCGCCAAGAAGTCCGAGGAGGCTTCCGAGGAAGTGGCCGAGGAAGTGGCCGAGGAAGAGCCCAAGGCCGAGGAGAAGGCCAAGGCCGAGAAGCTGGCGCGGGCTCGTCGCGCGGCCAAGAAGTCGGAAGAGGTCAAGGCTGAGGAAGCCAAGGCCGAGGAAGCCAAGGCCGAGGAAGCCAAGAAGACGGCCAGCATTTTCGGTCTGTTCCGCTGAACGGTGACCGCCATGAGCACGTCCCGTAGGGGTAACTACGTCAACTACCAAGCCCGCGCGACCGCTTTCAAAGTGGGCGACCGGGTGTACCCGATTCTCAAGGGTAACCCGTCGAACGGTGGAACCGTTGTCGCCGTGTGGCCCGCCATCGGGATGGTGGACGTGCAGTACCCCCACGGGACGGCTCGTGCCGCCGTGGAGGACATCCTGATCGACCGGGGCAACTCCATCGAGTCCGAGGTGGACATCCGGTCGGATACGGTGCCCGGAGGCACGCACACGGTGCCTGTGTCGGGAGGCCCTCCTCTTGAGGAGCGGGAGAGGTCGTCACACCGCGTGGCGTCCCGGTACGTCAAGCAAGCCATCTACTGGGCGGCAAAGGGCCGTCAGTACAGGCCCAGCCAGACCGAGTTGGAAACGGGCAACCTCTGCTGCCCCCGGTGCGAGGAAGCCTACCTTCGCAAGACGATCTACAAGCGCGAGGACGGCGCGAGCACGAAGCTCTACTGCTGCCCCGACTGCCTGTTCCTCATCCGGCGCGACGACATTCTCGGCTTTGAGGAGTGACCCGTGGCATTTTTGCGCTACGCCAACGCCCGTACCCTCCACCCGTACATCACAGGTCAGCGGTGGGACAACGTGCGCGTTGCCGCCTCGCAGACCCGGATGGATCGCAACCTCGTCGGGCAAGCGTCCAAGATCCTCAACGAGCAGTTCGACCCGTCGAAGTACCTGCTGTCCCACGCCACCATCGTGGCGTCCGTGGACTGCCTCGACGTGCCCAACGCCCGAGTGGGGGCCTCGACGGTCAACGGCAAGAAGGTCAACCGCAAGACCACGGCCTACCGGATCAAGACCGAGTGCGAGCAGTTCATCAACAACAACTTCGACAGTTGGTCGAGGGATGTACTGCTGAAGTCCTACAAGACCTTCATCGGCGCTCACAACTTCTTGGAGCACGTCCAGATCGAGAACCTGTCCAAGGGACGGATTCTCGACGCCGTGGCGCGTGACATCGGTGACTCCGTCTACGTTGACATCCTGATCGCCACGGACCGCAAGCACCGTGAGCTCATCAAGGACATTGAGAGCGGAGAGATGTCCACCCTGAGCATGGGGTGCTCCATCGACGGGAGCACTTGTACTCAGTGTGGTCACTGGGCAGCGGACGAGACCGAGTTCTGTGACCACGTCAAGTACACCAAGGGCAACACGTTCTTCGACGAGAAGGGCCAGCGGCACCGTGTCGCGGAGCTCTGTGGGGACGTGACCCTTGACCCCACGGGCGGGGTGCAGTTCATCGAGGCAAGCTGGGTGAAGGTGCCAGCGTTCAAGGGCGCTGTGGCGCGGAACCTCATCACCCTGTCCAGCGACGACAAGAGCAAGACCGCCAAGCGCATCCAGAACGTGGTCGGCACCCCGGCCCCGAAGGTTCCCTCTGACGGGTACCTCAAGGCGGCGCGCACCCTCCTCGCGGAGGAGGGTGACGAAGGTGGTGAAGCACCCCCTGCGGAGAGCCCCGCCCCGGACCCCTTGAAGGAGCTCACGGACGAGGTGCGGAAGTACGTCCTCGACACCGTGAAGAAGTCTCTCAAGGAGGACCTCACCAAGGCCACCCTCGCCCCGGCCATCCTCCCGCCCACCGACGCCCCCAACGACACGGTGGTCAAGCAAGCCCGGGCCAAACGGAGCCAGTACATCGCCGGGGTCAACCGCCTCGTCCGTACCGCCTCCAGTGACAGGGAGCTCGTCCAGAAAATCGCACGGTGGAACCACCAGAACGCGATTTTTGTCCCCGAGATTCTCTATCGCACCGCCCTAAAGGTCGGGAGCTCGCACAAGTACGCGAGCCTCCGTTCGTTTCTCGGTAAGTGTCAGGAGTCCCTTGGCCGAGCCCCCAGCTTGGGTGAAGCCCGGACGCTGGTACGTCTCGCCAAACTGATCTCAATCCGCAGTCTCGGCGTCAAGCCGAAGCCCTAAACAGGAGAAATGCAATGTCTCGACGCCGTCTGACGTGGAATGGTCGCACCGCTTCTGCCCCCCCTGCGATGCCGGGGTATCAGGAGCCCAGCATTCACCCCGCCGCGTACCCGGACCCGGAGGCTGATGCCTACGAGAACGGTGACACGAGCTCGTGGGCCGAAGACCCGCACCCGGGTCCGTACCCGAATTCGTTCCACCCGGCGCTTCCGGGCACCGAGGAGCCGATGGGCCACCCGGCGACGGACCCCGCCCACTACTTCCCGGCGGGCGTGACGAAGCAAGCCTCGCGTCAGCTTCGTGCGGCGATGGAGGCGAAGGCCGCGAAGTGCATCCGCATCGCGCAGTCGATGCTGGGCAAGAGCGCGTCGGTCAGCGCCGTCGAGGACCAAGCTCTCGACCTCATGAACCTCACCGAGCGCCAGATCCAAGCCGCTCTCAAGCGTATCGCTGAGGACGGGATGGCGCAGGACGTTCCCACCGAGGCGAGCGCGGACCTCCTCGCGGTGGACAACTACACCCTCACCCCGTCGCGCACGAGCGACGAGGCCCTCCTCGCCAGCATGATGGCCGAGGAGCACGGTGCGGGCCATGACGCCGACGAGGCTCTCCTTGCCAGCATGATGGCTGATGAGCACGGTGCTGGTCACGATGCCGACGAGGCGCTTCTCGCCAGCATGATGGCCGAGGAAGCCCCCAAGGCTGGCAAGATGTCGGAGGAGGCCAAGGCTGAGGCGCTTCTCTCCAGCATGATGGCCGAGGAGGCTCCCAAGGCTGGCAAGATGTCGGGCAAGCTCTCGGAGCAGATCGCTTCGCTCGTCGCGGAGCAGGTTGCGAGCATCATGGCGGGTCGCAAGGCGTCGTCCAAGCGCGCGTTCGGTGTGTACGACAAGATGCCCGGTGACCAGAACGATCCGGCGCACTACAACTTCCGCGCTGAGGGCGTCCTCGCTTCTGCCAAGAAGTCCGAGGAGAAGGCCGAGGAAGAGCCCAAGGCCGAGGAGACCGCTGCCGAGGAGACCGCTGCCAAGAAGGCGGCGCACTACCAGCGCCTCGTGGCCCACTACGCTCGCATCGCCAAGAAGTCCGAGGAGACCAAGGCCGACGAGGTCGAGGCCGAGGAGGCCGCTGACGAGGAGCCCAAGGCTGGCAAGAAGGCTGGCATGACGGCGGACATCAAGGCCGCTATCGCGGAGCTCCTCGCGGAGGAGACCGCCCCGGCGGCGGGCATGGTCGCGGAGGAATTCGCTGAGGAAGACCCGATGGCCGACGACCTCATGGGCGACCTCATGGGCGACGAGGCCCCGGTGGCCGACGACCTCATGGCCCTCTACAGCATGAAGCTGGCGGGCAAGAAGTCGGAAGAGGCCGAGGAAGCCGACGAGGCGACTGCCGAGGAGGCCGACGAGGTCGAGGCCGAGGAGGCCGCTGACGAGGAGCCCAAGGCTGGCAAGAAGGCGGCGGTTCGCCCGCAAGCCCGCAAGGCGTCGAACGGCGTCCGCACTCTCGGCGCGGTGTCCAAGGTCGCGTCGAGCGACGTGAACGACCTGTCGAAGCTCTGGGAGAGCGCCCCCGACGTGTCCAAGGTCTTCGGCTGATCCCCGGCTGACCGACCCCAACAACGGAGCGCCCGTGAGAGAAATCTCACGGGCGTTTTCGTTTGTCTGCCAATACCACCGTCCGTAGTACGGGAGCTTTGCTTCCTCACTTGTGGTTATTCCGGCATGGTGTCGGGAGGGCTGCAAGGGTAGACCACACGCCCCTGTAAACAGGGGTCAAAGGAGTGCATCATGCCTTTGGCTGGACAGGCGAGCGGTGGCTGGACGGAGTCCTCGTCGGCTCTTCGGATTCTCCACGTTGGTGTTCGCAACACCGTGGGCGTCCTGACCGACGACAGCTTCACCCAGACCAACCCTCCGATCATCACCACTGCCGGGACGGTTTCGACCGCTCCCGGCGCTCTCACCGAAGTTCTCGGCATCCTCTCGGGCTCCGTGGCCTTCACCCGCCCGGACGCGGGGAGCAACTTCATCGGTGGACCGACCAAGACCGCGATGGCCCTCCCGGCCAGCGTGACTCAGGTCCTCCCGCTGGGCTGCTTCATCAACTCGGCGGCGGGCAACCCCTACGAGAACCTCCCGGCGGTCGCGTCGGGCAAGGGTCCGTATGTCGCTGCGATGGGCACCTACGGCAACCGCCTCTACGAGACGCAGCTTCTCGTTGCCACCACGGGCACCGTGGTCGCGGCGGGCACGGCGCTCACCTACGTCGCGGGCATGAAGCTCGTGGCGTCGCAGAACGGCTACCTGATGCCCAGCGTCGTGTTCAACGGCGCGGCTCTCGTCGCCGTGGACAACACCGCTGGTGGCGGTGCGTACAACACGCTGGAAAGCGTGAACGCGGGCGCTGTTGTGGCGACCACGGTCGGCATCCTCAAGATGCCCCCGGATTCGGTCATGACCGAAATCGTGTTCGATCAGCGCATCTGACAGGAAGGGAAGGAACACGAACATGACTACGCCCAACGTCAGCACCGCGATCAAGCAGAAGATCATCGGTGACTACATCAAGACCGCCGCTGGCCGCGCGAAGCTCGCCGCTTCGATGACCCAGCCGCTCCGCACCCGCCGCGACTACATGAGCGTCGGTCGCAAGACCTTCCTCGTGGAGCAGTTGCCGGATGGTGCGCTGCCGATCTACGACAAGGACCCGGACGTGACTGCGTTCGTGGTTGGTGAGGAAGGCGAGAACATCCTCGCGATCACCAAGCCCCGCCGCGTGATCTTCCCCCTCTTCGAGATCGCCAGCAACCCCGAGATCCCGCTGACGCAGATCAAGGAGCGTCGCTTCGACCTGATCGAGCGCGCTCAGGATCTCGCCCGCGCGATGATTCAGGCGGCGGAAGACGAGCGCGTCTTCGCGGTCCTCGACGCCATCGCCGTCAACGGGTTCGACAGCATCCCCGGCGGCACCAACCCGGACATCCCCGTGGTCGCCCCGCTCAACGGCGCGGTTCTCGCGGATGCCTACGCCCTCATCGAGCGTCACGACCTCCGCGTCGCCCGCGTGTACATGAACGCGCGTGACTACGCGGACGTTCGCAAGTTCGGTCGGGACATCCTCGACATCGAGTCTCAGGCGACCCTGCTCAAGACCGGCCTTCAGGCGACCCTCTGGGGCGCTCAGGTCATCACGAGCCGTCTCGTCCCCGCTGGCACGGTGTACGTTTGCTGCGAACCGGAAATGTTCGGTCGGATTCCGGTCCGTACCGAGCTCACGGTCCTCAGCGCCGACGACCCCAAGGCCCGCACCATCGGCTTCTCGGTGTTTGAGAACCTCGGCATCGGGGCGTACAACCCCCGTGGCCTCACCCGCCTCACGATCACCCGCTGATCGCTCGTAACTCTGCGTAAAAGCAGCGATTTTCGCCCTCCCGGTCACAACAGACCGGGAGGGCGAAGTCGTTTATGGGTGTTGGGATTTTTGGGTGGTGGTACTTTCCACACGCGGTTCACCACTCACCACTCGCTCCCCGGTCTGCGCTCTCACTTGACGGTCTGTTTTCGTCTGTTATGATATCTTCGCGATGGAACGAACAGACCTGACGCCCGAGATTCTCCGTGACCTGTACCTCACCCAGCGGTTGACCGAGGGGGAGATCGCAGAGCGGTTCGGCACCTATCAGGTGAGGGTCAACCGTCTGCGGAAGCAGTGGGGCATCCCCACGGTGAGCAAAGCCGAGAGGCTGGACCTCCCGCCGTTGACCCCCGAGCAGCACCAGCTTCTCATCGGGTCACTTCTTGGGGACGGTCACATGGCGGCGACGAGCGCCACGTCAGCCCGGTTCAACGAGAGCCACTGCGCCGACCAAGAGGAGTACCTCCTCTGGAAGTCCAGCATCTTGGGCGTCTATGTGTCCTCGACCACGGCGACCCGAAAGGCGAACAAGACTTCGGGCGGCACCTATCACGGCAAGGCGTTCACCACGCACAGTTGCACGCAGCTTCGCCCCTACTATGACCTGTTCTATCCCGCCCCAGATAGGAAGCGCGTGTTCCCGTGGACTCTCCCCAAGGAGATGACGCCGCTGGTGTTGGCGGTGTGGTACATGGATGATGGGGGTCTAGCGAACAGGTATCACCCTCGTATCGCCTTCGGGCTCAGTGACTTGAGTCTGGACCGGGCCATGAGGGCGCTCCGAAAGCTGGGTCTGAAGGCCACTCTGACGGGGGACACCTCGCAGGACATGATGATCGGGTTCCCCGGTCAGTCTGACAAGTTCTTTGACCTCATCCGCCCGCACGTCCCCCCGTGCATGGCGCGAAAGCTCCCCGTGGAGTCCGAGCGTCGGGAGCTCGACCGGAACGCCCGGAGGCTCACCCCGGAGAGGGTGGCCGAGTTGTACACCGGGGGGATGTCGCTCACGGACATCAGCGTCGTCCACGACGTGGGGCGGGGGACGGTTCTGCGACGGCTGCGAAGCTCTGGGGTCTCGTCGCGGCCTATGGGCAGACCCCGGAAGGAGTACACCGTCAGGACGGCGCGGATAGCCCTTGGGAACTACACCCCCAAGGTGTGGGCGACGCTATCCGACGAGGACAAGGCGCGATGGGTGGACGAGATCTACGCCATCTTGGTTCACGCGCCCTTCCCCTACCCGGAGATCCCAGATAACCACCAGCGGGAGCTCGCGCGGACCCGTGACCACAAGCTCTCTGTCGTGGACGGCTGGCTTCGACCGTGGTCGCCCGTGGGGAACAACCTGTGCTCGCCGTTCTTCCCCAACAGGTACAAGGCCCAATGGAAAGGGGCGAGGTCAGCCTTTGAGGCGTGGCATCGTGAGAAGACCCTCCGGTGGGCTATTCGCTTCCAGCTTGACCAAGGTGACCCCGTGCTGCCTCACCGGGTGCTGCGCGCCATCACGATGCAGCACCGGACGCCTTCGGTGTTTCGCCCCACGGTGGCCCGATGGGTCTACCAGACGTACTGCCCACCGGGTGGCGCGGTGTGGGACCCTTGTTCCGGCTACGGGGGCCGTCTCATGGGGGCTCATCTCGCGGGGGTGAAGTACACGGGCACGGATGTGGACCCCGAGACCGTGGCAGGGAATCAGCGTCTTGCCAAGTTCTTGGGCTCTGACGCGACGGTGGTTCAGTGCCCTGCTGAAGCGTTCACTCCACCCAGTGACCTCGACCTCGTGTTCACATCCCCGCCCTACTTCGACCGCGAGAGGTACTCGCAGGAGGAGGGTCAATCGTGGAAGCAGCACGGGAGCTCGCTGGACGTGTGGCTCGACGGGTTTTTGGTGCCCGTGGTCCGCTCCGCTTTGAAGTCTCTCAAGCCGGGGTGCCCGTTGATCCTCAACGTGGCAGACTTGAAAGAGCGCAGTGGGATCGTGCCCCTTGTCGAGGGCGTGATTCGTACCGCCGTCCGTGAGGGCTTCACGCACGACCACACGGTCCAGATGCCGCTGGCGAAGCTCAATCGAGGTGATGCGTCGGAGCCCATGCTGGTCTTTCGCTCTCGGTAGCGGTGAGTTGCCTATAGGTGCCCACGGGCATGAAGCACCTCCTTGCCGTTCTCTTCGTTCTCGCCGCTGGTTGTGGGGACACTACACCCCCCGCCGACGCCACGCTCGACCAGACCGTCGAGGCGTCCGTGGACGCGACCTCCGAGGCGTCCGTGGACGCCCCCGTGGTTGACGTGACCGCTGATGCCCCCGTGGTGGTGGACGCCGCTGGTATGGACGTTGTCGAGGCATCCGTGGACGCTGCTGTCGTCGAAGCGTCCGTCGAAGCGTCCGTAGACGTGGCGGTTGATGTGGCTACGGATTCCCGTTCTGACACGTCCGTCAATTCCGACGCTCGTGACTGAGTCCTGTCTTTCTGGAGAGCTCCAATGCGCGTCCCGAGAAACTCACACGTCGCTGCCGTCCGAGCCGCCCGGGCAACGTCGTTCAACCGCCCCCTGATGACCCCTTCCGTGGTCGAAGCCCCGGTGGCCGTCGTCGCCGTTGAGGCCCCCGTCGTCGAGGCTCCGGTGGTAGTCGATGCCCCCGTCGTCGAAGCTCCGGTGGTGGTTGAGGTGCCTCCTGTCGAGGCACCCGTGGTCGAGGAAGCGCCCGTGGTCGAAGCCGCTCCCGAGGCACCCGTGGCCGAAGAGGCCCCCGCCCCGGTAAAGAAGACCCGCAAGCGCAAGACCGAGGTGGTCGAGGCTCCCGTCGAGGAGACCCCTGCCTCTTTTCTTGAATTTACCTGATGGCTCTTGGGCGGTACGGTATCGCCCGAGGAGTCACTATGGCTGAGTTTCAACTGGTCGCGGGCAACTTCCACTCGTTCCGCGCCACCGTGCGCTTCCATCTTGGGAAGATCCAACAGGACGTTCACAAGGATGATGTCGTCGAGTTCGACGGCACCACCTTGAAGCTGGGTGGTGTGTCCCACGCCCTTCCCGAGCTCCGCAGCGCGATCAAGGCCGGGTGGCTCTCCCCTGTCGCATCGAGCGTTGCTGACTACGTCCCGCAGTCCGCGAACGTGAAGGTTCGCGCCGCGATGGACAAGGACAAGGGCAAGACTGTCTCCACCGAGGTCCAGCAGGACGAGACGTTCGTCGGAAGTGCCCGCAAAGCGAGCACCACGGACGGGGTGAAGATCGAGTCCAAGAAGTTCAACGCGACGGTCGTGAAGGACACCGAGGGTGACGGTCGCACGGTGGGTCCGTCCACCAAGAAGACTGTCCCCACGGGCGGGGAGTCCTCCGAGGGGGAGACTGTCGCCAAGCTCAAGACCGCCGCTAAGAAGAGCTTCACGCTGGATGGCAGCACCAGCATGAACGCGGACAGCGACGCGGGCACTGACGTGACGGGCGTGGTCGAGCACCTCAAGGGGGTCACCCCCAAGGTTACTTCCAGCGCCGACGACGATGAGATTTCCCGTGAGGGTCAGTCCAGCGATGGTGGCAAGGTCATCGCCAACGTGAAGACCGCCGCGAAGCGGAAGGTCACCCTCACGGACGTGAACTCCGTGGACCGAGAGATCAACAACCTCGACAACCGCACGAGGGCGGCACTCGCCCCCAAGGGCAAGCGAGACATCGCGGCCCTTGCGGGGGACACCCTTGAGGAAGTGGTCCCGGCGAATGAGCCCGAGAACCGTGGGCGGATGCTGGCCGAGCAAGCCAAGGCGCAGCGTCTCGCGGCCCTCAAGGCCAAGGAGGCCCTTCCCGTCGCGGAGATCGAAGCTGATGCTCCCGAGGAGGGTGACATCCCCGAGAACCACTGGAAGGCCCCCGTGAAGGCGGCGAACGCGACCCCCCCGGCGAAGGTGGCGGCGAAGCCCCCCAAGTCGGTCGAGGATTTCGCCGTGAACGGCGACGAACTGGAGCTCGCCCCGGGCGTGAGGTGGAACAAGAAGCTCCACTGGAAGACCCGTGTGAAGGAAGCCCTCCAGTACAGGGACCGTCCCGAGGTGCTCAACCTCATCCGGGGTTACGAGGTGCCGTCTGTGACCAAGGCCATCGACGACGCCCTCGTGGCGAAGTGATCACCGTTTTCTAGCCTTTCACGCGGGGGTTGAGAGATGTCCTCCCCTCGCAAAGCCTCCAGCCAAGTGTCGTGGTCGCTCCTCACCGAAGGGGTGACGCAAGCCCGCATCGAGGCGCACCGGGTCCGCCTGTTGGTGGACCGTGCGATGACCCTCGTGGAGACTTCTGTTGCCAAGGATCACCTCTGGCAGGTGGGAGGGGACATCATCCAAGGGCTCCCGCAGCGCCTCTCCGAGCTTGAGCGCGCCCTCGACCGCACGAACTACGCCCTCGTCGTGATGGGCGAGGAGTTCTTGCGGGGGCGCATCGGCATCGACGACCGCACCGAGGTGGACGAGGCCATCAAGACGCACCCCTACGCGGGCGTTCGTGAGAAGCAGGACTCCGTCGCGGCCCGTGTCGCCACCCGCTACCTCCGGGCGCAGTTCGGTGCCGGGGCGGCTCCGAGCGCCGAGCACTGGTTCTTCGACAACCCCGAGAAGCGTGAGACTCGCGAGTTCGCGGAGACCGGGGCGCTCTCCAACCTCCCCCCCACGGCTGCGAAGGCCGTGAAGGAGTTCGCGGCTCCCGACCGTTCGGTGAGCGAGGCCAAGCAGGAGGCCAAGATCGCCCCGCCGCCGCCCCTCAAGATCGAGAAGAAGCCGGGGGGGAAACAGTTCAGCACCCTCAACCGTTTCCTCGTCGAGACCGAGCAGCCCAAGGCGGGCAAGAAGGTCCCGCAGGGGCGTGAGGACATCCCCAAGGCCAAGAAGGTGCTCTGATGCCCTCCTCGTCTGGCGAGCCCGATGACCTGTACGTCATCAAAGCTGGGGACAAGCTCACGGCCACGGCGGGACCGCTCATGCGTGCGTCCGGGTGGCGCGCGGGGCAGTGGGTCCGTTACGTCGAGCCCCAAGTCCCGCCCGTGTCCGAGTACACCGTCGAGAAGTCGGACGGGGTGATGGCGGCTGGGATTCTCATGTACGGGTCGGAAAACTACTCCAACCCCCGCGTCTCGACCTACCGCAACTACACCAGCTACCAGAACGCCTCGTCGTTCATGGCGGTGAGCGCGGGCTCCAGCGTGGTGACGATCCTCGTGAACGGTGGGCGTTACCTCACGCTCATGTACGAGACGATCTCTCTCGACGCCTTCGGTGTGAGGGCTGGGCCTCCAGCGGTGTACACGATCAACGAGTTCCTCAAGGTCAGCGAGAACGGGCTCCTGTGCAACGACCCCGACGCGCTGCTACTCATTGCCACAGGGGGAACCGACGTGATCACGGCGGGCGTGTGCTCGCGCATCCCAACCCCCAACAACGCCCAACTGGGTCTGGACCTCAAGTTCTGATGGCACGCACCCCGGACACCACAGAGCTCGTTGACCGAATCCTCGCCCGTGCGCGGATCGCGGACTACCGCGCTCCCGTGAACGAGTTGTCGGGTGTTCGCACCTACCCGAGCGAGAAGCCCAGCAAGGGGATCGAGACGCCCAGCGGGGACTCGATCCATCACTCTCCCGGTGAGTCCCCAAGGGCCGACCGCGACCGTGCGGCCCCGATGCGCCCCGGCCAGAAGGACGAGCTCCTCCAGAAGACCCCCGCCAACGTGGTCTTCAACACCCCCGGCCCGTCGAGCCAGAACGACGGGCAGAAGATCCACGTCCGCACCCCCGGCGAGCGCGGTGAGGACTACGGCCACCCCTTCAAGCTGAACGTCACCCCTCGACGGACGGCATCTGGGATCTACCCCTCCTACAGCGAGAAGCAGCGCGATCAGAGGGGCAAGGCCAAGGTCTACTACAAGCGGTACTACAAGCGCAACCGTGGGAAAATCAAGGCTCGCGCCAAGCGCAACTACCTCCACAAGAAGAACAGCCCGAGCTTCAAGCGGAACAAGAAGTACCGCAACAGCAAGCAGTACGGCTGGCGGTTCAATCGCATCCCGTCCCGTGGGTACCGAGACCCTGCTGACCGCTCGCGGGACTACCGGGAGGTCAAGCGGGCTACGGTGGCCATCCCGTTCTACCACCCAAACTACGGGGAGGGCTTGGTCCTCGACGTGAGGGACCAAGACGTTCTCATTGAGCAGACGGACTCGATGGGCGGGGTGTATCTTGGAATCGGCACGGTGCCGTTCTTCACGTTCCTGCGCGGCGTTGAGTTCGACGACGAGGCGTCCATTGATGCCTTCTTCGACCTCGCAGACGCGGACTTCGACCGTGACGGCGGGGACGACGGTGAGTCTCAGCGCCTCGCGACGTTCTACCGGGAGACGTTCCGGCCCGGGGACAACCTCGACCCGGGGCAGGGCGCTCAGAACTTGGGCGAGCCGTCTCCCGTGAACCCCTCCCTCCCGTACTACGACACGGATCACAACAGCCGCAAACCGGGCGAGGTGATGAACAACATCGGCCCGACCGACAACAACCCGGGCTCTGCCAAGGTGATCCCAGAGGGCCACGACTTTGAGAACCGCAAGGCCAGCGCCGTGCGTGTCGCCGCGAAGATGGCCGAGATCCTCCAAGGGATGGACCCGGGTATTCGGTCACGCGCGCGAGGTGTCACACCCAAGATCAAGCGCAGTGATCCGGGCAACGTAGTCTACTCGTTCACGGTGCCGGGGAGCAAGGGGGAGTCCTACACCGTGAAGGTGAAGGGCGTCCCTTCGGGCAACGTGCGGACAATCAGCAAGATGGACTTGCGCCTGTCCTGCACCTGTAATTTCTGGCAGTGGCAGGGACCGGAGCACTGGGCCAAGGCGGGCGACTACCTGTTTGGCAAGCCCCTTGGAACGGCTTCGCGCCCCACGGAGAAAGACCCGGACGGTCGCAACCGCCTGTGCAAGCACGCCGTGGCGGTGCTGGACCTGATCGGTCGCTGGCCCGCAGCGGGGAAGCGGTAAGGTCGCACCATGCCAACGTACACCTACGTCTGCACGTCCTGCGAGAGCCCCTTTGAGCGGTTTCTCTCCATTACCCGATGCGACGAAGCACAGTCCTGTGAGTCGTGCGGCGCACCGGGGCGGAAGACCATCTCGATGCCCAACTTCATCTTGAAGGGGGATGGCTGGACGGGCAAGAACATCAAGGTCGCGGGTCAGATGGCCGCGAAGAACCGTATCCTCGACAAGAAGCAGGAAGAGCGCAAGCGGGACGCTCCCGGTGTGCGCCTCGCGCCCAACGTGGACGGAGAGCGGGTGGACAACTGGGCCGACGCCCAGAAGCTCGCGGCGTCGAAGGGCAAGAACACCGAGAGCTACGACGCCAAGGTGCGTGAGGAGAAGGCCAAGTGACCCGTCAGCGAGAAATCCCTTCGGTCCTGTACCGACAGCCCAACTACATCAACATGACCTACCCGATCCTCCCCGGGGTGCCCAAGATCCGGGTGTCTGGGGCGGCGCGTCTGAACGACGCCTACGGGAACGTCGCTGGCGTCGGCGGTGGCGGTGCCCTCCCCATGTTCGAGGTTCTCTCGGGAGCCACCTTCGCTTCGCCCAGCGTGCGCGCCAAGAAGGTCCCGTTTGAGGACACGAACCGGGGCGTGACCCGGATGATCTTCGACCCGGATGACTTCGCCACCCCGGCACAACCACCCGGCACGAGCTACCTCCCCACGGACGACCAGACGCTCTTCCTACGGGTCGAGACGTGGAACCCGGCACTGGGCGTGTGGAACCCGCCCGGTCCGATCACGATCATCCCCCCCTACGACTTCTTCACCACCAAGGAGCCCGTGTTCACCGTGACAGGGTTGGCTCCCAACATGGCCCTCGGCGCGTGGCCCGCTGGACTGCCCGACTTCATGCCCCCCTTGGTGATGAACTTCATGCTCCCGGCGTACAGCCAGACCATCTCGGTCGGCAACCTAGACGCGGGAAAGGTGCTGTTCACGGCGTTCCATCCCGGTATGCCCCCCACGGTGATCCTGCCCAGTACGGACATGGGTCTCACCGGGTCGGGCGTGCCTGAGTTCTTCGTCGGGTGCCCGGACGGGAACATCTGGTTCACGATCCGCATCGCCGTGGTCAACAGCGCCTAAGCCTCGGGGGCGGACCTCACCGTCATCTACGAGTGACCGTTCGCCCGCCCGTTTTCTCTTCTATCCCGTCACCGTAGGTAGGGCGGATTTCGTTCCCCCGCATGGATTGATCCCCGCCATGACAGGCGGAAACGAAACGAAACAGGAGACTCCCAATGCCGTTCATCTGCCTCGCCCGTACCGACATCCCCGACAGCACCCTTCAGGTCACGGACCTCTGGCCCAACAAGAGCCAGACCAACCCCGTGATCGACCCCCCGGCGGTCGGCCCGCTGTACATCAACGCGGTGACGACCGCGACCGTGACCCTTAGCGGCGCGTTCGCCTTCACCAAGGCCATCGCGGGTCTCGCCGCTTACCTCGTCGCCAACGTGCAAGCGTTGGGCGCGGGCGGCGCGGCCCTCACCCCGACGCAAGCCAACGCGGCGGCGGCGGCGATCATCACCCGGATGCGCTCGGGTCTCCCCCTTGCTCTCGCGAACATCAACACCGTCCTCGTGGCGGCGGCGGGCGCGCTCACGGAGCTCACCGATGCGGGCGGCTCCGCCTCGACGGGTGTCGTGTCGGATGTCCTTCGCATCCTCGCGGGCATCGCCTACACCGTCCCGGCGGGCACCGACGTTGAGACGGCGGGCGTGTTCGCTCCGCAAGCGGGTGCGGCGGCGTGGAACGCGGCGAACTTCGCGGACCACAAGGACATCCTTCCGACGGACTCGTCGTTCTACCAGAGCCTCGCCTACGGCAAGATCGCTGGCTTCAAGGCCGCGACCTTCTCGTACGTCGGCGTGACGGGTGCGGCGATCACCGTGTATGACGACGCGGGCGGCGCGTACTAAGGAAACAAGACCATGACCGTCTACGCAGCCATCGGGGCTACAACCGCTTCCGCGCTCGGTTCCGCCGGGGCCTCCCCCGTAGCGGGACCCCGCGAGCTCCTTCACTTCGGACAGCCCAACATCGCGTTTGGTGACAACGCCACCCCCGCGCTCTCCACCCCGGTGCAGATCCCGTTCTGCGGCGTCGCCGCCGTGACGGTGGGCGTCGCGGCGCTCCGTCCGGGTTCGCTGGTGGGCCTCTCGGTCAACCTCTCGGGTGCCGCTGCGGGTAGCAGCGCCATCTTCGGCGTGTACAAGAACGGCGTGATCTTCAACGCCGCCACCATCGTGACCCTCATCGCCACGGACACCAAGGAGCACATCGCCTTCGAGGCGGGCTCCTACCCATTCGTGGCGGGTGACGTGATCGACGTTCGCGTCCGCACGGGCTCGGGCTGGTCGGCCACCACGGTGGACGCCGCCGTCCTCGTCGAGATCCAGACCTCCACCTGAGATCCCCCGCCCCGCGCCATCACGGTAGGAAGGCTTTTACCCGCCTACCGCGATGTCCACCGATGCCTACATCGGGAGCCCTTTCGTGTTCCAAGTTGGGTACTTGGACGACGCGGGTCAACCCATCACCGTTACGGGCGTGAACCTCACCCTGTTCGTGTTCGACGCGAACACAGGCGTTCGCACCACTCTGGTTTCGGCGGCACCTATGGCTCCTATCGTGCCGCCGATGCCCAGCCGCTACTACTACGCCTATACGATCCCGCCTACGTTGGAAGACGGCACCCCGCTCTACGCGGAGTACCGAGCTACGAGCGTTCTCACGGGATTCGACGTGGTGGTTTCAGATACGCTGAACCTACACGCGAAGCCATCAGACCTCGGCCTACGCTCCCGGTTCGTGAGGTGAACCCCGTGATCTGGCTCAAAGACTTTCGTATGGCAGGGTTTCTCATTTCTCGCGGGTTCCCCATGTCCGACATGAGGCTGGACGCGCGTGGGGACGTTGAGATTTCCTTCAACGACGAGGACCGCAAGGTTTCCGACTCCCTTCGCGAGTATCCGCAATCCGTGGAGTTCAAGTACGATACGTCTTGCAAGGTCGTCCACGACCTCATTCGTCTCAAACTCAGGAATGGGCGATGAACCGCAAACAGCGCCGCGCGGCGGAAAAGTCCGCTCGCCGGTATCCATTCAAAACGCAACGCACAGGGGAAAGAAAAGTCATGTCTCTCGCTCGCATCGAAGCCGACATCCTCGCCGCTCAAGAAGAGGGCAAAGCCGCCATCGCCAAGTACAACGACTACGCGAAGTCGGTGACCGAAGAAGTACACAACCTGCTTCGCCAAGCGGGCCTGTTCGATGCGATCAATGCCCTTGAGATGGATCGACTGGAAGTCCGCAAAGAACTTCAAGCCAAGATCGAAGGGGTCAACGCGAAGATCTCAGAGCTTCAGAAGGTACGTTCTTACCTCGCGGCCCCCGCTCCCGAAGCCCCCGCCCGCGAGGAAGTCTCCGAGGAAGCCCACGAGGACGCCCCGGAAGTCACCCTCGTCGAAGAGCCCGCCGCCGAGAAGAAGACCCGCAAGAAGAAGACGGCACCCGCTCCCGAGGCACCCGCCCCTGTCGTCGCCCGAAAGCTCGAACGCCCCCAGTTCTGATTCTTTCGGTTCCGCGCCTATACGAGCCCCCCTAGTGTAGATCCGACCCCCCGCGCCTCTTCTCCTATCAGGCCGGGACCATCCTATCAGTATCCCCCATCGCCCGAATGCTTCGGGTGGGGCTGGTAACTGATCCGACTACGACCCCTTCGCGGGTCTAGGATGGTCCATCATGGCCTCGATTCAGTACAACAAGATCCTCGCAGTTCCCTCTTCGGGCCTCAAGAACCCGGCGGCTCCCAAGGCCGTTGACAGCCTCGCCCTGTCTCTCGCTGAGACGAGCATTCAGCTCGGCGCGAGCGGCTTCTTCAAGCTGCTCGACAGCGCGGGCGACAGCCTCCTCAACGCCCAGAACTCGGCCATCTCGTTCGCCCCGGACGCGAGCTTCTCGCAGGACCTCACGGTCAGCGGCGACACCATCCTCGCGGCCCTCTCGGCCACGAACGCCTCGTTCTCGGGCACGCTCGGCGTGACCGGGGCGTCCACCCTCGGCGTGCTCCACGCGGGCGCGACGGACGTGGACAGCCTCTCGGTGGACGTGGACGCCTCGGTGGGCGGCGAGCTCACGGTCAGCGGCGACTCGAACCTCGCGGACCTGTACGCGGCGGCGGCTTCGTTCTCGGGTGACGTGTCCGTCTCGGGCAACCTGACGGTCAACGGCAAGGTCACCACGATCAACTCGGACCAGATCATGGTCCACGATCCGATCATGGTGCTGGCCGACGGCAACACGGCGGACACCTTCGACATCGGTTTCGTGGGCAAGCGCAAGAACGGCGCGGCCTTCGAGAACGTGTCGTTCTTCTACGACCAGTCGGCGGGCGAGTTCGCCGTCGCCAACGTCGGCACGACCTACGGTCAGGACGGCAGCAACAACTACCAGTCCCTCACCGTGGCGTCCTACATGGACCTCCACATCGCGGACCTCGCTGCGGCCAGCGCGGACTTCTCTGCGAACGTGGCGATCTCGGGCACCCTCTCGGCGGGCAACACCACCGTTGCCGACCTGACGGCTGAGGACGGCACGTTCTCGGGCGACATCGCAGCGGTCAACGCGACCCTCTCGGGCAACATCTCCGCGGTGGACGGCACGTTCTCGGGCGACATCTCGGCGGACGACATCTCGGCGGCGACGGCGACCCTCTCGGGTGCCCTCTCGGCGGCTTCGGCCTCGATCTCTGGCGCGGCCACCATCGGCTCTACGCTCGACGTGACGGGTGCCCTCTCGGCGGCTTCGGCCAGCATCACGGGCGCGATGTCTTCGGGCTCCGTCTCGACGGGGAACATCAGCGCCACGGGCTCGGCCACCGTTGCCGGTGCGCTCTCGGCGGGCGCGACGGACGTGGACAGCCTCGCCGTGGACGGCAACGCCTCGGTGGGTGGGAACATCACCGCCGTCGATGCGACCCTCTCGGGTGACCTCGCCGCCGTGGACGCGGCCCTCTCGGGCGACCTCTCGGCGGTTGACGCCACCCTCTCGGGTGACCTCGCCGCCGTGGACGGCACGTTCTCGGGCAACCTCGCCGCTGTGGATGCGACCCTCTCGGGTGACCTCGCTGCGGTGGACGCCACCCTCTCGGGCGACCTCGCCGCCGTCGATGCGACCCTCTCGGGTGACCTCTCGGCTGTGGACGCGGCCCTCTCGGGCAACGCCACCATCGCGGGTACGCTCGGCGTGACGGGAGCCCTCTCGGGCTCTTCGGCCTCGTTCAGCGCCAACATCGCTGCGGTTGACGCCACCCTCTCGGGCGACCTCGCTGCGGTTGACGCCACCCTCTCGGGCGACCTCACGGTCGCGGGTGCGGCGGACCTCGACGCCCTCACCGCTTCGGGCGCGGTTCACTTCACGGCGACTGACGATGTCCTCTCCATCACCATCCCCGCGATGGCGGTCACCGAGAACTACGCTCTCGAAGTCGAGGGCGGCGTCCACATGGACGGCCACCTCTACCTCGCCAAGACGGGCGGCTCGCTCAACCTGAGCAGTTCTCCCGTCACCCCCGACTTCATGGTCGATGGCAAGTCGGTCTTCGCCGCGCGTCTGCAATCGGGCTCGGCGTCGAACCCCGACTTCATGGTGAACGGTCACGCCCGGTTCAACTCGGGCTTCGCGGTGGACAGCGAGGAAGTGGCCTCGATCCGCGTCGGCAACGTGGCGGGCGACGCCATCTCGTTCTCGACGGGCACGGACGGCCACATCCACCTCGACGCTGCCAAGATCCTCCGTCTCTCGGCGGATCAGGGCATCGCGACGAACCACACCGCGAACGCCTCGGGCGCGGTGGCGGCGAACCTCGCCGTCTCGGTCAACGCCACGGGGGACTTCGTCGCCGTGCGCGCCAACGAGAAGAACGCCATCGTCCTCGGCGTGTCGCTCGCCAGCATCGCTGGTGCGTCGTCGGCCAAGGGCAAGGTTGCCGAGTTCGGCAAGGTGGAGATCGCCGTCGAAGGCGGGGCCAGCATCGCCATTGGCGACCTCCTGTACCTGTCGGCCAGCGAGGCGGGCAAGGTCACGAACGTCGTCCCGGTTGACGCGGACAGCACCGCGTACCTCATGGGCAAGGCCCTCCAAGCCCCCGTCGCGGGCAAGGTCAGCATCGCGCTGCACCGCCAGTTCCTCTACAACAACTGAGTGACCCGGTAGCCCTCGCGCTACCGACACTCCCCTGCCGGAAAACCTCCCAGAGGCATCGCCCTCTGGGGGGTTTTCTTTTTATAGGGCGGGGTGTTCGATGTCCGACGAGAGCGCCCCGCAAGTCAACAAGTACCTTCACATGGGCCTCGGGGAAGCCGTGCGTAGGCTCCTCGACGTTGAGATCCAGTACCGGCACGGCCAGCGGGGGGAAGCCCTCGTGAAAGAACGCGACCTGATTCTATCGGCCCTGAACCGGGTCGAGCTTCAGCTAGGGTTCGATTGCAACTCCGATGGGGTGCCCGACACCGTGGAGATTTTTCAGCAAGCTGCGGAAACCTCCTGCTGCCGTATCACCTCGTTCGACCCTCCCGCCGCGCCCGCCCCCAAGGGGGAGTCCCTCATCGTTCTCGATTCCTCGCGGTCGCCCGACCCCCCCGCGACGGTCGAAACCGTCGCGGAGTCTGAAGGTCTATTCGCCCGACTGTTCGGAACAGGTAAGAAGAAATGACCCCCTCGATCCCCTACCTCCTCGCAGCCTACGGGCTCACGTTCGGCCTGCAAAACAAGGCTCCGTTCCTTCGCGGGAAGTTTCGGTTCACCGATGCTCTGCTGAAGTGCAGCTATTGCACGGGGTTCCACGCAGGGTGGGTCACCTACCTCGCGTCCGTCCCGCTAGAACACTCGCACCTGACAAGGTGGTCCCTCGTCGCCGCCTTGGTGTGGGCGTTCGCCTCGTCGGCCTTCAGCTACTCCGTGGACACCGCCGTGCGACGCTTGGAGACTAAGTAGCCTCGTGCCCCTCGTCGTCATCCCCCGTAACCCGTCTACGTCTACCTCGACGAACGTCGTCATCGACGGGGCCGTGTTCACGCCCCCCGGCGAACCCCCTATCTCGGGCGGCACGGGAACCCTTCGGTATCTGGGGATGGCCGTCGGTGCCCTCATGGACCCCGCAACGGGACAACTCAACCTGTTCCCCGTGAGCTCCCGCACGGAAGACAACCCGCAGATGTTCTACGGGTTCCTCACGGGCATGGGCGGGTCGGGAATCATCGTCGCCACGGGGCGGGGTTCCATCGTCACCCCGCTGTCCGAGGACGAAGGACCCCTTGAACCGGGGAAAGACGTGTTTCTGTCTCTCGTACCCGGCTACGTCACCCAAGGGTACGAGATGGAAACCGAAGGCGGGGCGTACCTGCGGATCGGATACGCCCTCGACGGAACCCGCATCGTCCTCGCCACCGACACCCGCATTCAGTTCTGAGAGACTGCCATGACCCCCAGAACACCGCAGAGCCCCTGTAGGAGGAACCCATGTCAGTAGTCTTCAACCCCGGACAGACCATCGGGCAGGGTGATCTAGACATCTTCCTGACCAACGCGGGCGGGTTCCCGGCGAACGCCTACAGCATCACCTACGCCATCTACTACGTCTCCCCCGGACCGCCTGAGACGGAGGTGCTCATCGGGTCCGCCACCCGCACGCCCGTCAACCCCACGGTGGGCGAGTACTACGCCTCCCTCACCGTGCCCGCGATGGCGACGCCCGGTGACTATCGCATCCGGTGGACGTTCCAGCAGTTCGCGGGTTCGCCCCCGCAACAAGTGGTGATGGAGTGGGGCGTCGTCTCGGCAGGGCTCATCGCCGTGGGTGCGTACAGCACCCTCACCCAAGGGATGATCGACAAGTTGCGGATTTTACTCCGCGACAACGCTCCAGATCGCAACTACCACTTCAGACCCCCGGAGGCCGAAGGCAACATTGGCGCTTACAACCGCGTCTTCGGTTACGTCTGGCAGGACAACGAGCTCTTCGAGTACCTAGAGCGCGGCATGGACTGGTGGAACATGATGCCGCCCTCTACGGGCGGCTTCACCCTCGACCAGATGGTCCAGCAGAAGCCCGAGTGGCGCACGGCGGTCCTCTGGGACGCCATCACCCACGCTTGCTTCGCCCTCGCGTGCAACTGGGTCGTTGACGAGTTCTCGGTGAGTTCTGTTACACTACTTCACCTATCCCTGCCCGATGGTAGGAAGGTCGAGGTACCCATTGGCGAGCTCTACGACATCTGCACCGACGAGTGACCTGTCTCCCCGTCAAGTGTCCGTTCGGTACGGGTTCAACACCCGCGCCGTGATGGAGCTCATCTATGACGGGGAGCTCGTCCTACAGGGCCGCAAGATCACCGCTGCGAGCCTCGCCTCCCTCGTCGAAGGGGAGCACTACGTTCGGTGCCGGGAGTGTGGGGCGTCCGCCGCGATGATCCACTCGGCACACCTGAAGGCGTGTTCCGGCTTGGTTTCGCTGGGCGAGTACCTAGCGAAGCATCCCGGTGCGCCCGTAATGTCGGAGCGGAACAAGGCCCGGAAAGCCAAGACCCCGGCACAGCGGGTGGCTCAATCACAGAAGCTCAAGGCCCGGTTCCAGACCGACGAGGGTGAACGCACCCGCCGACAAATTGCAGACGCCTCGCGGCAGATGCAGTCGTCGGAGTCCGGGCAACGCTGCAAGGACCACCTCCGCAAGATGAACGCGGACCCCGCCGTCAAAGCGCAACGTAGGGCCGACACCAAAGCCCGGTGGGAGTCGGGCAACCTTCGTGAGACGGTCGAAGGGTGGCATCGCGAGCACCGCGACGAGTCCCTGTCGTCGGCCCTCCACGCTAGGCGCTACATCCAGCGAAAGCGTACCAAGCTCCACCTTGGGTTCAAGGCCCTCATGGAGAGCAACGGCCTCACCGGGTTCATCACCGAGCACGAGGTCGGGTACTACGCCCTCGACGAAGCCCGCCCCGACTTGAAGATCGCTGTCGAGGTAGACGGCTGCTACTATCACTCTTGTCTCCAATGCGGGCTCAAGGGTCCGGGAGGCACGCTCCGCACGGACAAGGCCAAGACCACCTACCTGACCCCTCGCGGGTGGACGGTGATCCGCATTTGGGAGCACGACATCAACCGCGACCCTATGGCGTGCCTAGAACGTATCCGCCGACACATCGCGGACAAGGGACGTGAGAACCATGCTGGATGAAGCAACCCGAGCCGCAATCCGCGAAGCCTACCGAGCGGGCACCCTCAAGGTCGAAGCCGTGGACCCCGCGACGGGCGCGGCCTCCCTACAGACCGTCACCGCCGTCCTGAAACACAACACCCACCACAAAGACATGGTGCGGGTGACGCTGGCGGACGGTCGCTGGGTGGAATGCACCGTGGACCACAGCCTCTTCGCGATGGCCGGGGAAGGCGTCACGCCCGTCCTCGCCGGGGAACTCCGCGTCGGGTCTGTCATCGCCACGGTGTCCCAAGGGGTAGCCGCGGGCGTCGGAGTCGCTTCGGTGGTAGCCCTACCCCCCGAGGAACACACCTACGACCTGTCCGTGCCGGGACCGCAGAACTTCGTCCTCGCCAATGGAATCCTCGCCCACAACTCGTACTCCATCGGTGGCGTCTCGTTGGACATCGAGAAGAGCTCCAAGTACGAGAGCCTGAAGCAGAACGCTGAGTCACAGTTCGACAAAGCGGCGGAAGCCAAGGCCCGCACCGTCAAGTTCATCCGTGGCATCCAGCAGCCCAAGTACGGCATCGGTATCCGCTCCAGTTTCGGACCGTTTGTAGGTAGAGGGGTGTTGAGCCCCCGTAATTTCCTTTGAACCGTTCGTAGGCAGCGGGGTATTGACTCCTCGAATCAGAGCCCCCGCCCTCAACGAAAAGTATGGTATCGGGGTTGACTTCCCCGATACGGGGCTTACGATTCGGGTCATGGAAGACCGACCCGAAGCCCCGTGCCCCGCCTGTAAACAATCCGTTCCCCTCAAGGGCCTCGCGAAGCACGCCTCGGGGTGTTCGCAATGGGGCACGCTAGGCGTGCCCGCGCTCCAGTTCAACTGGGACAGGTACTTCAAGCGCGGCGTCTACGCGGACGGGTTGACGGAGGGCACCGACTACGTTCGGTGCCTAGAGTGCCCGGACGGGGCGCGGGGAGACCGGGGCCTTCGCTTGATGGATCACGTCAAGAAGGTCCACGGCTTGACGAAAGAGGCGTACATCGAACGGCATCCGGGGGCTCTTCTCAACGTCCCCGGCACCCTAGAGCGCCGCAAGGCTACAGTATCGGAGCGGTACGACGGGGCGACCAACGTGTTCCAAGTGCCCGACGTGAAGGATCGCATTCGGGACGTGATGGCCGAGAAGTACGGGGGCATGGGGGTGGGTTCCCCAGAGCTCCGAGCGAGGGTTGAGCAGACGAACGAGGTCCGGTATGGGAGTGCCAACCCGTTCGGGTCTGACAAGGTGCAGGAGAAGATTCGGGCGACGTGGCGGGAGAAGTACCAGTGCGACAACCCCAACCAGTCTCCAGAGATCATGGCGAAGCGTATTGCCACGAACCGCAAGACGCACGGCGCGGATCACTACGTCGAGACCGCCGAGTTCAAGGGGAAGTTCAAGGCGGCGAGCCAAGAGCGGTTCAAGGCGGACCATCCGATGCAATCGAAAGAGGGGCGCGAGTTGTGGGGTGCCGGATGCGTCGAGAAGCTGGGAGTAGATAACCCTCTCAAAGACCCGGACATCTATCAGAAGTCCTACGAGTCCAACCTCACCAACCACGGCGGGAAGCACTCGCAGCAGTGCCCGGAGGTGCTGGAGAAGGCACGGGCGACGTGGCGGGAGAAGTACAACACGGACAACCCGTCGAAGGTCGAAGCTGTCAAGCAGAAGATCAAGGACGTGTGGGAGGGGAAGTACGGGGTTCCGTTTCCGCCGCAGAGCTTGTGGCTGAACCAGACGCACTCGTCTCCCAACGGGCTGGAGCGGAAGGTTCAAGCGATGCTGCCCGTGTACGTCCTCTACACGGGTGACAAGACGTACAACGTGCGGTTGCCCGGTACGGCACGGGACAAGTACCCGGACTTCGTGGTGCTGGCCCCGGATCAGTTGCAAGCCTACCAGTCGGGGACGCCCTTGAAGTCCCTTCGGATTGAAGCCGCCATCGAGGCGTTTGGTTCGTACTGGCACGGCCCGGAGATGACCGGGGTATCTCGCGAGGACCACTACAACGGGGTCATGGATTACTACGCCCGGTGCGGCCTTCGGTGTCTGATCCTGTGGGAGCACGACGTGGACAAGCGACCGGGCGAGGTGGCCGACCGGCTTCGGCGGTTCCTATCCGACGTGGCGGGGTCTGTAACCCATTCGGGCGTCGGGGCCGACCCGTCTGTTCTGGATTTTTTCCGAGGAGCTTGAGACATGGATTCATTCATCCGTCCGTCACCAATTCGCGCGGTTCACTTCGCCAAGCAGAACGTCACCGAGACGCTTCGGGAGGTGTGGGACGAGGAGGGGGTGATGTACCAAGGGCAAATTCCATCCGGCGTCAAGGTGGGCGACCCGTTGGTGGTGCGACCCAGTGAGAGGGAGACGTGGTGGTTGGTCGTCGGGGGCACCGAGAGCGACCTCCGGGCTCGAAGGTGCCGCGCCCGGATCACCTTGATCCGTGACCGGGACGAGGTGGAGTACCTTCAGGGGGAGGTTGAGACGGCCCTGTTGCGGTTTGCTTCCCGCGAGTTCCCGTCGTATCGGGTAACGGTCGAACGGGACCGGGCTCCGCAGCGCGGGGCCACCCTGTTCGCCGTAGGCCCGGAGAAGCCTTTGCACTACGGGTCTGGGGGGAAGCTGTCGAAGGGGTGGGCGAACCTCGTTCTTGGGGACATCCCTCACGAGCGGGACGCGAAGCACCCTTACGTCAGTTCGATCAAAGTGGCCGACGTGGGCACCGAGGACGGTCTTCGGAAGTACCGGATTCGGGCCGATGTTCTCTGACATCGGCATCCAGTGTTTGATCCTGTGGGAGTCCGAGGTGAAGACCGACCCCGAGGGTGTGGGCGATGGTCCAACCCTGTACGCCCGTGGGCGTAACGTCTACCGATGCCCACAAGGTTCCCAACTGGTGTCACGGTGTCCGAGGCGTGGTGGGGCACCCTCCCCGACTCATCTCGAAAGAACTGGCGGAGGGTGTTTCGGGCGTATGCTCGGTACGGGGTCAAGGTCATTGCGGACCCCTCCCACCGTGTTAATTTTCAGGGTTACGTCTACTCAGAGGGTGAGGCATCGCTCTTCACCGACGTGAAGGGCAACGACCCCGCTCTCGCCCTCCACGATTTAGCACACTGGCGGGTGGCCCCCGTTGAGCGTAGGAACCTCCCCAACTGGGGTCTGGGGGATTTCCCCAACTACGACGACAAAGCCCCCCGCACGGTGGACTATGAAGTCGCCTTAGAGGAGGAGTCTCTCGCATCCACATTGGGTGGTTTCATGGCGGGGGAGATCCTCGGTCTGGAATACCGACGCTATGTGATGCGCGCCCTTGATGGGGGTGACACGGAGAGCATCCACATCTTGACTCAGCGGGGTCTGCTTGTGAAGCGGCCACGGAGTTACCGGGTGGTGTGGTAGAGGGTCACGTCGGGTTGTGGGTCCCTCCGGGTGCGGGCTGTAGGTGAAGACCGACCCGGAGGGTGTGCGGGCACTTCTCGCGGCGCACCTCGCCGGGGCGTAACGTGCCCCGGTGAACCTCCTTCACGTCGCCGCGCGCATCGCCACGGACCTTCGCGGGAAGCAGCGTCAGGGCTACTACCTCGCCGCCGTGGGCGTGCGTCGGGACGGTGCCCTCGTGCGCGCTACCAACAAAGCGAGGTTCGCGAACGGGTACCTCCCGGTGCCGTCTACTCACGCGGAGGCGCGACTGTGCCGCAAGCTCGACGCGAGTGCGGAGGTCTACGTTGCAAGGGTGGTGGGGGACGGATCTTGGGCGATGTCTCGCCCGTGTGAGCGATGCCGTCTGGCGCTGGGGGCTCGCCGGGTGCGGCGGGTCTACTACACCATCGGCCCCGGCGAGTACGGGGTGATGGACCTTTAGATTCGGTCACCGTTCCCGTTGACGTGGAACGTCTCGGTGATCGTGACGGTGAATCCGTTAGTTCGGCGGTGGATGCGGACGGCCTTACCGGGGCACCGGGCTTTCCACGTCTCGGACATCTTGTCGATGTCGCTCTGTATGTAGTGCGAAGGCAGCAGGGACAGGTCGGGACGGAGGGCGTCCGCGGGGACGGTGGTGATCTTCATGCGGGGTGTTACGCCCGCACTGTGGGGGAGAACCTCTAGCGGGGCGTAGCGATGCCGTCTGGCGCTGGTGGCTCGTCGGGTGCGGCGCGTCTACTACACCATCGGCCCCGGCGAGTACGGGGTGATGGACCTGTGACTCAGAGCGAGGAGTCCTCGTCGGGGTCGTAGGGGCGCATCGGGAACGTCACCACGGCATCGGTGCCCCGGACAGAGAACATGGGGAGTCCGTCGATCTGGTAGTTCTCCATGTCGAGCGCCTCCGTCAGTCGCCTCTCAAAGGAGTACCGCTTGGCTTCCATGACGGTTCGCTCCAGATCCCTCGCGGTTCCCGTCCAGTTCGGGAAGGTGAAGGTGAGGGCCGTGGGCGTGTAGGTCACTTCTGGGGTCCCCTTCAACCCGTGGTCGGCCATGAACTTTTTGGCTACCACAGAGACAGTCGCCGGGACGCTCAGGGCTCGTTTGATCAGTGTTGCGATGGTCATCACGTCCTCCCGACGATGGCCTTCTTCATGGCGTCGTTCCACTCGCCCCAGATGGCGTCTCGGGAATCCGAGTCGGTGGTCCCGTAGTCGGAGTTCTTGGCAATCAGCCGCCCGATGGCCTGATAGGCGCTCGCCACGTTCACAGCGGTCATCGCGATCTCGGCTTGGATCTGCTCCGTGACCTCCTCGTGACCTTCGTAGAGGCTGTAGGGGTTGTCGTCCATCGCCGTCTTGGTGACCAGCGGGAGGAGTTGGGCGCGGAGTTCCGGGCGTTGGTGGGCCAGACGGATGATTTTGGAACGGAGGTCGCTCATGTCCTGTGCCGTGGATAGGGAAGCTACCGTGACGGTGGCTTCTCTATCCACGGCACAGGGCATGACCCCTTGTGCTGTCCGTGTCGCCACCCGGTACCTCTCGGCCAAAGTGTGGGGCGACCCCTCGGGGATGATCTCCGACTACCGGGGGGCGCTCACAGCCTTCCAGACGGGCCTCACCCGGGTCACCGAGTCCGCCACACAAACTTTCAGCCGCTACACTCCCTCGACCCCACGAGAGCAGGAGATGGTACAGAAGGCGGTGGCGAAGGCGACCCGTGGCGCTCTCTCTCACACGATGGTCCCGCTTATCCAGACGGCACGTCAGTTGTCCGAGTGGGTGCTCCAGACCCGTGTGATCCCCGCTGGCAAGGCCAAGGCGGTCGAGATGGCGGCACGCTCCGTTCAGAGCATGGCGCGGCTCCCGCAGGACATCCCCGATTGGTACGAGAAGAACGCTGCCCGTCTCAATCTCCTGCTGGAGGCGGCGTCGTGGCCAGAGAAGTCGGGGGAGGGGGATGCCGCGTCACAGGTGGTGACCGTGGGGCCGTTCAAGGTCCACAACACCATCGGCGCGGACGCGAAGCAGTTCAAGGAGATCCAAGGGCTCGTCGAGAACGCGACTCGCGCTTTGTCCACCACGTTGGACTTCAAGAAAGTTCTCTACGGAGACGTGTACGTCGTCGGGCAACTGCGGCAGTCCCACACCCTCGCTTGGTACAAGATTCAGTCGGACGACGTGTACGTTCGGTCCCTCGCCAAGAAGGGCGGGGACGATCTTCACTCTCTCGTCCACGAGCTCGGGCACCGCTACTGGTTCAAGTCCGCCACGAGCGACCAGAAGCGGAACATCAACATGCTCTTCATGGACCTCGGGACGGCACCCGCGCCGTCCGTGACACGTCCCACGGTCGGTGACGAGCTCCCTGTGTCCGTGAAGGGTGCCAAAGGCACCAAGTTCATCATCGTGAAGGACGACGGGATGTACTTCACGACGGAGCCCAAGGGCACCTTCCCTGTCCGTGAGGTCATGCGGCTCATCACCGAGAGGGCCAAGGGCACGGAGACTTTTCCCTCGCAGTACTCGATGACGGACAGTTCAGAGTTCTTTGCGGAGTGCTTCGCGTTCTACACCCTCGGGCGTCTCAAGCCCGACCTCGCCAAGAGGTTTGAGGAGGCTCTGTCGTGAGCCCGTCGATCAGCAGGGTCGCCACCCGGCACCTCATCCGCGTCGCGGCTCGGGACGCTTGCCGCGCCACGTTCCGCACCCGCACGGCGTCGGTGGACCTCACGGAGCGGGTGCTGGTGGCGGTTGCGGAGGGGGCGTACCTGTCTCACGGCGGGAACGTCCGTGTGGCGAGTCTCCTCTCCAAGCTCGCAGAGCTCGCCACGGCCCTCAAGCGGTTCCCCAACCTCTGGGAGAAATTGAAAGATCTCCTCGGGATCGAGAGCCTGTCGGACCTCCCGGGCCGGATCAAGGCGCTCCTCCAAGACGCCTACGGGGCGCTCCGCAAGCTCCTCACCAAGGCGTTTGAGACGTGGCCCCTCAAGCTGTTCACCCTGCCCGAGAGCAAGCTGTTCTCGATCAACAAGCTGCTGGAGGCCCTCATGAAGAGGTACCCGCAGTTCGGCAAGTGGCTGGAGGCCAACGTCAAGCCCCGGGTCGATCAGTTCGACAAGTGGCTCAAGCAGCACCTCCCCACGGTCAGCAAGGTGCTGATGGTGGGCATCTACGTCTGGCTGTGGATGAACACCACGGAGTTTGAGTGGGACATCAACGGCATCCTCGACGCGGCCACGGGGAACCTGTCCCTCGCGGACCTCTTGGCGGGGTTGCCCGGGACCGTCCTCGGCGCGCTCTTGGGTACGCTCAACCTCGGGACGTTCACACTTCTCCCTGCCGCCCTCGCGGCGCGGGTGCTCTTCCTCCTCGGCAAGCGGTACCTCGTGTGGACGGGTTCGGGCTTCCAGTTCGACGAGGAAGCCCTCAGCGCCGACTTCGGCTAGTGCGGTATCACCCCTATCTTTCTCGGGGGGGTATGGCTGACCGCGCCTTGCTCGTTGGGGTCAACACCCCGGTGCCCCGCTCAACGGGTGCGTCTGATGGTCGCCCTGTCCTGTACTTCGGCTACGGGTCGAACTTGAACGTGCCCATGATGATGGGGCGCGTGCCGCACGCCAAGCTCCTCGTCCCTGCGTTTCTCCCCTACCATCGCGTCGGGTTCGCGGGGCACAGTCGTCATTGGGGCGGCGGAACGGCGACACTCATCCCAGCGATGAGTGTCGTGCCCGGTGTCCTGTACCTGATGACCCGTGACGACCTTCACGAGCTCGACAGGTCTGAGAACACCCCCACGGGCAACCACCGCCACAACGAGTACGTCTACGGCTGGGACGGCACCCGTTACGAGGCGTTCATGTACCGACAGGGGTCGGGCACCCCGGTCAACCCCCCCGACCCTCGCTATCTCTCGACCGTCATCGAGGGGCGTAGGATGCACGGATTTCGTTACGAAGACATCCTACGAGAGGCACGACGCACATGACCCCCGGCACCCACAAGCTCCCGCCCCTGCCCTACGCCTACGATGCCCTTGAGCCGTGGATGGGCGCGGAGACGGCGCGGCTGCACCACGGCAAACACCACCAATCTTACGTTGACGGGCTGAACGAAGCTGAAGTCGAGCTCGCCAAGGCGCGGGCGTCGGGCGACATCAAGCTCGTCCCGTACTGGCAGACCCGGCGAGCGTTCAATGAGGGCGGGCACGTTCTGCACTCGATCTTCTGGCATTGTATGTCGCCCGACGGCGGCGGGCTTCCCACGGGCAACCTAGCCACCCTGATTGACCGGGACTTCGGCGGGTACAAGGCGTTCCGCCGTGAGTTCGTCGCCACGGCCAAGGGCGTCGAGGGGTCGGGCTGGGCGGTTCTCGTACTCAAGCGCGGGATGCGCGGTGGACGCCTAGAGGTGGCACCCGTTCACAATCACGAGAACCGTGCCCTGTGGCAGTCACAGGTGCTGCTCCCGATGGACGTGTGGGAGCACGCCTACTACCTCGACCACCAGAACGACCGGGAGGGCTGGGCCAACACCTTCCTCGATCACTTGGTCGATTGGTCCTACATCGAATCAAGGGTAAAAGCATGAGCACTCTTCGTTCTAAGGTCATTCGTCTGGCGCACCAGAACCCCGCCCTCCGTCCGCACCTTCTGCCCCTCCTTCGAGAGAAGCGCGCAGCGGGGCAATGGAGGGAGGTGTCCCCTCGGGGATTGTCTCAAGAGACCCTAGATAGGGTCTGGGACATGTACAAAAACAGCTACGCCAAGATCGGTCTCAAGGTCTCGTCCATCGGTGAGATGGTGTCCGAGTATGATGCTTGGCGTCTGGCTTACGATGGAGAGGTGCCCGTAGCCTTTAGCGTGGGGACCAAGACCTCGTTCGGCGTCAAGAGCGGTCTCTCTGGATCGGATGGGACGCCAGCGGGAAAGGACTCGATCAAGAGCCTCCTTTCTACCATCTACAAGCAGCCGGGTTTCTATTCGGAGGTGTCGCACGCCGTCGAGCACATCGCGGCTAAAGCGGGAGCCCCGGCAGTTTGCGCGGTCTACGTTCCCAACATCATTAAGAAGCAGATCGAGCCCGCTGACGACGGCATTCACTACTCCAGAATTTTGGGGGGTGTGGGCAAGGTCACCAAAATTCTCGTCGGTCGTCCGAGAGGTATTCCTACGACGGACTACGACCATCCCGTTTGCCCCATCGGGGACCCATCTCTTCGCACCTCTGGAGAGGTAGAGCCCGACGATTCTGCGGACTACGCCGCCCACATCGCGTGCCTTCTCTTTCAAGGCTGAACGCGAATGCCCCCTCGAAAGAAGAAGCCGTCCACCGCCGCGAGAGGCGACTGCTACGAAGCGGCTGGGAAGTATATGTTCGAGAACTGTCTGATGGACCCCCAGTGCGGGCTGCGGGTCGTTCACGGAGAGGTCGCTGGGCAGGGGCCGCTAGAAGGCGTCACCTTCGGGCACGCTTGGGTTCTGGACGGCGACACGGTGATTGACCGCTCGAACGGTCGGAGCTTGCGGATGCCCAAGGTCGTGTACTACGCGCTGGGTTCCATCGAGCGCATCGGGAACCTGCACACCTACACCTGGGACGAGGCCAAGAAGAAGATGCTTCAGTTTGGGCACTACGGCCCGTGGGACCTCAAGACCCGGAGCGGGCTATGAAGGAACTGTTCACCCTCCCTTCGGTGAAGCGCGAGCCCGTACCGGCGACGGTGCTGGACGTGCTCCGCGACGGCGGCGGGGAGCCTTCCGCCCGGAGGGTTGCCTCCCGATTTCTGGGGCGGTGACCCCCTCCGGGCGTAATAGCCCCCGGAGGCCACAATGGCAACGAAGTCAAAGACCCAGACCAACATCACCAAGTTCGCTCTCCGTAACTTCAAGGGCACCCCCACCCGCTACTTCCGCTGCGAGGCGGAAGACATCACCGCGAAGGCGACCGTCGAGGTTCGCAAGCCTTCGCACCACATCCTCGTGATCGACCGTTCGGGCTCGATGTACGGGGACATCGGGGACGTGAAGGGCACCGTCGAGAAGCTCCTCACCCTCTCCGAGTTCCGCGATCCGACGCTGAAGGTGTCCCTCATCTCCTACTCGTCGCAGGGCGACGTGAAGCTGCACTTCAGCAAGGTGACGGTGGAGGACGTGATGCGGGCGGGCTCCCCGTACCTCGGTGAGATCCGCAGCATTCACGCCACGGCCCTCACCTGCATCTCGCAGGGCCTCGCGATGGCAGAGACCATCGTGGACGATGCCGATACGACGTGCGTGACGCTTCACACGGACGGTTTCGCCAACGACCGGAGCCCCACGGCGGAGGCCCGCGACATCAAGGCAGCGGTCGCGAAGCTCAAGACGCACCCCAACCTGTTCGCGAACGCCATCGGGTACCGGGACTACTGCGACTACAACCTGCTGGCGAGCATCAGCAACTCCCTCTCGGGCGTGTGCGTGCAAGCCAAGGGCATCAAGGCCGTGTACGAAGCGGTCTACAACACCACGAAGCTCCTCGCGGGCACCCTGTCCCCCGCCATCGAGGTGTCTCGTGGCAAGGCCGACTACGCCATGTTCGTGTCCCGCAGCGCCCGCAAGGTGCTGGGGATGACTGACACCTTCACGGTGCAGGGGCTCTCGCCCACGGACGACAAGACGGCGTACCGCCTGTTTGAGATCACGGCCAAGGACTACGCCGACCTCGACGCTCCCGTGAGCGGCGAGAACGCCCCGGTGGAGCCTGTCCTCGCCTTCGCCCGGACGCAGATCTCGGCGGGCAACCTCAACGCGGCCAAGTACGCCCTCGTGTCCACCCGGTGCGGCGAGCTCCTCGGGAAGCACTCACGCGCCCTCGTGGCGAGTGACATCGCGGCGATGGCTGACGGCACGGAGGGGTACCTGTTCGACCGCGTCCCGTTCACCCCGTCGAACGGCTACGGGCTCGGTGCCACGGGGCCTTCGGTGCTCACGGTGCTCACCTACCTCAACGGGCACACGGACACCCTCTCGGTGGACCTCCCGACCTTCTCGTCGGGCTACAAGCGGCGCGGGGTCAAGCGCATCCCCGGCACGCGCCTCGCGGACGGCACGGTGGAGGAGCCCACGGTGTCCTCCAAGGTGCGCGAGGGCGGGGACGGATGGGTGAAGGTCAACAGCTTCGACCTCAACCGCAACACGGCCAGCATCAATATGCTGGTGAGCCAGCCCATCGACCTGTTCCCGAAGGGGTCGTCCCAGCGGGTGGCGAGCGTGGCGGGGGTGTCCCTCGACGATCTCAAGAGCTTCAACAACTACACGGTGGTGGGCGACGGGATGCTCAACGCCTCGTCTCTGCCCCTCCGCACGTCGGATCAGAAGGTGATCGTCGGGCTCGCTTCCCTCGGGCTCCACCTCGCCAATGCCAAGGCGGGCCAGCCCTTCACGCTCGACCTGTCGGGCCTCCCGCTGGTGGACTACGACCTCAACGTGGGCGGGGTGGACCACACCACGGTGACGCGCCTCGCGCGCCTCACGGTGCTGTCCAAGATCCTCAACGGCATGGTGAAGGGCGACGCGAGCGGTCTCACCTCGGAGCAGGTGGACGAGCTCAAGAAGCACTACCTCACCCCGTCGATGTACTTTTCGCCGCCCACCACCACGGAGTACGCGGTTCTCGCGGACGCCATCGCCACGGGCAAGGTGGACACCAAGCTGTCCTACAAGGTGGACCTCGGGACGCCCGACATCACGGGCACGGGCAAGCTCAAGAGCGGCAACGAGTACCTCCAGCGGCGCTTCACGCTCACCTTCATGGGCAAGGACGTGGAGAAGCCGACGCTGGACTACATCACCCTCACGGACTCGACGTGGGGCATCAAGAAGCTGTCGGCGCGGACGACCCTCGACGCTGTGGACGAGCTCTCCTACCCGATCTACGAAGGGATGCTCGGGCTGGGCGACGGCAAGGTGCTGAAGGATCTTCTGAAGGGCGTGGGGTGCGTGGACCCGGACCGTTTCCTCGCGGACCTCAAGGGAGTGAACGCCTCGGAGGCCGTGCGAGAGGCCATCCGGTTCGTGGAAGCAGCCATCGAGGCCGTGTATGAGACGGTTCGCCCGCTGGCGTTCTACGTCGGCGCGACGGGGCTGGTGCCCGACTCCCTCGGGGCCAAGGCGATGACCGCTGAGGAGTTCGCCACGGCGTACCCCAACGCCAAGCTCTCCAAGGCCGAGAAGGAGGAGGGCAGCTTCCACGTCCTGCCTGACAACACGGTGCTGACCGTGTACGTCAAGGGCGAGTTGTTCAGCCCCTCGGCCCACTGACCCCTCTCGGTAGCCCCTTTATCCCCGCGAAGGGTGTATGGGCACCCTTCGCACCTCCCTCATCCGGCTGGCTCATCAGAACCCCAGCCTCCGTCCTCATCTTCTCCCCATCCTCAAGACGGCCCGGAACTCGTTTGAGTTCCTCCTGTCCGTAGGGGTGAATCACGACATGGCGGATGCCGTGCGGATGGACCGGGGCGGGTCCACCGAGAGCAACGCCGACGAGAGCTACGTCGAGCTCGTCCAGTACTCCCACCATGGGATCAAGAACTTCTTGGACGGCGAGCGGGTAGGACGCTCGGTTCTCAAGGTCAAGCGGATCGAGACCCAGCGTCGGAAGCTCACCCTGCTGATCGAAGCGTCCCCTCCCCCGGCGACAGAGGATGAAGAGGCCGTTCTCTACGGGGCCGAGAACCTCTTGGTGGAGGTCCTCCGTGAGGAGTTCAACCGCTACGGCGGCGAGTGGCTGTACCTCGACGTGTTGCCCGAAATCTCCGTCGAAGTCCTTTGACGGTGGGGGTCCGGGTCTCGGTGAAATTTAAGACCCACACGGACGACCGCCTCATCCCAGAGGGCTTCCTCGTGCGCGAGCACGACGAGGAAGCCCTCGACCCGGCCATCCGTGTCACGGGGTGCCGTTGGGTCGCACGCCACGAAGAAATCCACTCTCCGTGCGAGTGGCACTCGTGGCATCAGTCCTACCCTGCTGCCGTACTTGCCGCCCGGATTCACGCGGGCCAGCCCTGCATCGGGACGGAGGGGCGACGGAAGCGCCGTGCGCGGTGACGCGCCTATCACCCGTGGAAGGTGGACATGGCAACGAGCAAAGCCGTAGATTGGTTGGAGACAGGGTGGAAGGTGCTGGCCGTTCTGGTCATCCCGCTCCTTGGGTTGGGCGTGTCCATGTACACGGACGCTTCTGTAACCCGCGAGAGGGTCATTCAGATCCAGCATCGTCTCGACGAAGATCGCACACAGATCGAGTCGGTGAACACCCGGATCAACCAGATCGCGCTCACGGTGCAGGACACCAATGGGCAGATCCGCGAGCTCCGCACGGTGCTGGACGTGATCCGATCCCAAGTGACCCGTTCCTCGGAGGCTAGGCCATGAGTTCTCACCGTGTGCTGGAGGTGATCCTCGGCGTCGTCACCCTCGTTTCTGTCGTCTCTGTCCCGGTCCCGCGTCGGTCCCCTGTGATGGCCCCGTCCAAGGTCCATGTAGACGTTCAGCGTATCGAGGAGTTGCACCGGGTGTCCCAAGCGCAGCGCGCCGACGTTGCGCGTATCACCCGCGACACCCAAGCTCTCGCTGACCTCTTGCGGCAGCGCGACGGTGGTACGGTGCTGAGGCCCGACACCCGGGCACCGGAGAACGAAGAGTATGAGTGCAGCCAGTGACATCGCGAAGAAGCTGACCGACGACGAGAACAAGCAGATCACGGGGCTCCACCGACAGGCCCAAGAGATCGTCCACGCCATCGGCCAGACGGAGGTTCGCAAGGCGAAGCTCCTGTCCCAACTCGCGGACGTGGAAGAGCAAGCGCAGGGGGTGATGAACTCGGTGGGGGCACGGTTGGAGCTCCCGCAGGGCGTGCCGTGGCACATCACCCCGGATGGCAACGTCGTCGTCGTGGACCCCAAGACGGGCCAGCCCGCGCAGTGATGGTGACCGATGGCGAAGTTCGCACAGCAAGAACTTGAGGCCATCGGCAAATCGTGGATCAAGTACATCAAGCAGGAAGCCAAGAAGGACGCGGCCAAGAGCAGCTACGTCCCGCGCTCGGGCGATTTCTACGAGAGCTTCTCGTTCACCGTAGACCGGGGGGTCATCATCCTCTACTCCACCTACGAGTGGCTTGAGATCATCACCAACGGCACGCGCGGCAAGTACAAGATGCCGTGGCTCACGCAGGAGCGTGGGGTCCACGTCGTGCCCATTTGTCAGCAGGACGGCACGATGGCCTTTCGCACCGCCCCGCTGACCGTGGGCAGGGCGTGGGTCCACCCCAAGATCGCAAAGCACACGTTCATCAACCGCGCCTATGAGCGCGCGGTGCAAGACCACCTCGACGCCCTTGTCACACGGATCGTTGACGATGCCGCCACCACAGCAAGCAAACGGAAACGGTGAGGTCACCATCGTGGCCCTGACGGACCTCGTGGTCCTCCCCGACCTCGGGCTGAGGTTGACGAGGGGGTCCAAGATCGTGGTCCCCATGTCTGCTGCGTTGAAGTCTCGGGATCTCTCCAAGGCCAAGGTGGACGGCATCGTGGCCACGCAGACCCTCCGCTCCGCTGCGATCCGCGCCCAAGAGAACGTGTCCTCGGACACGGTCACGTCTCAAGCTCCCCGGCACAACCCGCTGGACCTGATCCCCCTTCTCGACGCTCTCGCAGTTCTCACGGAGGAAGTCCGTGGGCTGCGCCGAGACCTCGCCCGGGCACCTGCCCCAGCCCCCGCTCTCGACCTCGCCCCCTTGGTGGCGCAGTTGCAGACCGTGGCGGCGGCGAGCCCGGTGAGGGCGGCACCCTCCGTGGCGCTCCCCGACGAAGCCGTGTTCATCCCCTCCAACCTCACGGGTGGGGACCTGTCTGCGAGTCTCAACGTCACGTCGGAGAGCAGTGACGACCCCGGTCTCGCAGACGCAATGCGGGCGCTCAAGGCGGCAAAGAAGAATCGGTAGGGTATCGGGTACTTCGTCTCTGGGAACGTGACCTCAACGAAAACCGTGACCGCTGCGTGCAAGCAATCAAGACCGCATTGGGAGTGCTGTGATGGCCGGAAAAGACAAGCAAGATCAACAGGTTGGGGCGGGGTTGGACGTGGGTACCATGAATGTGGTCGCGGCGAGGAAGTCCTCGTCGGGGGTCGAGACCCGTCGTGTGCGCGACGCCTTCTTGGAGCTCCCCGTGGAATCCAAGAAGATGCTGAAGCTCTCGAACGTGAGCTACGTCGAGCGCGCGGACGAGCTTCTCATCCTCGGTGACGCCGCGATGGACACGGCGAACATCTTCGGACGGGAAGCGCGTCGTCCGTTGTCGGCGGGCTTGGTGAGCTCGTCGGATGTGGACGCGATGGAGATCCTCGGGCTGCTCATCAAGAACGTGCTGGGCGAGCCCAAGGTGCCCAACGAGCACTGCTATTTCTCGGTCCCCGCCGCCCCCGTGGACAAGCCCGGGCAGGACGTGATCTACCACCGTGGGGTGCTGGAGAAGATCGTCCGTGAGTGCGGGTACACCCCCACGGCGGGCAACGAGGCGATGGCGATTGTCTACGCTGAGACCGCCAAAGAGAACTTCTCGGGCATCGGCATCTCGTTCGGTAGCGGGATGACCAACTGCTTGTCGGGAGACACGAAGGTTCCTCTTCTTGATGGAACCGAGAAGACGATGGAGGAGTTGGCGAACGGGGCTGCGGGCGAGTCTTTCTGGGTCTACTCCAGCACTCCCGAAGGTCAAATCGTTCCGGGTCTAGCACACCACCCCCGACAGACCGGAGTGCAACCCGTTCTCCGCGTCCACCTCGACGACGGGACGCATTTCGACTGCACCCGCGACCACCGGGTGATGCTTCGGGATGGGAGTTTCCTTGAGGCGGGAGACCTCGCGCAGGGAACGAGCTTGATGCCCTTGTACCGTTATCGGACGAAGTTCCGCACCAATTCCTATCAGTTTGTCAAGGACAACTCGACGGGGAAGTGGGTCAGCGAACATCGTGCGGTTATGGAGCACGTTCTTGGTCGTCCTCTTCTGCCCGGAAAGCAGGACGAGGTGATTCATCACCGGAACTACTGCGGGACGGATAACCGCCCTGAAAACCTCCAAGTGATGTCCAATCGAGAGCACCGTGAACTCCATGAGAAGCTCGGAAAGGGAAACAGGGATCGGACTCTCGGGAAGACGTGGGAGACGTTGTACGGCCCGGAGCGAGCATCGCAAATGAAGGCGAAGCTCAAAGCATCTCGGAACGAACCTGAAGCACGCGCTGCCATTCTGTCTGGAGCGGCGCGGGGGTCGGCGCGCATGGTGGAACTCCGCAGCGGGAAGACTTGGGGCGAGTATTTCGGTCTAGAACGGGCAGAGGAGATCCGTGCCCAGATGTCGCTCCCCAATATTCGTGAGAAGATGCGGGTCGGGGCAGCGAAGGGTCGAGCCGCGTGGGCTGGAGAAATCACAGGAAAGAGACTCTCAGATATTTACGGTGACGAGAAGGCCGCAGGGATCAAGTCCAAGCAATCCGCCGCCAAGAAGGGACTCTCTCTCGCGGAGATCGTCGGGGACGAAGCGAAGGCCCTCGAAATCCGTAAAGGGCTGTCCGCATCCCGTATGGGGAAGGCTGGAAAGTACGAGAGGACTCCCGAAATCAGAGCGAAGATTGCGGCATCCCTGCGGGCTCGCAAAAACGTCCAGCTTGAAGCCCCCCACAACCACAAGGTTGTTAGCGTGGAAGACCTCGGAGTCACGGTGCCCGTGTACGATCTGACTGTTGACGAGCATCACAACTTCGCGTTGTCTTGCGGGGTTTTCGTCCACAACTGCGCCCTCGCGGTCAACACCATCGAGGGGCTGTCGTTCTCCGTGGGGCGCGGCGGCGATTGGATCGACGGCGGTGCGGCCAAGTCCATCGGCAGCACTGCCAGCCGCATCTGCGCCATCAAGGAGAAGGGTGTGGACCTGAACGCCCCGCAGGGGCGCGAGCAGGAAGCCCTCACGTTCTACTACAAGAACTTGATCGAGTACTCCATCGACCAGATCGCCCTTCAGTTCGCGAGCGTGCAGGGGAAGTTCACTCTCCCGAAGCCCGTTCCGATCATCGTGTCGGGGGGTACTTCCAAGGCGGGCGGGTTCTTGGAGCTCTTCAAGAGCGTGTTCGACCGCAAGCGCAAGCGGTTCCCGATTGAGGTGAGTGAGATCCGCGCCTCTACCGACCCGCTCAACGCGGTCGCGAACGGGTTGCTCATCCAAGCGATGCAGGAGAGCGAGTGATGGAGCCCGCCCCGTGCGACTACTCGGCCCTGTCCGACCGTGGCGACACCCCCCCATGCTGGGGTGAGGTCACCCTCGTCGAAGAGGTTGAGATGTCGGGCGGCGACCGTGTGGCCGTCCGAGCTTGCGGTGGGCACCGGGGGATCACACATCACGGGCACTACCTTGAGGAAGGAGCCCCGGTATCGCCCGAGGAGGTGGGGGTTCCCGAAGAATTGACCGCCCTGTGGGATGATGTCCCCGCCAGTTTCTTCACCGACCTCTGAGGGCTCATGTACTACTTCCTGACCACGGCACTGTCTCGGCGCGTTGTGCAGGAGCTCCGCGCGTTCTGGGCTACGCACCCTCGGTACCAAGACTTGGTGGACAACATCCAAGGGAAGTACTCGTTTGAGCAGCGGCCTCAGTACGGGATCGTCGTCAAGGTCGGCGCGGCCAACCAAGTGCAGCTATCCCCCGACAACTTCGTCGGGACCGTCCAGAGCTACGTCACCCTCGCGCGCATCCCGGGCTACACGGGGCTGTCCTGCGAGTGGGTGCGTGAGGACAGCCTCGCGATCAAAGCCAATGGCGGGCGGTTCCCCACGCTTCCGGGCACCTACTACATTGAGATGACGGAAGACGATCAGTTCTACGTTGACCCGCTGCTGGAGATTCGCAACGAGCGCCTCACCATGACCACCTCCAGTGAGGGGGTGCTCCAGCAGGTGCCCTACGAGAAGTCACTGCGACTGATCGAGGTTCCCGGTGGGCGGCTCTACGTCGAGGGGACCGACTACACCATCGGAGACGACGGTGTGACCGTGTACCTGCGGGAGCCCCTTCTCATGGGCACGGCGCTGTCGGCCACCTACCGCTACACGGGGGAGACCACCGGGCCGTGGGAGGCCAAAGCCCTGTACGGCTACAACAAGGCCATCCCGGGTTGTGTGCTGGTGTTCGGTCGGCGGGCCAAGAAGGGCGACCGCTTCGCGGTGCTCGTCACGGACACCCGTGAGGACTCCTACTTGGAGTACGGCGGTCGGTGGGACCTCACCGTGGACATTGATATCATCGCCCGTGACGTGTACGCCCAGCGGGAGATCGCGGACCTGACGGCGATGTACCTCTGGTCGTCTCTTCGGCCCAACGTCATCAACGAGGGCATCGACATCTCGGAGGTGTCGATGGGCGGGGAGACGGAAGAGGTGTTCGACGAGAACGCCGACGACTACTTCTACAACTCCACCATCTCGATGACGGCGCAGACGGATTGGTTCAGCTTCGTGCCCATCGTCCCGCGCATTCTCTCCGTGGCGCAGACGGTGACCGGGCTCCCCAAGGAGCTTGAGATCCGTGCCTTCCGCGACCCGTTCTTCGGTGCCAAGTTCTCTTACGAGACGGTGTCCTGATGCCCACCTATCGTTTCCAGTGCGACTCCTGCGGGTTGTCCTTCTCGGCGCGGGCGCGCATGGATTCCTTGGAGGCCCCCTGCGAGTGCGGCAAGCTCGGCAAGCGTACCCTCCCCCAAGGGGTGAACGTCACGGTGTCGGGAGGCGGGACGGACCTGCTGAAGGACACCGGGCTCACGGGGATCGACTACAACTTCGACCGGGCGGTGGGGGAGTCGTCCAAGAAGAACTGGCAGGGCATCGCACAGCGCCAGCGGGAGAAGCTCGACCTCGTGCGTGCCAACGGGGTCACGGGTTGGGATCTCTCCCGCACCCCGGACGGTGGTTACCGGGTGATGGACTCTGATGAGCGCGCCGCCAGCGAGCAATCTCGTGGGTTCCATTTCAAGGTCATGAAGCACGCGAAAGACAAGGGCCTACTGAAGTAGACCCCCGGTGGGGTCAGCGGTCGGTGCGGGCTCCGCCAGCGATGACCCAAGCAGCCCACTGGCTGATCACCTCCGGGGTGATCTTGGAGATGAGCTCCGCGTCCTTCATCTTCCACTTCTCGTCGCGGGGGTCGAACACGTTCAGCAGAACGTCGCGGTTCCCCAGCGCGATGGCGCGGTTGGGGGCTCCCCCCAGACCCATGCCACGAAGACGGCTGGGGTAGAAGAACTCACCAGCCTTCCCAGACCGATCACCGACAGACACGAGACCAGCGTCCACGAGCATCTGCTTGATCTCGACGCGGCGATCCGACACGCGGGGCGCGGTGGGCTTCTGCCTTCCGGTCGCCGGGGGGCGGAGCATCAGTTCGCGGAGAATGTCCTTGTGGCGCATGACATCCCCCACGGTGGTGGCGTGGAGGAGGTCCGGTGCCTGTTCCAGCATCGCTTCCAGAAATGCCTTGGCATCCGCGAGGGTCTTCGGTCGGGTCGTCACGGCTTGGCCCGAGGGCGTGAAGGTGACGGTCCACCCGCTGCGATCCAAGCTCTTGTAGATCGACCACGGCCCGACCACCATCGCATCGAGCTCTTGGGAGCCTCCGCCCGTGATCGGGATCGTGATCTTCTCCCTGCGGAAGTTCAAGTCCGCCGTCTTGAGCAGCGGGAGGATGTGCGGGCGAAGTGCGGGTTGGGCATGGGCCAGACGGATGATCTTGGAACGGAGAGTGTTCATTCGTACCTCACACCTCCCCAGCGATAAACTTTCAAACGGTTCCCGCCCTATACGACGGGCTTTCGTGTAGCGCCCACGACTTCTCTGTGAGCTTTCGCGCCGGGGTGGTCCCGCCGTGTCCGTCAGCTTCGGGGGTGCTGCACGGAGTCTTCATGCCCAGCATCCTCACGGGCGGCTACGCCCCGCCGGGGGTCTACACTCAGACCTTCTTCGGCGCGACCCAACTCCCTCCCTCGATCCCGCCCCTCGTCCCGACGTTCATCGGCACGGGCTCGGAGATCCTCGTCCAGAGCAACCTCGCCGTGGTGCGTGGGAGCTCGGCTTCGGTCGATCAGCAGATCGTCCGTGAGGACGAGGCTGGCCGTGCGGTGGTGAGCATCGCTCCCAGCGGCGCGATCAGCCTCGGGGCGTTCGACGGGACCATCAACCGCTTCCGCGTCAAGAACTACCCCATCGTCAACGGGGATGGCTCGGGCACGACTGCGACCGACTCCTCGTCCATCTCCGTGACCGTCAACGGTGAGCCCACCGTGGTGCTGGGCCTCAACGGCGCGACGGGTGTGGTCGAGATCTCGGACTTCCCCGCTGCCACGGACGTGGTGCTCTGCACCTACTACTTCAAGCGCACCGACACTCGGGTGACCGACAACGTGTCGGCGCAGGTGACGGCCACCCCTGCGTCCATCAACGGGAGCGTCGGGCAGAACTTCACCTTCGCCTCGGGCACCAACCAGTTCAAGCTCTCGGTGGACGGGCTGGCCCAAGTGACCGTGAGCTTCCCCATCGGGACGTTCGCCGCTGCGGTGGTTGCGGCGACCCTCAACGGGACGGTCGGCATCGGTTCTCTGGTCGCCAGCACGTTCATCAACAACCTCGGTGAGACGTGCGTCCGTCTGTCCGCTGACAAGTCCCTCACCATCGGTGATGGGACGGCCAACGGTGTGCTCGGCTTCGTGGCGGGCGCGGCGACATCCCGCAACCGCACGTTCTACACGTTCAACGGCCCCATCGTGAACGGCAACAACGGTGGCGTCACCACCACCAACCCCGCCGACGTGGTGGTGCTGGTGGACGGCGTGGCGGTGACCCCCACCTCGGTCAACGGTCGCACCCGTGCGGTGACCCTTCCCTACGCCCCCAAGCTCGGGAGCACGGTCACCGTCCAGTACTACTTCAACGCTTGGCAGGACACGTTCGACTACCTCGCCAACACGGGCGTGACTGCCATCACCCGTGCGGCTGTGACCCCTAACAGCAACGGCGCGGGTCTGTACGTCAACGGCGCGGACTACATCCTCAAGAACGACACCATCGTGTGGGGCACGGCGGTGCTGGTGAACTCGGGCCTCCACACGGAGGGCTTCGCTACCTTCGGTAGCTCGCAGGTCTCGGCGCTGCTGGTGGACAACGAGGCGTTCATGGCCGAGTGCGCCCGCGTGGTGGACACCTCGGGCACCGTGTCGGTCGCCAGCAAGACGCAGTTCCAGCTTCCGTTCCAGCCCACGACGGGCAACGGGCGCGGGAACCCGCTGGGCAGCACCCAGTACCAGATCATCTCCAACGGGCGCATCGACCTCCCCACGGATCAGCCGGAACTGGTCACGGCCTACTGGGGCTTCAGCGTGCAGGACGCTCTGGAGCGCGGCTCGGTCACCGTCACCAAGGTGGACAGCACCACCAGCACGATCACCCTCGCGGTGGAAGTGCCGGAAGGGGCGACCGTCTACGCCAACTTCTACTACAACACCCTGACCGATCAGGCGTTCATCGGCTCGTCTCGTGGATTCACGGTTACGACCGTCACGGCGGGTACGTCGGGTGTCGGAACCTACTCGATCACGGACGGCAACAACCTGCCCGTGTACGGGGTGACCTACCTCGGCAAGGGTGCGGGTCTCACGGGCATCGAGATCGTGTTCCCCTCGGGCTCGGAGTTCCTCTCTGACGCCCGCATCGAGGGTGGCGCACCGACGCTGGAGACGGTGTCGGTCCAGTTCGCCACGTCGGACACGACCCCGGCCCGCTTCACCGCCCCCGGTGCGGGTCCCTACAACACCGTTGCGGGTCAGTCGAGCAACCTCGCGCTGGAGATCGACGGCGCGGCTCTCGCGGGTGGCACCATCAACCTCACGGTGCCCTCGGGCGGCACGCGCGGCGGTGCCTTCGCGCACGTTCTCAGCAACGAGATCCCCTACGACGCGGCGTCGGGCGACACGTCCTACGTCATCACGGCGGGTGTCAACGACACCGTGTCCCTTCTCGTGGACGGCGTGAGCCTCACGGCCACGGCGGGCGCGGGCGGCACCCAAGACGCTGCCGACTTCGTAACCGCCATCAACGCGGCGGCGGTCGCGGGCGGCGCGGCGAACCCCTACTACGATTCGGCGGGGACGTTCTCGTCGGGTTTCACGGTCTTCGTGAACAAGTACGACCGGATCGTCTTCCACTATCGTGGCGACGTGTCGGGCGCGTCGGGCAACCTCACGGCGACTCTCACCCCCGGTGTCTACGCCTCGGCGGCGACCCTCGCGACGGAAATCGACACCCAACTGGGGGCGCAGATCGGCACCCTTGGGGCACCCTTCGCGGGTCTGGCCCTCACGGTCACGGCGACGGCTACGGGTGCGCTGCGCTTCACGCTCACCAAGGCCACGGGCGATGCCTCGGGCTTTTTGGAGTTCGTGACGGGGGGCACCCCGGCGCGGGACTTCTGCATCGTCGCGGGTATCGACACGGGCACGGTTTCCGGCAACGGCACCAAGCTCTACAGCGGTCCCATCGCGGCGCACTACACGGTGACGACCACGGGGCTTCGCACCCCCTACGACCGCATCCTCCTCCGCAACCGCATCTTCCCCGGCGCGGGTTCCATCGCCCCGTTCCACGCCCTGTCCTTGTGCGTCCTGCAATCGCAGGGGGGTAACGGCGCGGCGCTGGCGGGTCTGCCCTCGACCCTCTCGGGCTCGGCGGCGTACACTGGCTGCGCCCTCGGCCCGACGCTCACGGCTGACCCCGGGTTTTCCGGGCAGTTGAACACCTTCGGTGACGCCCGCGACGGCCAGCCCACGGTGACCTTCTACGACGGGTCAGACCCCCTCTACCCGGCGAACAACGTCTTCAAGCTCACGGTGAACGGCACCCTCATCACGGTGAACTTCACGGCGAGCTCGTCGGGGACGGTCACGGCCATCGGCCCTGCGGGTGTCGGTGCTTCGGTGCTCGGGCAGATCAACGCCGCTCTCGCGGCGGCACCGGGCACTGTCGCGGCGTCGCAGGAAGGTGCAACCATCCGCATCTACGCCTCGGGCACTGCGAACCTCGCGCAGAGCTCGGCGCTCATCGTCGGTGACGGCAACGCGAACACAATCCTCGGGTTCGCGGGCGGCACCATCGCCACGGTGAACTCGATCACCCCCAAGCAACTCGCTTCGGCGCTTCAGTCGAACGTGGACAACACGGACTTCGTGAACTGGATGCTCGATCCCGCCACGCTGCTCATCACGCCGGGGTACTTCCAAGGTGAGGCTCTCGCCAGCACGGCGACGAGTGCCACGAACCAAGAGTACCTGTACGTTCAGAGCCGCTCGCTGGGCACTGCGTCCAGCATCCTGTTCGATGACGCGGCCACCAATAACGCCCTCCGCACGGGGAGCGGTCTGGGAGTGGTCGCGGGCAACGGGTCGAACGGCGAAGCCGCCATCAACGGCTTCTTCGTCACGTCGTCGGACCCCGCCAGCGGGTCGGGCTCCGCGAACACCTCGGTGCTCAACTTGGGTACCGGGCAGGACGGCATCATCGGCCAGACCTACGTTGACGATGTCACCGGGCTGACCTTCACCATCCTCCCGCGCGCGGGCGGACTTCTGTACCCCACTGGCGGCACGGCGACCCTCTCGTTCCGGGTCTCCACGACCTTCGTGACGGACTCCAACATCCCGACGCTGGCGATCCCCGGCGTCGAGCTCACCGTGGCCAACACGGCGGGCGTGGCGGTGGGCGACACGGCGCTGGTCGAGACGTTCAAGCGTGGTGGGGCAGAGCCCGCCATCGGTGAGCTCTACTACGTCAGCTACAACTACACCAAGACGGACTTCTCGGCCAAGCTCTTCGCCCGCATCCAAGACGTGGTGAACGAGTACGGCGCGGTGTCGCCCGACAACCCCCTGTCGCTGGCGGCGTACCTCGCCTTCCTCAACGGGGCGGCGGTCATCGGCTGCATCCAAGTGCCGAAGACCCCGGGTCTGGCGACGGCGAGCGAGGCGGCGTACCTCGCGGCCATCGACGCCTCGTCGGGGACCTCCCTCCCGGGCTTCGTGTCCCCTGCGGTGCTGGTGGTCCTCACCCCGGCCACGCAGTCCCTCGTCCGGTACATGACGATCCACTGCGACACGCAGAGCTCCATCCGCTTCAAGTCGGAGCGGACGGCGATCTTCGGCTTCGCGGCGGGCACCCGTCCTGACCAAGCCATCGCCTTCGCCCAAGTGGCGGGTGACACCCGGGTGCGCTTCGTGTACCCGGACATCACCTCCATCTCCCTCACGGACGTTCTCGGTGCCACGAGGACCTACCTCGTGGACGGGCGCTACCTCGCGGCGGCAGTGGCGGCGAGCACGACCGCTGCGACCATCGACCCGGCGACCCCGTGGGAGTCCCGGCAGTTGACGGGCTTCACCTCCCTCAACCGTCGCCTCGACGCGGTGACGATGAACCAGTTGGCCGTGGGTGGCATCACGGTGCTGGAGAACCGCCCGCCCTTCATTCGCATCCGGCACGGTCTGACCTCGGACACGACCAACATCCTGACGAAGACCCCGACCGTGATCCAGATCGCGGACGAGATCCAGAAGCGGGTGCGGGCGACGTGCGACCCCTTCATCGGGGCCAAGTTCTTGCCTCAGATCATCGGCCAGATCGAAGGGCGTCTCAGCGAGATGTTCAAGGCGGCGGTGCAGGAGCAGATCATCTCCAGCTTCACGGGCATCTCCGTGACCACGGACCCGACCGACCCCACGGCGGTGATCGTGAACGCCTACTACCAGCCCGTGTTCCCGCTTCTCTATGTGCAGATTACCCTGCGCGTCTCTTCTACCCAGTGATTTCGCGGGGTTAGACCACCTCTTCGATCACGGTTGACGGGGGGTGGGGTTCGTAGTGAGGTGAGTAACCCTCTACTACGAACCCCGCCTGTCCCGTCTGTGCCCCGCCGCCACGTTTCCCCGCCTATACCTCTGCTATCTTGACCGGGTTGGGGGCGTTAGTCGCCCTATCACTCCGCGAGAGGTAGACCAATGGCAAACCTAGACCGCACCCCGCAGAACGGCACGCAGGGCAGTTCGTACCTGTACGACTTCGGCACGTCGCCCAACACTCGGACGGCGGTGAGCCAGAAGGTCCGCATTCTCGCTCCCGTCTTCGGGGCAGAGACCAAAGCCCTCTACCAGATGGGCGTGGTGAGCAACTTCACCCCGAACGCTTCGACGCGGGCAGCGGAAGAAGTCCGTGGCATCGGCTTCGGTGACATGATCGCGGAGCTCGTGCCCACGGTCACGGCGGCGCACACGGCGACCATCGAGCGCGCCCTGCTGTACTTGTCGAACATCTGCCAAGCCGTGGGCTACGCGGCGGGTGTGGACGGTCCGGTGCGTACCCTCGCGCACCACCGCTGGCCCTTCGACGTGGAGCACCAGTTGGTCTTCTCGTCCCTCGCGGACCAAGACCTCGGCGTGGCGAACACTGGCACCAGCCTCCCTGCAAGTGGTGGTTTCGGACAGGGTGTGAAGCCCGTCCGTTATCCCGTGGTCGCGAACGGTCAACCCGTGGCTCCGGGTACCCCCCTCCCTCCTGCTCCCGGGCACTCGGCCATCATCACGATCTACGAGGCTTGCTGGATGACCTCGTGGACCTACGGAGCGGCCACCAAGGACGCGGGGCAGATGGCCGAGACGGCAGAGATCACGATCTCTGACGTTCACGACTTCGCCAGCACCTACGGCGAGTTCCTCCCCACGGGCAACGATCCCACGTCGGGTCAGCTTGGCTCGATCCGCTTCGGCATCGGCACGCGCGGCGGCGCACAGCCTCTCGCGGCCTGATCTCCCACTCCCAACGCTGGTATCATGAGGGCGCGGTGGGTTTACCTACCGCGCCCTCACTCTTTTCGGAGACGCACCGTGGCACTTTCGCTCAAAGACCTCCAAGAAGTCATGCAGCCCCTCTCGGACCTTGGAAAGGGCGAGGAGACCTTTGAGGTCAACGGGCTCCAGATCACCCTCCGCAACCTCACCCCGGAGGAGGAAATCGCCACCCAGCGGTACGCCCGCTCGGCCCTGCTGGAGGGCGATGCGAACGACCAGATCAGCGCCCTCGACTACCTCGACAAGTTCCGCGCCGCGTGCCTTGGCTACGCCATCGTCCAGATCGGGAAGCTGGACTTCCGTGCCGTGAGCACCGTCGAGACGGGCGAGAAGCTCCCCAACGGCGTCGCCGTGAAGGTCAAGAAGCACGAGGCCATCATCAAGGTGATGGAGGGCTGGACCCGGACGATGGTCACGGCCATCTTCCAGCGGTTCACGGCGCTCTCTGATCGCCTTGACTCCCTCGTGGACAAGAACATTCAGTACGACGACGACCACATCGACGGCGAGGTCGCTCGGTTGGAAGAGAAGATCGCGGAGCTCAAGGCCACGAAGGCGAAGCGCGTCGCCGGGGAGACCGATCCCCGCAAGGACGCGAACAATCTCGCCGCGAACCGGGCCAAGAAGTCGGAGCCCCAGCCCGAACCGGAGACGGAGGCCCAGCCCGAGAAGGAGACGTGGGAGACCGCACGGAAGAACCGCGTCGCCAAGGAGGAGCCCTACGCCGTCGAGGTGCCTGACACGGTGCCCAAGGCTGTGGCCGTGGAGAGCGCCCCGGTGGAGGAGAGCGCCGCGCCCACGGAAGTCCCTCCCCAGCAAGCTCGGAAGTCCGTCTTCGGTGAGCGTCCCCCGGTGCGGGAGACTCCCAAGGTCGAGCCCGCCAAGGTCGAGAGCTCGTTCGACCAGATTGAGTCGTCCTTGGTGGACACGGACGACCCCGGGGTGATCGAAGCCGAGAACCGACGCATCATGGCCGAGAGGGCCAAGAGAATGGCTTCCCACCTGTCGGCGCGCGAGGTGGCCCAAGCCGTGGAGAAGACCACGAACGAGATCAAGCAGACGGGGGAAATCGGGGGCGTGCCTGTGTTCTCCATGCCCGTCCAGAACCTCACCCCGGAGACGGCCAAGCCGGTGCGTCAGCCACCTCCGGTGACGAAGTCGAACGTCAACCCCAACTTTCGCCCCGCGAAGGGTTGATTGAGTGCCCCCGACACCACGTCCATGTACGGGGACCTCCTGCGGCTCCTCGTACCGGGGTTCCTCACGACCACCATCGAGCTAGAGGGACACCGCTTCGGGCTGCGTTCTCTGTCGCAGCCTGATCTCGACTTTTTGCGCCACTGCGTGCGGGAGGGTGATCCGGCGTGGCGGTATCACCTCGTGGCTCACAGCCTGTGGATGGTGGACGGCCTCCCCCTGCTGGAGTCCAAAGGTATCGCCCACAAGGTGGCCCTCGACCACATCATGAAGGCGAGCAGGACGCTGGTCCGCGCGATGCTCGGCACCGCCTACGGGTTCTACACCCGGATGCGGGAGGCCAACTTCTACCTTGAGGCGTACCTGTACGAGGACGAGTCCCGGCGCTTGTGGCGGGGCCTCTCCAACGGGCAGTACCCCCTGCACACCAAGGCGGCGATCCCCGGAATCGAGCGGTTGGGCCAGAACTCTATTCAGTCGTCGTGGGTGTCTTGGAACCGTCTGGAGGACGAGAGAGACGCTCAGTCCTTCCACTGGTCGAACACCAAGGTGCTGGTGTCCCTTCAGTCCTACAAGGGCTACGAGAAGCTCCACGGGCGGGACCAGAGCCGGGAGCAGAGCGAGGACGCCCGTCGTCAGAGCGTGATCGAGAAGGCTCGGCAACGGTTCCGCCACGGCCCGGAGAAGACCACCACGGGAGTCTCGCAGAGGTCGGACGTACAGCGGGTGAAGACACCCGAAGAACTTGAAGACGAGATGCGTCGGTGGATCGCGGGCGAGTTCGACGACCACGACCAGATCGTGGAGGCGTACAAGAACCGCCTTCGCGACGAGCAGTTGGAGCGGGAGCGCCAGAAGGAAGCCTTTCTGGAAGATCTCCGCGCGCAACGGGCACAGGAGGAGGAGACCTTTGGGGTGTCCAAGCCCCTGCTGCGCCCCATCACCCCAGAGCAGATGGCCGTGCTGCGAGCGGGGCAACCCTCGTCCGGGGCGAAGTTCATCGCGGAGGCAGACCCCGTTTCTCGTACTTTCAACCGCTATCTACGACCGACCGTCGAGGCCGGGAACTTGAGCGTAGACGAAGCGGGCCGCATCATCGAGAGACCCCCCACCGTCGCGGCTCCTGCCCCGTCTCTCAACGAGCGGATAGCATCCCGAAAGGTCGTCCTCGATGCCGATGAAACTCAAGGTTGAGCTCGACTTCGACACCGCCAAGAGGGCGGCGAACAAGGCCAGCAAGGACATCGCTGAGGGTTTCAAGACCGCGATGGAGAGCGCCTTGGCCAACAAGGCGTTCCTCGGCCAGCGTCTCCGCGCGAACGAAGCGGTCATCCTCAAGTTCCAGAAGGACCTTGCCAACAAACAAATAGCACTGGAGGAGCGGGAGCGCGTCCGCAAGGAGAAGGCCGACAACCAGACCGCCGCCAAGCTCCACGCCCTTCGCACCAAGTACTTGGAGGATGAAGCCGCCGTTCAGGCAGAAACGGACGAGGATCGGAAAACCGCTCTCAAGGACCAGTTCGCTGAGACCAAGAGGCTCCGCGACCTGTACGAGGAGATCGAGCAGAGCTCTGAGCGGTTCAACGACAACACCCAAGGGATCGTCCGTGGGCTCCTCGCCAGCGCGAAGACCACCGAGAAGCTGACCAAGCGGATGGAGGCTGCGGCTGAGGCTGCGGATGACATCCAGAAGACGTTCGACAACCTGTCGGTTCAGAACCTCGGTGAGAACCTCACCGACGTGGCCGACAAGTTTGGCGACGCCCTCAAGAACGGCATCGACCTTGAGTCCATGTCGAAGGACCTCGGCAAGGGGATCGGCAAGGCCCTCGGCCAAGGGATGAAAGCCCTCGGGGGTGGTGGCGCGGGGATGATGGCGGCGGCGGGGGCTGTCGCTGGGGCCGTTGCGGGTCTCGGGCTACTCCTCGCGGCGTTTGTCGCCGTGGACAAGAAGGTCAAGGAGTTCAACAAGGACATCATCAAGACTCACGGCGCTCTGTCTCTCATGCGGATGGGTGGTGGAAACCTCAACCGAAGCCTTCAAGTCATCAAGCACACCGTCTCGGATCTGTCGGCCAACTTCGGCGTGAGCGAAACTGACGCCAAGGCTCTGTTCGACACGCTGGACAAGGGTGGCATCACCCTTGATCGTCTGACGCATGGGGCAAGAGACGCGGCGGATCAGCAGAGGGTGCTGAACCAAGCCCTGCGGGATATGCACTCCATCGCCAACGTCTTGGGGGTGGGTCTGTCGGACTATGCGAATGACCTCACAAACTACGTCAACGATCTCGCCTCGTCCACGCAGACGGTAAACGACTCGTTCGCTCAGATCGCGAAGATGGCCAGTGAGAGCGCCTTCGGAACCCGGCGGTTCTACTCAATGGTGACTCAAGCCACGACGGGGCAGGCGGCGCTGAACGTGAGCCTAGAGCAGACAGGAGACCTCCTCCTACGGATGTCCAAGATCATGGGTGCAAAGAAGGCTGTGGAGGCTCTCGGTGCCGCTGCTGGGGACATGGGAGCTCTCTCTGCTCAAGACCGCATCAAGCACGTCATCCTTGGTGGCGCTAGAGGGCGACGGCGTGTCGGTGTCGAGGCTCGGCAACAAGCCTCGACGCTGGCCGGGGACGTGACCCGTGCGGGTAACGAGGGGATGAAAAATGCCCTCACTCAAGCACTGACTTCTGCGGGACTCACGGACAAGGGCATCTCAGAGGCCGTAAACGCTCGTGATCCGACGCGGCTGGTGAACGCTCTTGGGAAGCTGAACCAGAGCCAGCAAACCCGTCTCGTCGCACACCTCCGCGACCAAGGTACGGATGAGGCGAACGCTCTGGCTCGGAGACTCGACCAACAGGTCAGCCTCTCACGCGCCGCTGGTGGGAGTCTATCCGCGACCGTGAACGCAATGGAGACGTTCAGTGCGGGAGGGTCCATCGCCTACAAGCTGGACGAGGTAGAGAACCTTCTCGGTGGTCGCTTGGAGAACCTCAACGCGACACAACGCGCCGCCGCCGAGAACCTCACGGGGATGTCGGGACATCAGTACGATGCCATGCGGGACTACTCTCGCGCTTTGCAGGGGAGCTTCGGCATCCTTGAGAGTCACATGGGGGAGAACGTCGAAGCGAATGCGGAGCTCGATAAGCACCTCGTGAAGATGTACGGGGCTACGATTAGAGACGGAAAGATCGTGTCCGCCCATTTGGATGCGAACGGGAACGTCGCCCGCGAGACGGGAGAGGAGATCACACGCGCCAACGACCTCTCCCAAGCCTACACACGGGCCACGGGCGACGACATCACAAAGCTCCGCGAGGAGACCACCTCCATCGCCTACCAGACGATGGACGCCACAACCTCCGTGGCAGACATCCTAGAAAACAAGGTCGCCATGTACATCCAACGTCTGTACGAGTGGGCAGACGGATGGCTGGGGCCGTTGTTGGCGAGGCTCCTCGAAGGGAGCGAGCGGGAGGCTTTTGAGCAGAAGAGGGCTACAGCGACCGTTTTTGAGAAAGAGATCGAAAAGCTCCAGAAGCAGAACGAGACAGAGCGGACGCAGATGGCCCGCCTGTCCGTGACCGCGACGAGTTCCACCAACTCAGAGGAGAGGGCGCGGGCCAATCAGGAGCTTCAACAACTCCAGCAACGGCAAACTCGACGCACCCAGCAGATCCAAGGCTATCGCGAAGCCACTCAACGGGTCCGTGAGGGTAACACCTACGACACCCGCAATGTGGCGGTTCAGTACGATGACAAACAGTCTCAGCGGGAAGAGGCTCAAGTACGAGGCCCACGCGGAGAAGGTGGTGCGGGGGCTTTTGCCGCTGGTAGGTCCACGAGCGGTCAAACTATCAAACGGACGATGAACTTTGCCTCTCACGAGGAGGCTCAGGCTTACATCCGCGCGCATCCAGAACAGAAAGCCCGGATTATCGGGGAAACTCAGATTTCCGCTGCGGATGCTCTACGCCGTGTTCAAGAACGCATGGGCATGACCGCTGAAGAGCGTGCAGGTGTCGCAGCGCCCGCTGCGGGGGCTGCGCCCGCTGCTGCCCCGACGACCCCCACTGCACCCACTCCAGCGAGGCCGACGCCCACCGCGCCTACCACCACGACGGCGGCACCCACGGCTACACCTACACCTGCTCGCCCAGCGCCCACCGCCCCCGCTGCACCCGCGACCCCCGCCCAACAAGCTCGCGATCCCGGTGCCGTGGCCACACAGGACGCAGCGGACGAACAGCGCCAGCGGGATGATCGGGACCGACGTGAACGGCAACGCACCGAGCAACAGCGCCAGCGCGATGCCGAGAGACTCCTCAAGGGCAAAGACCTTGGGGACGGGCTGGCAACGAGCCGTCTCCCTGACGCCATCGCGGAGGCCGACGCCAAGATGCGCCTCACGGAGGCCCTCTTCAAGGAGGGCAAGAGCGAGGATGACATCGCCCGAATTCTCAGGGGTGAGAACCTTTCGGACACAGACCGAGCGGGCACAGAGTCGGGCAACCTCGTGAAGTCACTGGGCCTTCGCCGCTCACAGGTCCACCAAGCCCAAGAGGACTTCATCTACCAGAACCGTGGTGGCCAATCCATCGTCACCCCGATCAGTTCGCAGGACAGCGTCATCGGGGCCAAGCCCGGTGGTGCCCTGTCCAACCTTGCGGGGCGCGCGGGAGGTGCCGGGAACGTGAACATCCACATCAACGGTGGCGACGAGCGCCGGGTGTTTGAGGTGGTCAAGCGGGCCATCCAGCAAGCCGGGATCACCCCGAACCGTGTCCCGGCGGGAGGCACCTGATGCCCAGCCAGTACATGATCAAGTCGGCGTTTCAGTCGCCCCTCGACGCCTACGACGGGAGCGGGAAGCGCCCGGTGGTGTTCGACATCATCGGCCCCGACCGGGTGACTTCTCTGCTCCCCGACGACCTCCGTCTGGTCCTCCACGCCAACCCTCAGTCAATGGCGTTCACCTACGCCAAGACGATCTCGCGTCAGCAGACCCTCGCGGGCTACGTCGAGACGCACTGGGGGAGCAACCCCACGGAGATCTCCTTCACGATGACCACGGGCGGCTTCATGCGCCTGTACTCGGGCCTGTCCTACACGACGGGGCCGACGCCCTCCAACGACCTGATCCAGCCCGCCAGCATGAAGGCTGTGGACGTGCGGGGCACCCGCCGGGACACCATCGCCTACGACAAATTCTTGGATATGCTGGCCCTGTTTCACAACAACGGGGCCGTCTACGACAGCCGTGGGACCATCGCCTTCCAAGGGCAAATCCTCTGCACCTACGACGAGGGGTCGTGGTGGGGGTGGTTCACGAGCTTCTCCGTGGACGAGACCGCCGACAAGCCCTACCAGTTCACCCTCAACGCGAGCTTCACGGTCGAGCGAGAGCTCCACCGCACCAAGAGCGTCTACGTCCCACGGGACGTGACGCGTGGCCCGACCTCCCAAGGACCGAGTGCCGGGACGACGGGCGGGGGCACGGCGCAAGATCCAGACTTCCTCCGTCAGGTCACGGGTAGCGATTTGGACTTCCTCGACCAAGAAGAGAACTTGACAGGGGACGCCAACCAGCAGGTGCCGACGCCCGCCAACCGTGAACGGGGTACTTCTCGCACGCCCGGGACGGGTGGTCGCGCCACCAGTGGTCGCACTAGCACTAGCAGCAGTGGTGGCGGTAGCGGCACCCGAAGTAGCAATCGAGGGACGACCAACACGGGTGGTCCCTCCTATTCGGGGGGTGCTTCAGCGAGCACCTCGCGCCCCAACCCGTCACCGCAAGCGCCCAACGGTGGGCAAGCTACGTTCTCTTCTTCCTCTTCCGCCCCCTCTGAAAACCAATCACGGGCGCTAACCAGCGGTTGAGAAGCACATGGCGAAACAAGTCCACCAGCCCGCCGCGCTCTTCGCAGGTATCCCTGATGTCGTCGGCACCTCCACGGGGGTCACCTTTGGTCGCGCCATCGACGTGCAGGAGGGCATCCCCCTCTACGGGTCGAGGTCGTACCTCCGCACCTACTCGCCGTTCGTCATCCGGGTGGTGCTCCCCAGCATCATCGGTGGCGACCAGAGCACCCTGCTCCAGACGCAGCTTGCCCCCGAACGGCAACCTCCCGCTCCCGAGGCCCCCACGGTGCGGTCGAGTAATCGCGCCGTCACCTACTCACAGGCCATGCAGGGTCCGCGTGTGGACCCCACGGGCATCGGCGCGTACCAGAGGTTGGTGCGGAGCGGGGAGGCCCTCCCCGGCCTCTCGGAGGCGTCTGAGGGGTCGCTGGAGGACGCCTACAACCAAGCCCTCTTCCAGCAACAGTTCTCGGAGCAGCAACGGAATGTCAGCACCGCGCCCGCGTCCACCCGCAACGGTGGTGAGACCCCGGCGCTCACCAACGACACGACGGCGCTGTCTCTAGCCCTCCAGATCAAGCGCCTGTCGAAGATCCCACCTCTCCTCATGCTCGTCAACCCGTCGAGCATGAAGGTGGCCTACGCCAAGATCGCCCAGTTTCAGAACCGCAATCGGTACGGGTACGTCTACGAGGCGTGGGGCGAGGAGATGCCCAAGCTCTCCTTCACGTTCAAGATCGGGGCGTACATCGCAGGGCTGAACAGCCCCACCCAACAGGGCTCCGTGGTGTCGGGCCTCCAGCGGGCGTCCCGCAACGACAGCGCCTCGTGGCAGCAACTCATGAACCTCCTCGCCCTCTTCCAAGGCGGGACGTACTTGCAGGACACGGAGCAGAACACCCGCGCCTTCCCAATGGTCGGTAACCTCGCCATCGAGTACGACCAGATGGTGTACGTCGGGCACATGGAGAACTTCACCTTCACCGACGACGAGGGCCACCCTCACGGCGGCATCGAAGTGGGCATCGAGTTCGTGGCCAACAAGGTCTTCGACCTCGCGCCCCAGCCCGGGGAAATCGGCCCTCTCCGTGCGCCGTCCAATCCCGAACCGAGGGACCACGGTGGCCGAGGCTTCCTCGCCCGCACGGGATCGGGGTCGAGCTTGTCCCTGTTCCGTATGCCCGGTATTGGTGGGGACTCGTCAATCACTACGGACATCAACCGCGCGTGGGTGAGCGCCACTCAAGAAGCTCCAGCAGTCGCCCCCGGCACGGTGTCAGGTCTCGGCGGTGGTAACTCCGAGTCCATTGTGTTCTCGCGGAGGCGTTGACGTGTCCATTCAAAATCGCCCTTACGTTGGCACTTGGGCCGCGAACAAGCGCAACGTCGTCCAGTGGACGCCTGACTTTTTGGTGTACCTCAACGGAGACACCTCCCTCCCGGGGTGCAACGTCTGCCACCACAACATCAACCTCAACGAGTTCATCAACTCGATCTCCGTGGACTTCTCGACGGAGCCCGGTGCGTCGAACTGCTCGTTGGCCTTGGCGATCCCGCGCCATTACGGGGACTCGATCTTCCGCGACGGCAACACCCTGCTGCGACCGGGGCTGGAGGTCCACGTCTACTTCCGGGGCTACTTCCCGATGAAGGGGCTCCCTTCGCCCAACTCGCAGCCCGTGGCGGGGATCAACCTCTCGGACATCCCCCAGTACCCGTACTACCCCGTGTTCCACGGCGTCGTCACGAACGTCACCCAGAGCTACTCCGGGGGATTCTACACGGCGAATATGTCCTGCAACGGGATGCTGCACTTCTGGGAGTTCCAGAAGCTATCCGGCGCAGAGGGCGGCTCCTTCTTCGGCGCGCGGCCCGACAACAGCGGCATCCGCACCACCATCAGCGGTCACCCCATGACGGGCATGACCCCCTACGCGATCATCTACAACCTCTACCGGGACACCGCTGGCATCGCGGATGGCGTGGGCTTCGCTCTCTCGTCGCGCACGAACTACGGCGCGGTCAACAGCACCACGAATGACCCCCTGTACGCCCTCACCCTGCGCTACTGGGAGCAGCGGTTCCGCAACAAGATCTACGGACTGCGGATGCACGGTGCTTCGGGGCAGTTGTTCACGGCCTCGCAGCAAGCCTACCTGTCCATGTACAACACCAACAGCTATGGTGGGTCGGCGGGCACGGCGAACATCAGCGGGTCGGCGGCGACGCCCAACACCAACATCTGGGCGCAGGACCCCGCCCTCCTCCTTGGGCTGCGCGTCCGGGGTGCAGACGGACGGGTGCTCCGTCAAGCTGACACCCGACTGCTCGCGTCGGGCAACGGTCGCGACCAGATCGGTCTGGACGTGTCCAACCTCCAAGCGTACCCGACGAACGTCGGCAGCTACGGCAACGTCAACCTCTGGGAGTCCACCTACGAGACCAAGATGGCCGTCGCCGGGGCGGTGACGCAGGTCAGCGGCTACGAGTTCTTTCAAGACTGCGACGGTGACCTCGTCTTCAAGCCGCCGCTGTACAACCTCGACACCTCTTCGTCCCGGGTCTACCGCATCGAGCCCGAGGACATCGTCTCCCTCACGCTCACGGAGGCAGAGCCCCAAGCCACCTACTGCATCGTGAAAGGCGGGGCGTTCAGCAACATCCAAGGGGTGATGGACGAGTCCCAGTTTGGGATGCGGTCCACTTACGTTGACTACAAGCTCGTGGCGCAGTTTGGCTGGAAGGAAGCCAGCGTCGAGAGCCACTACTTCACCGACCCCAAGGCCGCGTTCTTCTTCGCGATCAACCACTTGGACCGCACGAACGCCGGGACGAACTCTGGCAACGTGGTGATCCCGCTGCGCCCTGAGATCCGTGTGGGCTACCCGGTGTACATCGCCCACATCGACTGCTTCTACTACGTCACGGCGGTGGCCCACTCGTTCAACCTTGGCGGGGAATGCACCACCACCCTCACGCTCACGGCGCGGCGCAGGAAGTTCTTGGCCCCGGCGTCGGAGTCATCCGTGAGAAACGGTGCCACGGCGTCGGATGCCACCCTCTCGCAGATCGACCTCTCCAAGACGGCCAACCCGGTGCTGGCCCTTCAGAAGTTGGACGAGAGCGGTGTCCCGCGACTGATTGGGTTCCCGAACGTGGTGATGGCTATCGACCCGACCACCATCAACCCGCTCTTCTCTGTCTCGGGCTTCCAAGCCTTGGACCGGGAGCTCCGGGGGACAGGTCGAAATGGTGCGCGCACGGAAGCGGACAATGACCGACGACGACTGTTCGTCTGGCAGTTCATCCAGCAGATGCTCACGCGCCGACCCCCGCTGCTCTCGCCCGCCGATCAGGTGCAGGAACCCTCAAACCAACCGCCCCCCACGACGGACTTCCTCGCTCGGAATCAGTCCCAGACGTACGTCGTTGCGGGCCTCCCCGGCGGCGCGAACGGTGCCACGGTATCCACGGGTTTCGTCGTGTCCGTGTCGGACATCCAGACCGCCCTTGAGGTCTACCAGACCACACGATCTCGCGCCCGTGAAGCCCGATCCGAACTCCAGCGGCGGATCATCGCCCAGCAGCAAATTCTCCGTGCGAGGAACAGCACGCCTCAAGCACAAGAACAAGCTCGGATCGAAACGGGGAGGCTTCAGGGGCGAATCACAACCCTCAACTCCAACTTCGACTTCGTGTCGGCACAGCCCGCCAACGACGTGGTCCGTTCGTACTACAGCAGCTACAACACCCTTGCGGGGGTGGTCAACGAGGTCACGACCAACCAGCCGAATCGCTTGCAAACGACGGCGGTGTCCAACCGTCTGAGCATCACGGACAACGCCGGGAAGGTCATCCTCATGTCCTACCTGATCGGGCAGTTCCGCGTGCCCCAAGGTAGCTCCGGGGACATCCAGACGGACCCTTCGGGCACGGTCAACCAGAGTGCCAACCTCCTCCAGCACCTCTCTGACCGCAAGGCGAGCCTCAACCTCACGGTGCCGGGGTACTACAGGTACTACTCGGCGTCGCATCCCAATCCCGACCAGCAGGGCTACCTCCCCATCTCCCGCGAGGTGCTTCTTGGTGGTCAAGCCGAGACGATTCAGTCCGTCCCTGTGGGAGCGTCGGTCAGCCGCGAGGGCAGGATCATCGGGCGAACCTCACGCGAGGTGGCCTACCAAGAGACCCACCTCACGGGCCAACAGGCAGCGGCGTACATCATCCAAGCGTGGCGGCAACTCCACAACGGGCAGAGCCCACCGAATGGTGTCGCGCAACTTCTGGTGTCTCAGTGGGCACTGGAGACGGGCACCGGACGGCGGATGATCAACTACAACTTCGGGGGCATCAAAGCCGTGCGAGGCGGGCTCCGTACCCGGTATGGGACCACCGAGGGTGCCGTCTCCACGGGAAACTTCCAGCGCGCTCGTCTGTGGTTCCAAGCCTATGGGTCGCCCGAGGAAGGTGCCCTGCACTTCGTCCGAATTCTCTCCGCAGGGATGCACCGCGAAGGTCTCGCCCAGTACATCCGTGCCTTGGAGGGGGGCACAGAGCGCGCTGTCGCAGCGGCCAACTACGTCCGTCAGCTTCGGCGCACCAACTACTTCACGGGCGATGTCGAGGACTACGCCAGCAACGTCAGCCGCATTTCCACGGGGGTCGCCAACACTTGGGTGCAGAACGCTTCCACGAGCGGCACGCCCCAAGGCACGGGGGCGGTCCCCGTGGACCCCGCCGCGCAGACCAACGAGCCCCCGCAGACGGTCCGTATCCCAGAGACGGAGCTCTCCACCAACGTGGTGCGCCCTGCCACGCAGACGCCGGGGGTGCCAGAGTCTCGTCGGGGTGAGTATGTGGACGTGCTCCCCGGGCACACCGCAGAGAAGGGTCTGAAGGTGCGGGTCATCACGGACTCGTCTCCGCGCGTGGTCCCGACGAACCTCATCTACTCGATGACGTTTGAGGTGCGGGGGACACAGGCCCTCACCAACACGTCGGTCATCGCCTTCAACCCGGCGCAGCCCCGGCAGTTCACGGACTTCGTGAACGCTTGTCTCGCGAACGGCGGGCCAAGGGAGTTCGTGCGTGCCCTCGCCAACAGGTTCAAGGCTCAAGCGGGACAGGGTGCCACGACCGTCACCCGCCCCGACGAAGCCTCCGTGCGGTCCCTCATCGACGCCGCCGTGGCCGGGATCGAGGGTCTGTCCTCCGCACGGGGATTGATCCCCACCCCAGCCGACCTGTCCCTCGTGGATCGCGGCACCCCGGGTCGAGCCGTGGTGCCACGGCAGACGGCCCAAGACTTGGGCCAATCGGCCTTCATCCCCATCCAGAACATCACGGGCGGGAGGCCCAATGACTACAACCCCTCGCCGTTCCGACCCATCCGAAACAACGGTGAAGGGGCATCGATGCAGGTGCTCCACGCCAAGGCGGCAGCACTGATCCGCGAGGTCACCAAGTGCAACGAGCCGGAACTGCGCGAGGCGCAGACTCTATTGGCACCGCTACGCACCATTCAGAGCGTCCCCCCGGAGGTGATCCGTCTCATCGCGCCTTGGGAGGACTGTCTCAAGAAGCTCTTCCGACAACCGACGCTCCCGCAGTTTGGGCCGTTTCGGCCCCAGACATCACTGCAACTCACGGAGACCAACCTCGACGATTTCTCGCCTGTGTTCCCCGTGTCCGACGCACAGGGCTACGAGCACTACGGCTCCTACCAATACGGGCGTGGGCTGACCATCGAACCGGGAGGAAACTACGAACGGTTGATGGCCACGGACCCCTTCCAGTACATCTCCGACGAGGCGCGGGAGAGGTTTCTCCAAGCCCTCCGTAGCAGTGCTGATGGGCGCGCTGCGCGTGTCGCACGGGTCATCCGCGAGATCGCCAACGACGAGAACTTCCGCAACAGCCCCGGTGCCCAGATCGCCCTCGACTACGCTCGCAGGGCGGGGCAGAGCGGTTCCGACCGCACGGCGATGCTCGCCTTCGGGATGCGGAACTACATCATGTCCGACCGGGACGCGGTCATGAAGATCCCGGTCAACAACGCGGCTTTCCAGTTGTCGGAGCTCCGACCGTTGGGCCAGCAGGACACCTGCGCGTGCCGGGGGGCCGAGAGCGACCTTCTCCTCGCGGCGTACATGGCGGGGTCAGAGGGGTTCACCCAGATCGTCCAGACGGAGGACGAGGCCACGAACTGGGTGCGGGGACAGATGGTCCAAGCCGCAGCGTCGTGGTCGCAAGCTCAGTCGCGGATGCGTGGGATGGCCACGGAGCAGGGGCGGCGGTCTCTCTTGGACTCCGTGGACGGGTGGCAGGGCTTGGTCAACAGTTTCCGCGAGACCAACACCACCTTGGCGAACAACCTCACACAGGGGGTCTCCCAAGCGGTCGAGCGCCGAGACGCCAACTTCAACCAAGTGATCGAGAACACTCGCCGTTCCTTGGGCATCACGGATGCGCCCACCACGACAGCGCCACCCACGCCACCCAGAGCTTCGATCACCACCACGCCTCTGACAAACCCGGTGATCTCCCCCACGACTCCGACCGTGCGAGCGGCACCGAATCCGCTCGCCATCGTCACCCCAACAACGGTGCCGAACATCGTTCCGTCACAGAGAAACGTACCGGAGCCGCCGATTGCCCCGCCCGCGACCACCCCACCCGTGCCCCCGCGCCGTCAGTAAGGGCGAGGGGTCACCCACGGGGCGCACTCCTCGTGGAGAAATCCAAGATTCCCGCCGCACCAGACCCCGGGCTTTCGCGACCCGCCGAACGGGTGCATCGGCTCCTCGCAGCGTGGACACGTCGTCAGCGTGCGCTTGACCTCCAGCGTCTCAGGCTTCTTCTTCCAGACCCCGTCCCCGCCCTTTTCGCGGAGGTAGTTCCAGTAGGGCGCGGCGAGGTACGGGGGGTCGAAGAGCGGGCAGTCAGGGAAGTGCTCGGACAGCGAGAGCCCGATACGGGGGTCTTCCTCAAAGAGCTTGTAGGCCATCTTCCGGGCGATCTCGTAGTAGCTGCGCCAGATCCCCCGCTCCAAGTCCTCCTGCGGGACCTTCTTGGTGTAGAACACCTCACGGATCGTGTGGCCCTGCACCGACCCTATGCTCACGGTCAAGCCCAGCACGGTCTGCTGCGCGAACGGGTGTGGCTCGTGGATCACCGTCACGGACAGGTGGGGGTGTTTCTGCGGGGTCACGTCCCCCAGCACGATGCTGGTGATGAACTCCGGGTCGATATCAACTCTTGGCATCGTCTAGCCACGACAGGTCAAGGGTCCATTGGTGCTGTGACCGCTCCCGCCACACACGGAACGCTTCCGTGACGTGCGCCGTGGTCTGCTCTGGTGTCCACCCGTTCACTCGGTCGAGATGGATCATCGCCCGATCACCGTTGCCGTGACTGACCTCGTTGCTTCCCGGACACACATAGGGTAAGCCCCTATTCATGTCGAAGCCTTTCGGTGAGATCTACGTCATTCGGAACCGTGTCAACGGAAAACTCTACGTCGGTCAAACCACCCAAGGCGTGGCCTACCGATGGAAGGGTCACATCAAAGGGTTGGGGAACGGTAGGACGTATCATGGGTTGAAGGGGGCGATGGAGAAGTACGGGGTTGAGAATTTTTCGTTGGATGTACTGGACACGGCGGATACCCGAGAGGGTCTGGATGCGAAGGAACGTGCATGGATCGCATCCCTTGGTAGTTTGGTGCCGGGAGGGTACAACCTCAAAGACGGGGGGCAGGAAGGTTCTGCGTACTCTGCCGAATCCAGAGAACGGAATCGGCAAACCCAGCTAGGTAAGAAACACACCGCCGAGTCCAAGGCCAAGATGAGTGCCGCACGAAAAGGGAAGCCCAAGTCGCCCGAACACGTTGCGAAGGTTCGCGCGGCACTTCTAGGTCGCAGACCTTCGGACGCCGCTATGGCCCGATCCCGCGAAGTTTGTACGGGACGCAAGATGTCTGATGAGTTCAAGGAAAACAACAGGCGAAAGCATCTTGGGAAAAAAGACTCGGATGCCACACGGGAAAAGAAACGTCTAGCCCTTCTGGGTAGGAAGTTCTCAGATGCGTCTATCGCGAAGATGAAGGCCACCAAGAACACCCCTGAAGCCTTGGAAGCTGCTCGGCTCCGTTCTACGGGCAAGAGGCACAGCCCCGAAACGAAGGCGAAGATCGGTGCAGCTAGTCGGAACAGGAAGCCGACCTTCGGAAGATCTCCGAAGGTGTTGTTGCCCGATGCCGTCAACGGAAATCCTTCAACCACGTCAAATCCAGAGTCCACGTCACGTTCGACCGTTTTCGCCACTGATCAAATGACTGACTGATGTGGTCGTCTGCCGTATCCCCCGACCAGTCGTTCACCTTCATCAAGTGCGCCCTACTAACGTGGGCTAGTCCTACCTGTACGGCGAACCCAAAATGCTTCGTTTTATGGCACGGGGGGCATAGGGCTTCCAGCCCGACGAGCTTCTGGACGTGGTTCACGTCATCGTACTCCCACCGCTCGTGGCACTCCACGGGGTGCTTTCGCCCCCGCCCGCCGCAGACCTCGCACTTGTGACCCGCCCGCGCGTAGGTAGCCTTACGGAGCCGGTCCCATTCCGAGGGGCGCAACTCGGAACGGAGATTCCAGCCCCAAGTCGATTGCGGGACGAGTTCGACGATCAATTTCGCGGGCGGCATCGGTGAACCTTACGCCCGCGACCCTATCCCTTCTATCCCCCACGGTGGTAGCGATGCCCACGGACCTGAACATTCTCAAAAAGGCGTTTCAGAACGCGACGGCCACCTACGAGACGGTGACGCCGGGGAACGAGCCCCTCACTCGTAGGGAGTCCGTACAGGCCGAACAGGTCTTCGGTGCTCCAGCGATCCCCAACGAGGTGGGCGGATGGGTGGCCTCGGGCGGGTTCCCGTACCAATCCACGGAGTACCTCGTGGGCTCTACCGCCTTCCCGATCCAGACCGGGGTGATGCCCCCGGCGCGAGGGTACAGCGAGACGAATCCCGGCGCGGCGGGCTACGCCGACGTGGACTTCGTCCCGTACAACTGGGGCACCAACCGCTTCGGCAACAAGGGCGGCGCGCTCCTCGGGCACCCGATTTCTTGGGAGGTCGTCGGCCCCACGGCGAAGTCCCCGTACCTCCACTGGCAGTGGGCGGTGAATGGCAACACCATCTCTCTGGAATTCGGAGCGACTACCGTTGCGCTCACGGGTGGTGGCGGGTCCGTCCCCACGGTAAAAGACGCCTACAACCTGTCGGCGGGCGGCATCGGTGACTACAACGGGGGCCTGTACGTCCTCGTGACCCTCACGGGCGGCGAGGCAGACGCCACGGGCGCGGGGGCGCTCCTTGGCCCCGCCAGCCCTCTCACCCCGACCAACCCCGGCACTTCCTCGTTTGAGGTGTTCCGTGTCAAGAGCTACGCGGGGCAGACGATCACTCTGGAGACCGGCAAGCTCTTATCGGGCTACTTCACGGTGCCGCTACTGACTCCCAAGATCAAATCGATCACCCTCATCCGCCCCAAGGTTACACGTCTGGCGGCGTTTCCGTTGGTGGTCGGTGGGGCACAGCGCAACCAAGTGTTCACCTTCCTCCCGCCCGAGACGGCGGCGCGCTCGGAGCTTCTCCCCCCGTACATCGGTGCTGGCACCTGTCCCGATTGGTCGGTGAACGGCATCGGCACCATCGTGAGTGACGGGAACTACGGGGAAGACACACCCCTCCCGGTGCCGCTGCCCCTGTACCGACTCGACGGGTACATCGACGCTTCGTTGAACGTCCTCAACCAGATGCAGGTGAACGTCACCCTTGGTGCGGGTCAGTCCATCACCCAAGGGCAGATCGTTCGTGTCACGTCTCACGCCCGAGATGCGGTCACTTCTTCCCAAGAGCCCAGCGTATTCGGTTACTTCGAGTCTCTCACCAACCTCTTTGGCTCAGGCACGCTCGACCTCCGTCGCATCCCAGAGGTGAATCCTGCCACGGGGGAGGTTTTCTACGGTCCCGGACCTTCGGGCGGGGTGACCGACTTCGTGTCTGTCGAGGTGTACGACCCGATCAGCACGGTCTTCACCGACCCGGTGCTGAACGTCGCGAAGGTGGCGGCGACAAGGCTCGACCACCTCATCGACCCCCGCAACGCCCCGTACACGTTTCAGCGGTTCTCTGGGACAGACTCGCCCGTTGGTACCGCCACCCCGCCGGGGGCTTCGATCTTCGACACGGTGACGGATTCCCCCAACCCCGGCAACCTCACGGAGCTCGGGTTCCGCGTGGTGCTGTTCCCGGCCAAGGAGGTGTCGGGGGACGCCGTACCCGACTTCGACAACCCGATCATCAGCGAACGGGTGGTGCTGGACCCCTCGCTGCCCGCGACGACGGTGCAGACCATCGAGGTTGACTACGCCGCAGGCGTCCTCTACCTGTCGCACCAGCCCGTGCCGGGACCGGGCTGCACGGTGGCTACGGGCATCTACGGCACTAGCGGGAACAACCCTCGGGGTGAGATCGTCCTGTTCGCCTCGTGCGTGCCGTACTCCCGCGAGGAGACGCAGCGCGGCGGCGGCATCCGGGTGAAGGCCACGCGCCCGGTGAGTGACCTCAACCCCTTCGGAGAGCACGACGCCTTCGACGTGTACGGGAAGCGGTGTCTCGCCACCCCATCGCCCGTGGGACCATTTTCCTCGGGGTCGAACCTGACCATCACCCTAGATACGGGTGAGTTCCCACCGCAGACGGGATGGTTCTACTTCGTCGAGGTCACGGGAGGGACCGTCTCCTTGGTCTCCCGACCGAACTACTATTCTTGGTACGACGGCGCGAGCCCCGGCGTTCTCTACTCGGTGTCCGTGAACGGTGGTCCGTACACCATCACGGCGGACACCAAGGTGGTGTTCATCAAGGGGCCGTGGAACCAAGTCCCGACGACGGATCTCTGGTACGCGGGCACCACGCGGGGCTCTTCCAAGCGCGCGGACTCCCTCAACTTCAAGGGTGCGAACGTCTCCCTCGGTGCGGACGGCTCGGTCACGGTCCAGACCGTCGCCACTCTCGACGAAGCCTATCGGGCGGGTGATACCTCTACCCCCGGTGCGGGACGGGTCATCACCGTGGACGGCGGGGCGGTCGAGGCACAGCCCGATGCCGCGGACAACAACGACACCTTCCGGTCCAGCTTTCGGGTGTCCGTGGCCGACGTTTCCGGGGCGAAGTCCCTCACGGGCTTCGACTTCAAGTCGAACGCTTCTGCCCTCATCGCCACGGCTGACCCCTACGCGGGGTTCAGCGACCGACGTGTGTTCGCCCCGACCTCTACGAGCACCACACTCCCCCCCGGCTTCACGGTGGACGTGACGGGGGATGTGGTAACGGCGACGGGCCAGTTCTTTTGGCTCGCGGGCACCTATGCGAGAACCCTGCTGATCTTCACCGTGGACCTCATCGAGATCGAGGGCGTCACCTACGTCATCGAAACCTACGGTGGGTCGGGAACCCAAGTCGTCATCCGCAACCTCGACGGGACCGCCCCCGTTCTCGCTCTCGTGGGCGTACAAGCGACGGTCTACCGCCCAAGGCTGATCACGAACCGTGGTGCGACGGGCACCCCCGCCGACAACTACAACACTTGGATCACGGCACAGGAGCAGAGCGAGGCGGTCGCGGGTCAGCCCTTCGGCGCACTGAACCTCTTCGCGGGTTCGTCTACCGCCATCGCCCCCGGTGACGATGGTGGGAGCACGGCGGCGCTGGCCTTCTGGTCCCGGTACAACTTCTTGGGCGTTGAGGTGAACGCCACACTCAACTGGCACGACACCTTCGGGCGCTTCAACTCCATCATGAGCACGACGTTCATGACGGGCGGTGCCTACCCCGACTACCTGTACCGGGGGGATTTCGCCACCCGTGCGGTGAAGGACACGATCTTCCCGACAGCGCCCGCCTTCGGGCACATCGTCGAGGAGTATTCCGACGTAGAAGCTCGGTACGACTACCTGTCCCTCGTGCCTCTCATCCCCGGTGGTGCCACCTACAACGCCACGGCGACGGACGTACTTACGGGTGAGGTGACCGTCACCTCGGCGCTCTTGGCCGACCTGATCCCCTACGGGTCAGCGATCTTCGAGCTCACCAGCGTCAACGGAGACCCCGCCAAGCGGGGTCTGTTCCTCATCACTTCGGGTGCGGCGGCACTGCCGTTCCCAAACACGTCTTTCTGGCTGCGTGACCTCAACGGCACCGTGGGCACACTGACCCTCGCCCCGTTGTCCGTGGTCAACGGGAACACCCTCACCTTCCGGCTGCACTTCTCGACCTCCATCGGGAAGCGCAAGGACACCCTATACCTCGACACGGCGCTCGCGGCGGTGTCCCACACCGCATCCCAATCTCTCGGCGTGGGGCTCGAAACCAACGCCGTAGGTCTGGTCATCAGCGCGCCCATTCGGTATGTCGGTGCCCTCAATGAGGACCGCCACGCCTACCGGGTGACTACTGCCACCACTCCCGGCTCGGGGGTATCCCCGTCGAACATCGAGACGGCGGCGCTCGACGTAGAGGGCTACCACAAGGCCGAGGACTACCTGTACCTGTCGTCGCGGACCATCACCAAGCAGATCAACAGCCAGCTAGGGCAGAGCTTCGGGTCCACGAACAACCCAGAGTGGCACTGGATCGACGGGAGCCATTACTGGCAGGGGGCGGGCAACGTCAAGAAGATCAAGTTCCCCCTAGACCTCCCTCGGTCCAGCACCCGTACAAACAGCGCGGCGGCACTCACACACCGCACCCGTCTCACGTCCGTGATCGTGACGGGCACCTTCGGCGCGGGAGTGACCCCGGCCTACGCGGAGCTTCACAAGATCACGGTGAACCCCGCCGCCGTGCCCACGTCTACGCCTATCTATCTCGGTCCTGCCGTGACTCCCATCGCAACGACGTACAACCTCGCCGCCCTCGGTGACACCCAATACACCATTGGTGTGTGGGCCGACAACGCGGGCACGGTCCCCGTCTACGTCGATAACACTTCGACGGACTACTACTACCTCACGATCACATCGAGCAACAACACGGGCACAAACGACCGCATCTACGGTGTTTCTATGGTCTACACCGACCCCGGCCCGCGCAACTACTGACCAATGGACGGCACCATGAACCCGCTGGACATCATCTACGCTTGGCAGTCGGCCCTTCTCGCCGTGGTGATCGTCGGCCTCACCCAAGGAGCGAAGGCTGGCATCGAGGCGTACCTCCTCATCAAGAACAAGGGCACCACCAAGACGGGCAAGGAGCTTCGTGGCGAGGTAGCCATCCTCGACCGGGCGGTGCTCCCCCTCGTGCCCCTCGTGTCGGGTGCCCTCATGGGCGCGTTCATCCCGATGCGCCCGGAGGTGCTGGTGCAGTACGTCAACGAGCACGGTGGTGGTTCCCGCCTCGCCTACGCCATGTGGGGCGCGGCCATCGGGCAGTTCTCGGACTACCTGTATCAGCGGTTCAAGCGGATGCTCCCGGCGCAGCCCACCGCGCCCCCGGTAGCAACGGGCACCTACTCCGTGACACCCCCCGCGGAAGAAGCGGCACCCGCGCCCGCCCGCGACGACAGCGAGGGCCGGGAAACCATCCCGCCCGCGTCGATTGACGCCCCCCGACAAGACTGACCTCGTAGAGTAGGACGCCCATGAGAATCTACGCGGACGTGAACCGTCTCCCGGACCTCCCGGTCAACGAGACGGACTCGGTCATCATCCAAGTGTCCCCGACGCCTCCTGTGGGCACCTACACGCCCGTCAACGGCAAGTTCGTCGTGGACATCCCTGACGGGGTCGTTCCGCCGACGATCAACGAGACATCGCGGCTGATCAACCCGCTCAACAACGTGGTGGACTCGATCTTCCAAGGGCTCCTGCGGGCGTTCCCCGGCTATCGGAACGCCTCTTACAACCCCCTGCTCACCTCGACGGACCTCGCGCTCCTCGACACGACGGCGACGTTCCCGTTCAATCCCGGCCCCCCCGTGCAGTTCTGGTCCACGAGGGCGCAGACCGGGAGGGTGGGTGTTCCCGCTGGAGTCGCGCCGAACTCCGTGGCGATGCTCGCGGAGAACCCGCACCCCAACCCGCCGCGACCGGGGCTCCTCATCACGGACACCATCGACATCGGTCCCGCCACGGGCGGTGTGGGCGCGAACAACTTTCTCGTGTACTGGAAGGTGTACACGATGATGGTGACCGAAGACGTGATGGACTACTCGACCGGAATCAACAGCCCCGCGCTCAAGAACCTCGTCGAAGTCCAGCAGGACATCGTGGATGTGTACCTCTCGGTCAACGACGGAGGGGGGTATACGCCCGTAACCCGTCTATCCCCCTGCGTAACGTGTGACCCCGGCACGCTGGTTCGTCTGGCGTTCGTGAACCACAACCCGACCAAGGTCTACCTCGCCGCCTACGCGGTTCTGTTCTGAAAGGTGCCCCATGCCTGAGAGTTTCGGCCCCGGAGTCTCCCGCACCCTCTCGGCCCTCGCCCGACAGTTCGCTGCCGTGGTGTGGCAAGCCGACAAGCCCCCGCTGGACAGTGAGCTCAACCTCATGTCGCAGATGGAGTGGGAGAACCTCTCGCAGATGGTGCGAGCACAGGTTCACTCGGGATTCTACCTCGATCCGACGCGCTGCGAGGCCGACTACGTCACCGACCCGCTGAACGCCAACCAGTTCCTCATCACCCCGCCCGTGGACGTTCTTGGGAACGTCGAGGACTCGTCCCCCCTGTACGCGGTGGTGAACGGCTGGGTGATCCCCGTCGCGGGCACCAGTATGCCGGAAGGCGGTGGCGCGGACACGACGGCCAATCGTGTGCGGCTGTACCCCCCGCCGACGACAGACGCCCGGACGGACCTCGTCTTCGTGGAAGTGTGGCGCACGCTGGTGTCGCCCACCCCCTCGACGGTCAACAAGCCCTCGTCCACGGATCTCTGGCGGTACGGCAACACCCTGTACGGGGGGACCAACGTCCCGGACCAGATGGAAGATCCCTCCATCGGGTTTGAGACCACGAAGCGGGTTCAGCTTCAGTACCGCATCCGCGTGGTGGGCAGCGGTGACTCGGCGGGCGTGTCGATTGACTTGGTCACCTACCCGGACGGGCTCACGGACCCGCAGGTGCTCGCGCAGGGGACGGCAGCGAGCCCCCTCGGTGGCTTCACCTTCGCGAATATGCGGGACCAGCTTGGCGATCCCTCTCTCTGGCGCGCGGGTGACGGTGCCCCCACCAACGCTCTCGGGACCATCGACGGCTACGTCTACGCGATCCCGATCTGCGGTGTGTTCCGTCGCAACACGGCGGCGTTCACGGCCATTGCCACGGGCGGTAACCCGAACCAGAACGGTGCGGACGAGCGGACCCCAAGTTCTCATGGGCTCGTGGACCCTCTGGCGGGTGCGAGGCTCCTTGGCCAAGCCACCCTCGCGTCCTCCCTCTCGGAGACTCTCACGGGTTGGGTGACCCTCAACAATTACTCGGCCTCGGCCCTCAACGACCCCAATATGTTCCCGGTGGGCGTCCTGCGGCGCTACCTCGTGCTGGGGTCTGGGATCAATCGTGAGATCATCGCGATCAACCTCAACACCGATCCGGTGGGGCACCCGAACGACATCTTCATCGACCTCGCAGGACGTGGGCGCGGCGGCACGATGGCTCGGCAGCACCCGGCGGGCACGACGGTGTCCCTGTACAACAGCCGCCCGGACGGGCTGTACGCCGACCAGATCGCCCCGACCGACATCCTCGACATGAGGCGCTCGGTCAACTTCGGGGATTGGGACTACACCCGACTTCTCCAGAAGGGCATCTCGGCCCTCGTCCAGAACAACCTCCGCACGGCGTTCAAGCAGTCGGGCACGGGCGGTGACTCGGTGGGTCCCGTGACCACGGAGGTCAGCTACTTCAGCGCGACCGTCTCGCCCCCGAACCACGTCGCCCAAGTGGACGGGGCGAACGGCATCCGCAACGTGTGGAGCGACAGCGCAGCGTTGCAGAGCGATGTCACTGTCATCCTTGACGACCAAGCCGCACTGAACACCAACAACTACACGACGACGACCTTCAACGCGACCATCGCCGCGCAGTGGACCGTTGGGGCGGATTTCCAGCCCAACGGGTTCATGAACAAGGGCACCGGACCGAAAGGTTGGACCAACGGCTCGGTGGTCTTCGTGGACATCGGTGGGGCGAGCGGGCTCCAAGGGGCTCGCGCGGGCATCCTCAACAACCAACAGGCGGTGAGGTTCCTGTCGCCCAAAGAAGTCTGGCGATCTGGGGACAACGAGTTCGCCTCCCACCACCCGTGGACCCTGCGCTTCGTCGGCGGGGTGAGCCTCAATGCCCCCACGGCGGTCCCTCCCACGGTCGATACGAACGCCTACCGTGCGGGGTACATGACCTCGCCGCAACCCACCAACGTATCCCCGACCTACGGGGACAACCCCGGCCCGATGTTCCCGTTGGCCTCGGCCAACTTTGAGCGCCCCTTCATCGTCCTCGGTGGGGTTCTCAACCCCGCCCTTCGGTTCACGGGCCTCGTGGCGACCGGCACGCTCATCAACAACATCATCAGCGGGCAGTACGAGATCGTGATCCCCACGATTGATTGGGACACCTTCGCGCTCACGCTCGGCAGGGGCGGAAACCTCCGGGGGTACCTGTCCAACAACGGCGCGGACTTCACGGGTCTGTCGTCCAAGATCTACGTCGTCGTCTACGGCGACAAGGACTATCGGGACAACAACGGCGCGTTCCAAGTGATCGGCGCGGGCACTTCTGCCGTCACGGGGGGTGCATACACCCAGAACGTGACGAGCAACGTACACCGTATCGTCGTCCGACCGCTCTCGTCGGACTTCGATGATTTTGCTGCGTCCGCGAACACGGTCACCATCGAGTTCCGTTCGATGGACATCAACGCGGAGGACGACAACGGCCTCGCCAACCCGCCGCACGGCCTCGCCGTGGTGCTCACGGACCTCCAAGGCACCAACACCACTCGGTACAGCAACACGACCCCGTGGGGGGATGTTTCCCAACCGCTGGAGGAAGACGGTTCTTCCCCGGCCAAGCTCGTCCCTGTGGCGTCCAAGGCCACGCTCACGATGGACCTGATGTGGTCGCCCAATCACGGGTCGTCTCCTCGGGTGCCCGACCAGATCACTCGCTTCGCGGTGGCGAGCGCCCCCGCAGAATTCGTGCGGACCCCGGCCTCGGTGACGGACTCGCAGTTCATCTTCGACACGGGTTACCCGAACGGCACCCCGGTGTACGAGTCCACGCAGGTTCAACTCTGGAACCGACTCCCCAGCCGTGGCATCGCCGCACCCTACGCCCCCTACACGAGCTTCGGCGGCGCGGTGGTTGGCCTCACGGAGCAGGACCGCGAGGCAGAGCTCTTCGTGGACCCCGGCTCCAAGACGGTGGTCTTCCGTCCTTTCACGGCGAAGACCTCGATCATGAAGGGGTTCAGCGTCGTCCCGGTGCCCGGACCCACGCTCGTCGGTACCTCCGACTACCCGAACCTTAACCCCAAGAACGCTCTCGGTATCTTCGTCTCGTCGATGACAGCGGCCTACGCGGTGCCCCCGGAGTTCATGCCGCGCTTCGGTCGGCAGGACATCCCGTACCACGTCCGCACGGGCACGACCGACCCCGTGTACCCGGGGATCAACCACCTGTTCGCGGACGGACCCACAGCGACCGATCAGGTGTTCTACATCATCGGGGGCTTGGACAACGGCTCGGCACCGGGCGTCTTGTCGGTGCTCATGAACACCCTCACCTCGACGCTCAATCCCAACAACTACGGCACCAACGTCACCGTGGGTGGCCTTGCCCACGGGGGCTACGCGGCCCGGAAGGTGACCCTCACGGACGTGGTGAGCTCGGACCTCGGCGTGGGGTTGAAGGGCATCGAGCTCCCCCCCTACCTTGGGATCGCCCGCCTGTACGGGGTGTACGAGCAGTCGAACTTCGTCGCCACGATGGTGGGCAACGGCAACGTCGGGGCGTTCCAGAACAGCGACCGGATCACGCCCATCAACAACCCCCCGGTCAACCTCCTCCGCGAGGATGCCACCAAGCAGACGCTCTTCATCCGTCAGGGAGGTGCCAACACCTTCACGAACCAGAGCGACTCGCACACCTACATCGTCCCTGACACGGCCTTCGACATCACCCGCATCCCCAGCTACGCCGCGGGGCAGACTTTTGACGACTTTGATTACGTCGTCGAGTGCGTGGTCTTCGGGTTTGG